CTTCATAACTTCAAGACAATCACCTTGATAAAGCTGGTACATTCAAACCCCTCCTAAAAATTAAACCGTAGATTTCTCCACGGTTTAATTGTAACATATTTAATTATGGTTGTCAAGGTAATGGCCTGTAAAATATTTTAATTGTTCCCATTCAATGCCGTATTCAATCTCTAATCGGATATTTTCGGCCTAACCTATTATATTGCCAAAACTCATTAACCGGATATAAATATCTTAGTGTTTTGAAGATATAGAAATATTCACCAGTATTTTCATCTAAAGCAAAGTGGCTATGCCCATTCCAAACCAACTTACACTGTTTGCCGAATTGTTCTTTTAACCATTCTTCTTTGATTCTGTTTTCACCATGGTTTTCGCCTACTCGTGGGTGATATTTAAGTCTTTTCATTTTAATCCTCCATAAAGAATCTTAAAATTTCATATTCTAAACAGGCTTGCAATCTGTCTACACAACATTCGATATAAGATTTGGCACCTTTTGGGTGATTGCAAAGCAGGGAATAATATTTCTTGGCTTCGCTATTAGTACCGCAATCAAAACACACAAAAATGTTCGCTTTGCTAAATATGACCTTGATATAGGCAGTTCCTAAACCAGGCAGTTCAGAAGAAGTTACAGGAACCTCTAATTTAACTGAACCTTTTACGATTCTAGAAAGTTCATTTACTACTTCTTCAAGAAATTCTAAGTAATTCATTTTAATCCTCCGGCAAATCAATATGACACCAGCGGTCTATCGGTGACATTGAAAAGCGTACTCCACACCCAGTATCCCAAAGTTTATCGTTCCAAGGCCTATTAACTAATTTAGCTACAAAGCAACCAGTGTCTGTACGATTTGTAGACACCAACACATACTCATCCGACCCAACCGGATAATCCTCAATTTTGTGCCATTTCATTAACTTTCTCCTCCAACCGGTTTACAGCTTCGACAAGCTCATTGATTTTCTTAATAACCTCACGAGAATCAAAGTGATACTCACCCTTATTATCAGTGTCCTCTAAAATCCAAGATTTTACCAAAGGCTCAATTTTACCTTCATCCTTCTTAGTGAAATTATACTGGCCGATGCGATTGAAATATTTAAACGCTTCTGGTATACGATAACTGCAAGGAGCAACATCTTTATTAGTTACCCAGATATAACCGTCATCTCTTACTCGGCTAACCCAACCAACGAAACCTCCCACAGTCTCAACATAATCGCCTACATGAAATTCGTATTTCATTTGTTTGTCATCCTTTCTTGCTTTTCTATTTTTCTTCAAAGATTCGATATATTTATTAATTTTCATCGTTTCATAAGCGACTTCAGCTTCAATGCTCATATCTTTCTCCATTCTTTTTTACCTTCCTTAGTTTTATATCATGGCTACTATACCACAGGCCTAATAATTTGTCAAATGGAATTCATGCAAAACTCGTGCTTTGTTCAAAACCTTCCAAATCCATTTTCTTCAAACCATTCATCATCTACAATTTCTGGTACGCTGTTATAGACTTTCATAGCTCTTTCCCATGCTTCATCTAATTCACCAAAAAAATCTTTATACATTGCAAAATCGTCTACGCTAAAAAACATAATGCGAACAAATGTAGCATCTTTTTCAATGCTATCAAAATAAAAATCATGCCAAACTTTACAGACAATTCTATCATTATTATACCATTGCCAAGGTTCGGCTACTTTGACAATTTTAGCTTCGTGCTTGTTTGCATGGCTAAAGTTGGTTAATTGAAAATTAAGGATTTTATCTAAGGCTTTCTCGTTAGTCATTTCAACCCCTCCAAATAAATAATTTTTCAACTTTTTTCGGTTGATTTTCTTTGTTATAGTCCAAGGTTCTTGTTTGCTCTTTAGATCATATGCACTCAAAGTCATCAGGAGCTTCTTGTTCACTAATAAACACCTTATGTGTTTTTGATAGCTTACGCATATGGTCCCAAAAGGCTTCGTGGTCAAAATCACCAAGAGTATATCCAGTTACATTTACATAAGGCGGGTCAGCGTACACAACAGCACCATCAGGTATTTTGACATCTCTATAATCAAAACAAGTAAATGTAGCATTCATCAATGTGGGCAAATCCCTCATAAGGCTTCCCCGCTGCCCTTGTACAATAATTATCGCCTTTCTTGTTGCTTGCTAAACCGCCAAACCATTTACCACCAAACGAGCATCCAAAGCCTACAAAACCAGTTAAAGCAGGGTTCTCGTCCTTGTGCTCTTTTACATAATAATATTCATCTTTAGTAATAATCTCAGGCGGTTGCCAACCTTGTTGCAATGCTTGCCACATGGCGATTAAATATGGATGTTTATCATTGAGAATCTTGACATTGGCTTCTACCTTTGATTCAATGGCGCAAGAGCCACAGAACAGGCTTACGAACACCCTCTGCCGTCCATATGTTGCATTGTTAATTATCTCTGCAATTTGTTTTGATATTCTTGATTTTCCACCCATGTATCTCATGTGTTTCTCCTTTAATCATATCATCAATTTTCTTACTAAGTGCACTGCTAAATGGTTCACTACCAAATAACACAATAGCACCATGGAATTTAATAATCCCACATATCTTACACTCCTATATCATATTGTTTAAATAGATGCCTTTGCGGTGCAAAACCTTTTCCAAAAAATTGTAATTCACATTGTAATCTATATTTAATTGCTTCTTCTTGTGTTGCAAATCTTTTTCTAAAAGTTCCTTTGTCTTTTATATAAAGCATTGCACACCATTTATCTCTATCTGCTTCATAATATATGCCCATAATTTTATTTATTGGATGTTTATTAAAAGAATTTTGTTGACGTGTTGTAATTCGTAGATTTAACCTTCGATTATCTTGTTTGTCTCCATTTATGTGGTCAATATCCATTCCTTTTGGGCTTCCCATAATTAATCTATGAAATAAAATTTGATTTTTATGTGTTCTGTATTTTGAAATAAAATATCCTTGTTTGTTTCTTGTCCAGATTCTTTCAGAAATCAATTCATAATCTTCTAAATCGAATATAAAATATTCAAGATTATTATTGGTATAACAAACCCCATAATCTTTTTTAAAAATATAAATATTTTCTTTTATCAAAAATCATCCATCCAGTTTTCTTCACCTTCATCCTTATCCTCAACCCTACCAACCTCAAACTGCTTAATCTTACCTTGGGGTTTGACCACACCATTCCATTCGTTTGTAGATAAAGTTACAATCAAAGATAGGCTTTTTCTACCCTTTTGTGTTAACTTATCTACTTGCTCATGGGTAGCCATAAACAACAGAAAATCGACCCCATTTACTGTAATTTTTACTGTTGTAGTGCGTTTTTCAAACACTTGTACATTGGCTTCATCAATCTCGGCGTTGATGTAGAAGGTGGGTTCTGGAACACCTTGCCCCCAAATATTCTTGTAATCTTCACAGGCTTTACATAGTTTGTTTGTGATTTGCTTAGGTGTTAGAACCGCTGTAACAGGCGTTTCGCCTGAAATTTCACTAAGGTCTTGATTATTAAACCAATCAAAGAATCGTTCAAGGTCAGATGCTTTGCACATAAATCCGGCGGCTTGACCATGCCCTCTTGCTGAAGCATAGCCACTATCGTTGATTAAATTAAGAATATCAACAGGCGACCTAAAACTACCGGAAACACTTGTTGGGTCTGGTTTTCTCAAAATAAAGGCCGGTTTATTGTACTTACTCATAAACTTAGCCGCAATCAACCCAGTATATTCCTTGTGTTGATTATCAATGAACGCCACAACGCTGTTTTGATGCTCAACACAATTTTCGTCACACTCAGCAAAAATAGCCTTTACTTCTTCGGTTTGTCGCCTATGGCAACGGGTAGCTATTTTTAATGCTTGGTCTGGTTCAACATCTCCAACAAACCCTTGCAACAAAGTAATTTTATCGTCTTTATTGCCATTGCGAAATACAGCGTTTACTTTAGGGCTAATATTCCAAGCGATATTAGTAGGAGTGGGCGGTTCGCCTCGGCCAAGTTTGTTGACCATATATGTTAGAAAATTATTCAACACAACCACATTCTTTCAATCGTTGTTCTGCAATCTTAAAATACCCTTCATCTAGCTCAATACCAATAAAATTTCTGTTAGTATTTAAACAAGCAATACCTGTACTACCTGAACCCATACAGTTATCCAGTACAACTTCACCTTTATTAGTGTAGGTTTTAATAAGATATTCAAGCAAGGCGACAGGTTTTTGTGTTGGATGTAACCTATTTCGTTTATTTGCATTTGAAAATTCCAAAATTGCGGTTGGATAATATTTATCATTATAAGTAGTATAATCCAGTTTGACCTTTCCGGTAATTTCGGGTTGTTTGTTTAACCCACCCTTTTTACGCAATTTACCCTTTCGCATAATTGGGTAATATGTTTTAGTATTAAACACCATAATGTTTTCAAATATTTTCAAAGGTTGTCTTTTGGCGTTTAATACATTTCCAGCTTGCTTTTTATCCCAAACCCAATCGTATTTATATTGTTTAATATTACTTGTTCTACACATAGAACTAAAAGGTTCTGAGCCGAAAAGCACAATGGCACCATTATTTTTTATAACCCTGTTATATTGTTCCCACAAAGTATCTAAAGGAAGAATCGTATCCCATTTATTTCTGGCTGTGATTCCATAAGGTAAATCACACAAAATCATGTCAATAGACTTATCTGGGATATTCTTCATAACTTCAAGACAATCACCTTGATAAAGCTGGTACACAGTCCCACTCCTTCAACCAATCGTTAATATATTGCCTATTTTCCATACTCGTCAAGTCCATAACGTCACTAATTAAAGACATTGCCACAAGGTCTGTATAGTCAGGGCATCCAACTTCATATAGTTCTGCATATCGTTGACAGAATTTAGCCGTCACCAAAGACCCACTTGCGGACTGGTTAGTATCAGACTGTTGTAGACAATTAACAATCACGGCATAAGGGTTATTGCTAAAGTCATAATTATGATGGTCTAAAAAAATCACATCACAGTCATGCCGTTTTAGTTCTTTACAACAATACTCATCTGCACTTGCATCAGGGATGATTAGTAGACTTGGCTCCCAAGCGATAATGTCATCAAGCACAGTATCTTTGCTTGTTTTAGTTAGACTATGAGCTTTTGAGATATTATGAAAAAATACTTTAATATTTGCGTTCAAAGACTTCAAAAAGGTATAGATAATAGCAGTGGAACACTCGCCATCGGAATCCTCATCACATAGTATGGAAATCTTATCCCCTTTATCAACATGACGCTTAACTACCGCACACGCTTCGTCCATATTAACATACAGACTTGGTTCATCAACATATAACCCAGTTGGGTTTAAGTATTCATCAATATCCTTTACTTTACAAGCTTGTAGATAATCCTCAATAAATGTAGAGGGGTTGATTTTAGATAGTAGTGGTTTTACTCGCATAGCAGCACCTCAAGATAGCGAGGAAGGCAATGTGTCACATCGTCATTTCCTACGGAACCTTTAGGCCATTGGATGCGAGGGAGAATTCGACAAATATTATTATCAATTACTACGCCCACAGTGCCCACCGAGGGATAGTAAACGGGATTACTTGCATGAGCTTTTTCATCAATCATTCTAACCTTACTACCAACCTTAACATTATCTTTGGTTGCAGGAACCCAGTGTTCAGTTACTTTTTCAAGGTAAATGTTCCGACAGCCCCATGTTCCATCAGCAGAAGTGATATCCTTGGGCCATTGAACGAAACAATAATCAGAACCTAATTCTACCACTTCACCAACTGTATCCACAGGGGGATAGAACCGTCTGTTGTTCAGAGCCTCTTCATCCTCAATATTCAAACCAAGGAATTTTACCTTATCACCCACTTTGAAAGGATTTATGGGTTCTTTAGTTTTCTTCTCTTCGGTTTTCTTCTCACCAATAATAAAACTCCGACCAAGCCGACCACGAATGTAGGCTGAACGATAAATAAGAGCAATGGCTTTAAGTATATTTTTATTAGTCTCTGGATATTTAATAAGAATCTCCCAATTCCAATCCAGCTCAGTAGCCTTCAACTTAGGAATAAGCATTTCAACAATCTGCTTATCAGTATACTGTTCGTACATATAAAAACCTCCTTAATTAAATACACCCACCACAATAACCCCATTCAACATTTTCGTTGAATACTTTATCAATCTCTGTTGCATACTTGCAATATTTTTCTGGAATCCTGTCAACATCAATCTTCCATTCCCCTTGGTAAGCCCCCTCATAGTTTGGATTAAGACCGCCGCCAGAAGTCCAAAAAGGAATATTAGGTGTATTATAACCAAACTGTACTCTCTTATCATCAATCTCAAGAGTAAGAATACCAGAACAAAGGCAAGGATATTTGCCAGTGTAAGAGATAAACTTAATATGAGACTCAGTGGTGATAGTGTTGGTGTTTACTAACATATCAATTCCTCCTCATAATAGGCAAAACCTTTTGATGTAATGATAATATCACACCAAAAGGCTTTTGTCAAGGGTTTTACAGATATTTTTCTCTACTTTCCCACAATTTACCCCATGTTTCTTTATTTCTGTCAGTTGCATTTTTTCGACTCTAACAACTCACCAGCATTATCCTTACCTCACTTTACCATTCCATAATCTTCAAAAGCAATACTATCTCCCCAATAATCTTTAGTTATATAAATGTCTACGCTATCTTCCCATTTAATCCCTAAGACAAGAAGATTGCCAGTACCAGTAATATAAAATTCACCGGGTTTATACTCATTAGAACATAGGCGCTCAGTAACTTTTTTTACATATTTTTGGACTTCATTGTCTTTAATATCAATCGCACCTGTTTCGGCACTTGTATGATGAAAAGTTGTTTCCCAAGTAGGAGGAAACACCCTCTGGTCGCTCACCACTGTCTCATTGTCACAAGCCGGACAAGTTACATACTCACAACCCATCCAACCGATGTGAACATCTTCCTTGTCATACTCAAATTCCGCTCCACACCCTTCACAAATATGGCGCTTGGGGTACTCAGGTTCAATGCTATTAGATTTGATTAGTCTCATGTTCTTTTTGCTCCTTTTCTTTGTATTTTTCTCTATATTCATCTAAGAGGTGAAAACAGGCCATTTCGTCCGATATATTTTACCGTCTGCCCAACTTTGAACTTTACCATAACAAAGCCTCCTTTCCATGGCACAATTATACCACAAAAAGGAGGCTTTGTCAAGGACTATTTTATTTTAATCAAGAAGCCCAAGCCGATTCAGCATGACCGCCATTTCTTGTCTTGTGATGTTATCAGTGGGCCGTGTACCATCCATAATAGGCTTACCATCTGTCCCAATTTTCTTGTTGGCTTTCACCCATGCTTCTTTAGCCCAAGTTGCGGGTGTATCCATATTTACATCTTCTTTTGTTTCTTCGTTTTCTTCAACTTTAGCTTCCTCAACATAAGTCACACCAAGATATTTGCAGATACCTCTAGCATCAGCTTCAGCCAATTTAGCCCTACCTTTATCAGTCTTGAGCACATTTTCAACCCAATCTTTATTGGTATGGAAACCATGCTCAATCAGCACAGCAGGTGCATTAGTGTCACGCACCATAGCCAGGTTTTGAACTTGAACACCATTGGATTTAACAGCAGGGAATTGCTTTAGGAATTCTTCCTCAATAGCCCAGCCTAGCTTCTCAGCCTTGCCACCTTTAGCAATGATACATTCAAGGAAATAATTGGCGTTACTCCAGCCATTGCCAGCCGCATTAGAATGGATGCTTACCACATTCTTAGCTTTACTACTATTGGCGAATTTGCTTCTATTGGCTAGGCTAGGGTCACTATCATCAGCTACAGTTTGGCATACCTTCAGCCCACTTCTTTCAAGATGTGCCTTGATACGCTTGCACATATCACGGTTAAATTCATATTCTTTGTAAGTACCGTCAGGGCTTGCTTTACCAGGCGTGTTTACACCATGTCCGGGATCTAGGCACACATCATAACTTGCCATTGGTTTTGTTTCCTCCTCAATTACTTCTGTTTTATCTTCATCTTTAACCCAAATGGCGATTGCGTTGGGATTGCGTCTATCATCAGTAGGTTTGTTTACAGCCACGCCATCAATCAGCATACGGGAACTGCCACCGCCATCAAGATTCAAGGCATGATACATACCAAACGCAGATAGTTGGTCTTTGAAGGCTTGTAGGGTTAGATTAGATGAAGTGACCATGTATAGGGCATTGCCAGAAGCACAGAGGGCACTTCGTCTAGTTGCTACGACTTCATCCCTTGTGATAGGCATATGAGCATTGGTTTGCTTACCATCCATAATCATAGCAGGAGTTCCAGTGATGTAATTCCGCCATACATTATCCCAAGGCCCACCAAATGCCCACTTGGCTTCATCTTTCTTGCCAATCACGCCAAAGCCAAAGCCTCCACCTTCATTGCGCACCATTAGCCCATCTTCATAGATAGAGCCAATAGCACCTTGACTATCCCATAGGCTTGCATTGATTAGATACTTAGGCTTGTCAACCTGTTTCGCATACCATTGCCCCATTGTCAATCCACCAAGCTGAACAATGTCAACTCGGCGGATTGTGTCAACAGGAATAGGAGCAATGGTTAGATTCTTAAAATTAACCATCCTATTTCCTTTCGTTCAATTATAGGTTATTACTCTTGATATATTCTTGCTTCTGAGCTTCTAGTTGCTCACGGCTGAAATTCTGAACATTGCCAACCCAAGTCATAAAATTCTCAACGCCAGTAGTTACACCACTATGCACGCCACCAGTCAGGGATACCTCATTAGCCATGTCGATAGCCACATCAAGGCCAATCTTTAGAGTCACGCCATTCGCCTTAGCAATTTGCTTTAGGGTTTTCTCACACTCGAAAAAAATGTTACGCTTTTCCATACTTATCAATCTCCTTTAAATTATTTGTTATTTAAGATGTCTTCTGCTTAATATTAAGAGCAAGCAGTAACATCTTATTTTACAATTTCAGCATTCTCCATCTTCATTTTATACTCAGCTACAATTTCTTCATAATCTGCCTGAAATAGTTTGCCATTTTCTACAAGGCTTTTCAGTCTGTCTTCGTTCCAATATTTAGGATAATATTCCTTCGCCATTTCTTTTACTGCAACTGTCATAGTAGTTCAACTCCTGTCATGACTGAAATATAATCAATATCTGCTCTAAGCTGTTGATTACTTATGGGATTAGCTTGTTGTTCTTGAATTGCTTGATTGGTTTGCATTTCTTCCCAAGCCTTTAGTTTATCTTCATCTACTTCAATCACCACAACAGGCTCTTGAGAAACAACCTTGATACATCCATGATTATCAAGATACATCTTCTCTTGCTCAGGGCTTAAAAAGATTAGTCCAGGTGCCTTATTGGATTGATTGGATAGTGTTGTAGGATTGATATACATTGTTGCCTCCTTAGCCAATGGCAATATAATGATATGTATAACCATTGTAATTAAATTGCTCTTCTGGGTCGATAGTTTGATCTGTATTAATATACCAACTAATTGTATTCTCTTGTATTTTTGCTAAATGATTTTCTGAGTACCAATTTGACCCTTCTAAATAATAATATCCTCTAGTTAAAAAATTATTATTCAAAGCAAAACCAGGGAAAATTCCTAAAAAATAACATGGCCCGCCGTTTGTAGTTCCCGCAGTTATAATTAAAAGCTTAGGAACAAATGAAAAAGTTAAACTGTTTGGGTTATTTACACCATAAGTTCCAGTTCCCACATAAGTTCCTGTCTCAATTTGAGCACCACTCAAAGGTAAGGAAGCAATAACATCGCCCATCAAGTTCTTCAGTTCTGTTCCATCTTGACTTTCAACAATCGCCTTGCTAAGTAGTGCTAGTGCTTGGTCTGGCAAATCTATACCACTAGGATATAGTGCTTGAGTTGCTGTGCTATATGTTTGTTCTTTAGTATAGCCAGGGTTTTGCCCCAATAGAGCACCAAATGCCATAAAATCATCCTTTCATTTTTTATTTGTGTCCCAAAGGACGATATATATTATACCACAAAATTTTAAATTTGTCAAGTGGTTTATTGAATAATTTACAATTTGTTCACAATTTATTCCACAGCTTCACGATTCTCCCATAGTAGATTATATGTAGCTTCATCAAAATCAAATGGTGATGCCTTATATGCATCTTGTAACCCTATGTTGTTATACACTACATCAACTTTGGCATACCCCTTGAACAATTTAGCCATAGCCAGCACCTTTTGTTCAAATTTATTGTAGCCTTCATCACTTATCTCATGGAAGTCGCTATCCAGGGCAATAGTCACATGGTCAACGCCTAGCTTGATAAGTTGATTGCGTCTTTGCAAGCCAAGGTTATTGCCATACAGTGCAAGCACATTGCTTTTTTCGCCCCACATCGTATCTGCTTTGAGTACGCTCTTCTCGCCCTCGACAAGAATAACATGACCTGTGCGTTCGATTTCGCCCCAATTCCAGTTAATACCATAGAATACTTGATTGGTGGGGAATTTATATGTTGTGCCATCCAGCAAAGACAACGGGCGATATTTACCAGCCTCAATTTCATCTGGCCTCCAATGCCGACAGCGTATACCTATAAGCGAACCATCTTGTGCGAAGCAAGGGATTGTTGTGGCGTTCAGCCTATCATAGTATCCAATTTGGTATTTGACCATTGTATTGACCGATATTCCTTCATCAAGCCATTGTTGTGGTACAGAATGCTCAAGTTGCTCAAGAATTGATTTGTCGTATGGTTCGAGTGTTGAGCCTGTTGAACGAAAGCGGACGAATTTCTCAAGACCAGACCAATCGCATAGATTAGGTTTGTTAATACGCTTGACGGTATCTATCTCAAGCCCTGTTGTTTCGATGATGAAATTGACTGCATCAAGGAAGGCGCATGGTTTTGATAATAGCTTCAGGCGCTTTTGAGCAAGGGCAATTATATCGAATGAACACGAGCATTGTGTTAAACATTGGAACATACCTGTTTCGTGATAGAACAATAGCTTAGGCGACCCCTTATATGGGTCACGATTGTGACAAGCTGTGTATAGTGACCAATATTTATGTCCCTTGGTATAGATTGGTATATTTAGGGCTTTGAATAGCTTCTCGTAATCAGGAAGTTTGAGACGAGCCTTGAGCGTTTTGGTATTGATTTGATTGTTCAAAGCTCATCATCTTCCTTTTTTTCTGTTTGACTTATTCCTTGATTACGCTATCTTCCCAGTAGTTCTTAGCCACGATAATTTTCTCTTCAATGCCATCTTCATCTCTTTCTTTGAACCCAATGATAATGGCGTTGCCAACATAAATTGTGTAATACTCTCCACAGCTCATATTAGGAAATTGGGATTTTACATCTTTTACATATTTCTTAATCTCTTCGTCTGATACATCATTCTTATTGTCTTGGGCACAAAAATAATAGAAGCTATCAGGAAATGTGAATGGTGCAATATATTTTGTCTTGATAATCTCACCACAGTTGGGGCAATATATGCCCATAGTATCAACTTTCAAACGCTCAACCTCATCTTCTACATACGAGATTGTATATTCGCAATTTGGGCAAGTTGTAATACGGTGTTCTGTTTTAGGCGGTGCTACGATTTGGGGCATGATTCTTCCTCCTTAAATAAATAGTTTCTTAAACTCCACGATTCCATCAACCAAAGCGTCAATATCTTCCATGCTTGTATCTAAACCAAAGCTAATTCTAACAGTTTGACTTGCTTCTTCTTTGGTCAAGCCAAATGCTTCAAGTACACGACTTGCATCTTCACTATGGGTAGCACAAGCAGAATATCCTGGGCTAATATAGATACCCTTAGAAGATAGATATTGGACAAGTGCATCAGCATTAAATCCAGGTAAATATACCGCATTGATTGCATGGGTTTTTGGCTTGTCTTGCCCTACAAGAGTGGCGGCGATATTATGCTCATTGATTAGCTTATCAAACAAATGTGAAACCAGCTTTAGGTATCGTTTGTTGTTATCTTCAGCATGACTAATGGCGTGTTCCATAGCATAGCTCATAGCAACTGCGTCTGATACATTGGGAGTTCCATGGAGTAAGTCGTATTCGTTATGATTGTCTTCACTACCGCCAAGATACTTGAATAGCCTATCACTCAGCCAGATTGCGCCAATGCCAGGTTCACAACCAAACTTATGTCCTGAGAACCAAACAACAGAACAAAATGAATCAAGATTATCAGGCAGTTTATAGTGACCAATAGAAGCAGTTAGGTCAGACCCGAAGAAAGCTCCTGTTGATTGGACTTGCTTACCGATAGATTCAATGGGAAATACTGAACCTGTGATTTGATTGGTATGCTGGTGGAGGTAAATAGAGTCTGGCCTCATGGAATTCGTTGCATCATTAAAATTCCATATATTATAACAACAATCTCGAACCGAGTCATGTTCATAAATAGAACAATTTGTTTCCAATGTGCTTACGTACAGGCCATTAAAACTCCCGCACAACCATTCGACAGCTTCAGTAGCACATCTACAAAACAAAACCTTGCCACTTCTTACGCCAAGGCATTTTTTGATTCTATCTCTTGCTACATTTAAGGCCCGATTTGCTTGTAAGCCCAAAGCATGAGGAGAATTTGGATTTCCAGGAATGTAGTAATCTTTGGCAAAATAGCGAACTGGATATGATGTTGCACTATGGTCTAAATACACCATTATTTATTACCTCCAATGAAGGCCCCAAGGTTGCCCATACCCACTGCAATTAAGATAATGCCTAAAATTAGATGTGGTTCACTTGTGATTATCTTATCATCGATGGCTCTAATACAATCAAACACGCCAAGAGCGGTAGAAGATAGACCAATACATAAATTAAATTTATGTTTCATTATACATCATCCTTTCGATTTTCTGTAATTTTTACACAACCTTCGTATACCTTATCCCATTCTTCTCTGCTAATACCACCACAATCAAATTTTTCTTGAAGATTATGGAAACATTGGACAAGATATCTAAAAGTATGCCATCTTTTAAACGGCGCATATTCCTTTTGTTTACTGTCAATAGTAAAGTCCACATAATCTTCAAGTTTACGGATAGATTGACTACTAATCTTATACCCACGCCTAAGCATCTCAGCAAGCACAATGTTGCAATAATTGTTGAAATCGCTGATAGGGTAATTCATAATCTTGTTGACAAGGATATGATTGGGTGTTCCCTTGTCATGGATAGCTTTGGCGATACATACACACTCTCGCCACTGGGAAAGAAGTTGCTGGCGAGGAAGATACGGGATAAGTTGATAACTCCACAAACGAATTGTAACCACCTTATTTCTTTAATAATTTTTCCCCTGTAATGCCACGTTTTAATCTTGTATAAAAAGTTGTCCATTTAATATTGTATTCTTTACACCAATCGGTTATATTTTTAGTTTTCCCTTCTATTGTTACATAGTGAGTAGAAATTTTATTTTTAGCTTGTTCTTCCATGGTCGCCCAGCAGCAATTATCAGGATTATATCCTTTACTATTATCTTTTCTTTCAATTGTTAATCCTTCTGACCATCCATTTTCTAAGGCCCAATCTCTAAAATTTTCAGACGAATATCATCAACCCAGATTTTCATCTTTTTGTTTCTTCCTTAAACAACTTTATAACCAACCTCCATGCTTCTTTGAAATCAGGATGATTTCTATTACGAATAGCCATCTACATCCTTCACGCCATCAACTCCTTAAACTCAATAATTTCCCCATTTGCCATTTTGTAATAGAAAATACGATTGTCGTATGAGATGGTTCGGATTCTCACATATTTATAATTTTTAAAACCATCTTCTGTTTGAAGTTCACAATAAAGATTGTCATTTGTGAGGATAACACCATATCTCAATACATCATCGGGTGTAACTAATTTCTTCCATCCAACACAATAGTCCCAAAAACAAAAATCGCCTTGAGCCAACTTATACTTAGGAATAGGACTAGAAACATAATCAATGTTTTCTACTGCGTAAGGTACACTCACTTCGTCTTTACAAATAATATCACCAATTTTAAACTCTGCCATAAGACAAATCCCTCCTTTGAAGTATCTACATTATACCACGAAGAAGGGAAGTTGTCAAGTATTTAATTAAAAATAAATTTTGCTATCTGCATTAACTGCAATCACACGACTTGACTTGCCTTGGGCGATTAGATTGTTTTGTAGGGTATTGGCGAAGGCGACCTTACCATCGAACTCACCATGCACCAATGCAATTTTATCGTATATCAGCACATTGCCATAGTAGTCCATCAATTCTTCATAATTTGCATGAGATGAATAGGATACAAGTTCAGTAATATTGCAGTTATTTGCAACCAAGTCGCCATCAATCATTATTTCTCTTTCGCCATATCGAATTTGAGAAGCAAGTGTATTCTGTGAACTGTAGCCACAAAAAATAATATGGGCATTTTTATCAGGAATCAATGCTTTAGCCCATGATACACTCCTTCCTCCTGAAAGCATACCCGCAGAACTAAGCACTACCAAGGGTTCGTTTGAAGCTTGCATAGCTTGCGACATTGCGAACTCTGTAATGAATTTAAAGTTGGGCCAGTTGATCATAATATCATACCATTCGCTGTCTTCAGGGAATAACTTTGATATATTTTGTGCCATGGGCGAGTCAACATAAATCTTGATATCACTTGGAATCTTATTCTCTTTCCATAGATGGTACAACTCTGTTAGCATGGTTTGGCATCGCCCTAAAGCAAACACAGGAATAAGCACCCGCTTATATTCATTTAATATAGAGGATAATTTGTCTAAATCTTTCTTTCTGTCATATGCTTTATTCATTCGTTTTGGTGTATTGTATGTACTTTCCGCTAACACAAAGTCGCCTCTTGGTAAGTCAACACGGTTCTTAACATAATGCTGAGGTGTTGTTCCGCCAATGTCTCCGGTAAAATTTAGAACTTTCTTTTGATAGCCTCGTTTGAATTCAAGGGATAGCTGACAAGCATGAATAATATGATTGGATGGATAGTAGGTTAGTTTAATGTTTTCTGTAAGCATGTATGAAATTTCTGTATCAATTTCAATACATCTATTTAATGCGGCGTTAATGTCTTCTTGCGTGTAAAATACACTTGCTTTGATACTACGCTTACTATTTAGTTTCTGTGTATCTTGCCCCATAATCTTACAAGAATCTTCCCATAACACTTTAAGAAATGGTATCGTCCCTTTTGGCACCAAGATATGAGCTTGACAACCTTTAGCATATAAAGCTGGAACAAGTCCAGTATGATCAATATGTGCTTCATGTAGAATAAGCCAATCAATCTCTCTTGGTTTAATTTTCTTTAACAGTTCTCGATTCTTTTTGTAATTGGTCGCAATATCACTTTCTTGATATAATCCACAATCAAGCATAATCATATATTTTTGAAAGCGAACAACATAGCATGATTGAGTTACGCCAGTTGCAGAAGCACCGATAGCTTGCACATAAGGATTTTTAGTACCTCGGCTTACCATTCATTTACCTCAATTCCATATTTTTCAAATAGGTGGTACTGTGGGGCGTCGCCCCCATAATATTTTAATTCTGCTATAAGCCTTAATCGAATTGCTTCATCTTTATCTTTTCTTTTCCCGAGTTCGATTCTTTTTCCTTTATAATTTATAAATGCTCTCCAACTTTTGCTTCTATTCTCTAAACTAACTCCAGTTACACCAGATGTATTACTTATTCTTAAATCCGTATTTATTGAATTAAAAGATTTATCAGCAAGCCTTAAATTTTCATATCTACAATCCCAAGGTTTTTGGTTGATATGGTCAACTCTATATCCTTCTGGAATGACACTGTTATGTAACTCCCAAATAAAATTATGAAGCATTTTCATTTTGTGCCCTTCTACCGATTTTCTTGACATTCTAGCTGAAAAATATACTCCATTTTTAGATTTCCTCCCACTCATTCCAGACCAACAATATTGACTACATTCATTATAATCTTCTTTAGAAATATAAAATGTGTTTCCTTTTGAATCAACTCCAATAAGGTAATTCTCTTTTTCTTGGTATTGATTCCCCTTAAAATTAGGATGGTCTTTTAAGCACTTATCTTTTGTTCTCATGAATTATTCTCCTCACATAAGAATTATATTTAAGTAGGGAAGATTGATGTGAGCAACCTTCCCTCAAAGAGCCGAGTTAGCTACCTCGCACTCACCTTATATCTATATTATGCCACATTTTAATAAAAAAGTCAAGTCACAATTTGATTACAAAATTATTCCTCAACCATCTCTTTTGCATTTAACGCAATCCAGATACCGCAATCATGAAAATCAAAATCCGCCTTACCAAACACTGCATCCTTAATTTCACTTAGCTTATGATTGCTTCTTATCTTCTTTGCACATTTTCGTGAACAACCACATTGGTTGCATGGTGATTCTTGTAGGCTTTTAATCCTCATAATCTTCATCCTCATCTACACATTCTTCTTGTCTTGTAATATCAAAGCCAATCCGGTGTTGATTTGTAGGCTCCATTCTAGCTTGAGTATCTTGAATATCTTCTTGAGTATGGACCGTATATTGTTGAATGATAGCGATTTTACAAGCAAGCCAAGTTCGGATAAGTTCAAAAAGAATTGAGATAGTTGGTAAGACTTCTGCGTAGACAATGATTGATAGGACGGCTAATAGTAGATACTGCATTGTCATTCCTCCGTTTTAATTGGTTCATAATTCACACCAATATAATCAAGAACATGACCCATTCCAAGGCCACCATTCCCTGGTTGCCATACACCATTTTCATTGTATTGACCGCCATTGATACAGTAGCCATATAGTTTTGGATGCGTCTCTGCAAGTCGTTGAAATCTATTCGGTTCTTTTTCAAGATGACATCCAAATCCACAAAATACGCAACCTGTTCTCTGGCAGCCAGTAAAATGAAGTTTTCCATCTTTGCCTTCTACTAAATCACCATAAACGGGAGCATAAGCAAGATTATATTTTTTAATATATGAAAGAATGTCTTGTTCAGTCCAAAATGCAATAGGTGTTGAGATTGGCTCTTTTGCCTCGAAAGCATTGCACCCAGTTTGTAACCATTGTGTTTTACGACTTAACGATTCATCAACTTGTGTTCCAATAATAGGATGCTTGCCTGATTCTTTTTGGAACCTGTGCATCGGTTTCTTTTTCATTTCATTACAACAATTTGCACCAATTTTAAAATCTGCTTCTAACAAAAAGTTCCATTTTTTACTGTTGAACAAACTCGGTGCGCCATTTTTCATGGTGTCTTCTCCATGCAATGTTCTCCACCTTCTATTTCCTGGTTTTGCACCATGCACATCTTCAGATATTCTTTTACTAATTATTGGATAACCATAATGTTTAATAATTTCAGGAAAAGTAAATCTATCATATTGCTTTGTTTTTCTATTATACTTAGTTGGTCTTAGCCATCGAATATTATCAAATTTCTTTACAAAATCTCGAAGTTCTGGAAATTCAAGCCCAGTATCACAAAATGCACCTTTTACATTAGGATACAATCTACGGACTAAATCAAGTAACACCGTACTATCCTTGCCACCTGAAAAACTTACATATACTTGCCCCCCCCAAGTTTCATACCACTCGATAATTCGAGCAGTTGAAATCTGGATTTTTTCTTCAAGGGATTTGGATTGTAGTTCTTTTAATTCTTCTTTTGTTGGCATACTATTCCTCCGTGTAAACTAGGGTCAGTGCTGAATAAATAATATAACAATTTATTACATTCTATTATATTATACCACATTTCCCCAATTTATCAAGTATTTTTTAATCTTTACAAATTGTTTTTTCAACAGGTAGAATTTGGTCATTAGCATCAGTACAAAAGAAATCTGTGCGCCTAAAGGTGCCACGATTAAAATGAGAATATATTTTAATTTTACTATTGTCATTAGGATTGAATCTAGCTTTAAAGATATACTCTATCGTGTTAGGTTTAAATAAACTGTCCTTACCAAATCCTTTCCTACGTAAGTAAGGCTCGATTAACTTCATTTCTTTTGTTCTTTCTTTTGTTTTGATAATAATACTTGCTCCATCTAGCTTATTGATCATAGATTTACCGCCAGACAAACAAGAATTGTCAGGGAAAGCCATTGCTTTCCAATTATCATTTAATTGCGACATTGATAATAGACCAATATTATACGACTCCGCAATATATTTTAGAACAGCTGTTGAATTTTTTAGCACCAAATCTTCACGAATAGGCATATTAGTTAGGTTTTTATACTCTGCGCTTAATGCGCCTTGAATTTCAAGATAGTCAAACACACCATAGGTCACACCTTCTGACTCAACCAATTCTTTTATCTTGCGCTCTAATGAAGCATTAGTGAAATCAGGCATATTTACAAGTCGAATATTGCTGTCAAGAAGAATCAGTCCAGCTTTTTCTACTCTCTGTTCTTCTTCTTTGGTCATTCTATCTGGATTACGGATACTTCTATATTCAACACCACTTACACAAGCAAGGAACATAGTATTGATATCATCTTCTGTATCCATTTCAGTATGGATAAAAAATGAAGGCCCTTGATAATTTGGATTTTCAATAAAATCCTCGGCTTCATCATCCCATAAATATTTAGCTCCTACAGCACACAAATCACCAGTGGCAAAACGACTCTTGCCTGTTTCACTAGGAGCTGACCGCATAAGGAAATGACCACGACACCATCCTTGATATAATGTGGTGAGATATGGAGATTGAAGACAAGCACCAAATTTTGGTTTTTCTTTAAATTTAGCGATTAACTCACTTGTATTTTCACCGGCATTCATTTCTTGCCTAACATATTTTACATCGTATTTGTTTCTTAGTTTGATGCCTTTCAACTCAACCACATTCAATATATCCTGAATACTTAACTTCTCTAACTTCGCCGCTTGTTCATTCTCATCTTGTAGTTCATCATAAAATTCTTTGATATCAATACCATTGTCTTTTAGGTCACGAAGCAAGGCGAATTTACGGATTGTGTTGTAGTAATAATCGAAATTCTCAATGACTGCCAATTCTTTTGAGGTGTTGATAAAGTCAATATAGTTATTGTCTTGAAGCACCTCAAAATAAACTGGCTTGTTCTTGACGATATTCTCAACTTCAACTTCAGTTACTTCTGACACACCTTCATTATAAAGCCGTTGGATTGCAAGGTATAGAATTTTATGAAATTGTTCGGGAGCGAAGCAGTTTTTATCAAGAGGATATTGGGGTTGTGCAAGAAGTGAAGGTTGCTTTAGCAGACAACCAAGGGCAAGACTAGCAAGATTAATATTATATAGCAATAATTAATCCCATCCTTTCGCTTTCTTAATCTCATCTAATGTCCTTGGCGTATAATCCATATAATCAACCATACACCCAACATTAGCCGCCTTGAATATCATGCCCATTTCATTTTTCCACATCTTACCATATTTTTCAAACGGTCTTGTATCTCGCCCTTGGTGAATATGCCCATATAGATGAATTGTTTGTGGCGTGTGCATTTGACCATCCCAATGAGCGATAGGGAAGTGGTATAATACAACCTTCTGACCTTCATCTTTGATTACTTCAAGTCGCCTATCACACCAAACAAAATGCTTCGCCATTTCAGCATTAACCCTATCATGATTGCCAAGGATTAGATACTTACGGCCTTTGAGTTCAGATAAGATTCTTGGGGCTTCATCATTATACCAGAACATATCACCAAGAATATAGACTTCATCATTCTTTTCTATACGATTATTCCAATTTGAGATGATGGTTTGCTCCATTTCGAATAGGGTGAAGAATGGGCGATTATCGAATGTTAGGATGTTTTTGTGACCAAAATGCCTAATGCAAGTCGCTAATATAGAATTTACGACTCATTTTCATCACTCTCCTTTAATTTTATCCAATAATTGTTATGTTTCCTCTATTGTAAATCCATTCAATCCCACTCTTCCTCTTTCACTTTCTTCATTTGCTTGCTCACTTTCCTCACAACAATTTCTTCATCTTCCATATCTTCAGCTAATTCTTTTGCCTTTTCAATCTGTTCAACAAATTTCATGCAAGGTTCAATAAATTTCGGTATAAATTGTCCAATACCATATTCAATGTCAACAGGTTCGCCTTCAATCTCAATAGCATACTTTAGCACCATCTTGATTTCTTTGCAAGTCATACCATGCTTTTTTACAAGTGAAGTAACTTGTTTTGAAGTAAGCATCCAGTTTACATTTTCACTACCACCCCATTGAAGCTTGATATAATCGAATAACTTGTTGTATCCAGGGTATGGTTCTGCTTTTGCTTTGGATTCTTTTTGGGCGATAAGTTCGTTGTAACAAGATTCAGAACATACGGAAATGTTTTTGTAACGAGGCGACTTATACCGTTGCCCCCGTAGGATTTCGGTATTACAGATATAACATTGGGACACTATTCAACACCTAATCTTTCTTTAGCAATACTTACATATTTTTCATCATTATCAATTCCAATAAATCGCCTACCCAATTCTTTACAAACTACACCTGTACTACCAGAACCCATTGTGAAGTCAAGAATCAAATCACCTTCATTAGTCCATAATTCAACACATCGTTTCATAAGTTGTACTGGTTTTTGTGTAGGATGATTAACCCGTTCTTTGCTCCATGGCACAATAGGGCTAATGTCAGTCCATACATTACTTAATGCACGAAATTCACACCCATTCTTCAAACCAAGCCCACCTGTTTTCTTTTTAATAGTGGACGGTATTTTATTAAATGTATAGTTGTCGCTATTAGTATACCAAAGAATATCTTCACGAGTTGACACGAGATGTTTCTTACTACCACGCCCTTTAATACGGTCATAGATAATCCAATCTTGGCAAATAAAATATTGGTCAAGAAGCTGTTTAGTTTCACATACATTTGACCAGCCTTGATTTCGTTTCTTACATACTTAACATCATATTTGGTTCTTAGCTTTGCCGACTTAAACTCAATGTCAGTAAGAATTTCGCCAATAGTCCATTTGTTTAGCTTGGCCATTTGCTCTGTCTCATCGAGCATTTCATCATAATAATCAGCAATATTATATCCGTCCTCTTTAAGCTCACGCAATAGGCTGAACTTACGCAAGGTGGTATAATATAGCTCAAAGCTCTCAGGCGAACATAGCTCTTTTACAGTAGGCACAAAGTCAAGAAAGTTACTATCGTTTAGTGTTTCATATTGGGCCGGGTAGTCCTTGACATAATTGTCAATCTCAACCTCACTAACGCTACCAGCCCCAGCTTCAGCCAACTTACAAGTGGTAATAAAGATAATACGGTGTACTGGCTCAGGGTCAAAGTCAGTCTTGGTTAGGGGGTAAGATGGGTTGAATAGAAGTTGGGTGTTGTTCATTAGGCAACCGAGTAGCAATGAAGCCATGTTAGAATTGTATAGCATTATCGCTCCTTTTCCTCAAACCACCAACCTCTGCCACCACACATTACTAATGATGTAATGTTAGTGTCAATGTCAACAACAGTTATAATATCAGTTACAGGTATAAGCATTGGGGCATCGACGATTTTAACCTCCATATCATCTGGATATTTAGACAAGGCTTGTTTTAGTTCTGCTACTGTCATTGTCTCACCCCTTACACAAATACAATTTTTCAACCTTGTTACTGCGACTGTTCTTATCAAGTGTACACTTTAGCTCACCAGACCAAATACACTCAAATTCATCTTCGGGCATCCAGTATTCGCTTACAAGCACAATGTTGGTCTTAGACATTTCTTTACACCAAGCATAAAACTTGTCATAATCGAAATTTCCTGTTGCGTATTTTGTTGTATCTCGATAGGGCGGGTCACAGTAAATAACCATGCCATCAGCAGATTGGTCAAGGTAGTTGCTGCAATAAAACTCAATACCTTTTAGATTTGGGGCTTGTTTCTTGAGATTTCTAATTGCTTCGTTGGTAATATCCCTCGGTGTTACACCATCAGCTTTGAATCCACGAGGATAACCCCCAAACCATTTAGCACCAAAAGTACAAAAGCCTACAAGACCAACATACCACTCTGGATAACTAAGTGGGTCTTTATTAACAGCATCGTATTCGGCTTCTGTGATTGTGTCAGGTAAATCATCTGTGGTTTGTTGGATATGCCAAAGCAGGTTAATTAAATATTTATGCTTATCACTACCATATTTATGAGGAGCCTTAATCTTATCAATCATGTTAGCACCGCCAACAAACGGCTCCCAATAGCCATTACACTTGTCGCCCATGCCGTCAATATAAGACTGAATAATTGGTGCAATTTGTTTAGAGATACGATTTTTACTGCCTACATATTTCATAGGTCATCCCTCCTTTATCTTAATCATACCACCATCTCAATCAAAAGTCAAGTCATCTTTAATCTTTCTTTGAAGTCGATATTTCTTAACCTTAGTAGGTAGAATCGCACCTATTTCATTGGCTTTTTCTTTTGCTTCGGTCAACTTAGCCCTGAACATTTGTGTAGCATCAATATATTTAGGGAACAACTGATACAATCCATAATCACCATCAATCACTACTTGCTCATAATCTTTACAATATTTAAGAATATAATATACATCTCTGTGTGTTAGGTTATATTCTTTCATAATGTTCTTGAGTTGGGCGGTGAGTAACTTCCAGTTGGCATCTTCGCCCCACATAGATTGAATCAAGTCTGTAACCTTACGGCGGTCTTTCTTTTCTTGTTCTGTTAGTTTAGAGGTTGCCATACATCCTCCTATTGAAAAAGACGGCCAGCGTTGGCCAGCCGTCTTTGGTTTTGGTTTATTCTACTACAAGACCCATGTCACAAGCATGAGTTACCATCTGGTTATAGATATTCTCAAGCTCCATCTTCTGTTCATCAGTAGCTTTAGACACCTTAGCACCAGCACCAAGCTCATTCTCTACAATAGCCTTAGCCTTTTCAGAATCCTTCTTGTAGATAGCCTTATAATAGGGGCTAATCATATCAATCCAGTCCTGAGCGGTGTAATCGCTGGTGTCAGGCTTCCAATCAGACAGGTTAGCCCCTTCGTCATTAGCAGACTTCTCAATGGCCTTGATGATGGCATCTTCCATATTCTTAGCAGTAAATGGTTCAATGAAGGTCTGAATGGCATAACGACTACGAGCAAAGGCGTGTTTGGTTTGCTTACAAAGTGCAATAGAAGGAATCGTGTCGCCATTGTCATCAAGTCCAGAACTCTTAACCATAAAGCAGAAGTCGCACATATCACGAACAAAACGAGTAGAAGACTTAATATTGCCACTGCCTTTGGGCTGGACAAAATTGTATTTCTCACCAGTTAATTCATCAGTTAGTTCAACAACCTCTTCGTGGTCTACGAACAAAACAAAATAACCGCAGTTACAAAGACGATTGATTTGAGTCTTAAAGTCCTTACGATAAATAGAGTAGCCATTTTGCTTGCCAGTGATTTCGGACAAATCTCTCACGCCAAATTCACTACAAACCGCTTGTTCGGCTAGAGCTACAAGCCCTTCAAGAGTATCGCAGATAATAGTTGTGTATTTAGCTTTCATTTTGCCCAATGTTTTCTCATTGGTTAACTGATTTACTAAATCCTTAAACATCGCCCACTTATTGATAAATACTTTAGGGCAACGAACAGCATTACCGCCAGCTTCAGTCATAAGGAGAAGGGGCTTAGGCATACGAGATGCTTGATATGTTTTTCCAAGGTTATTACCGCCATACAAGAGCGCCTTCTGTCCTTCTAGGGAACCGACTATCCCAGTTTCTTCTAGCGTTAGTAGGTCAATCTTAGCCATCTATAATCTTCCTCCTTTCAATTAAAAAGGTAGCTCGTCATCGTCATCAAACTCTTCAAAAGAAGCAAAAGTTTGTGTCTTGTTACCTACTTTGGCAGCTTGTTTCTTAGCTTGTAGAGAAGAGTTGCTTTTTTTGTTATTACCAGCCTTCTTTTCAGCCAACTTTTCTTCAAACATTGCTTCACGAGCCTTCAGCGCTTTTTTCATAGCAATCGGATTGATATATTGGGTCTTAACGGGCTTTTCATTGCCTTCATCATCGACTTCAACATCAGTTTCAGGCTCTTCAATCACATCAGCGCCAACAAGAATTAGTTCTTCTACATCAAAACCACTAGACACAGTAACATCACTCTTGCCACCACCAAACACACGCTTTTTAGGCTTTGCAGAACCAACATGGCGCATCACACGGTTAAACTCACAATCAAGGGTCTGACCACCTTCAAAGCATTCTTCAAAGTCATCAGCCATATCGGCTTCAACATAACAAGTAATAGGATAGCATTGACCACGATTATCAGCGCCATATAGGTCAACAATTAAACGCCCAGTTTCTTCCACATCATCACCAGAAGGAATAGTTTCCTTTCTAAAGCCATTTAGAAAAGCGACTGCAACAAGAGAACAACCAGAAGCCTCATCTTTCTTGGCGTGCTGGCATTTAGCATTAGCAGTCCACTGTAGATTGCTATACATCTTGCCATCTTTACCAGGATTATCATAAATGCCAATATCGCCTTGCATTGTTACATAGCTAGGTTCTTGGCCCTCTTTGTCCTTGTGAGCATTGATTGCAGGAACCCAATCCACAATCTTTTTAGCCATATCCCAACGCTTGTCAGATTCGCCATTAGACTTCACACTATAAAAATTGAGCCTAAATTCTTGTGTGCCCTTGCTTGTCTTTAGAGTTACAGAACCACGAAGTTGCTCACAAGGAATCTTTTCATTGGTCTTTTGACCATCTACATACTTATCACGAGTAGTCTTTACAATTCTTAGGGGAACAGATTTCCAATCTCCATTTGGCTGTTGTTCCATCATTGCCATTTCATCAACAGTCCCAGTTACACGAAAACGATTAAAAGTTTGGTTTAGTACAGATTCACTTACACTCATTAACATATCTCCTTAAAATAAAAATTTATATATCAATCAAAACGAGACTGTTTTAATCTTTGTTTTGATTTTCTTTTTCATCTTCTTCGACAATCAAATTTCCATTGTTATCGAACACTGGCTTTAGCCCCATTCTTTCACGGATAGATTCAGCTTCATTTCTTAGGCACGCCTTAACTTCTTCCACATCTCGTATATCCTTAATTTTTTCGTGGGCCTGAATCATGGCACTTTGCCATCCAATTTCCATGCCAATCATACGAGCTTTTTTTAGTTCTTCTTCAATTACAGGCTGAATCACATCCTTTAGTTCCTTGTCTGGATTGTCAATCAAAGCATCCATGATTTCCTTGTACTTAGGTCTGGTGTCAATAAGATGCTTCAACATCAATCTTTCGGCTTTCTCTCTTTGTGCTTTAGTCAATTACATCACCTTTAATTCCAATATCGCAATTTGGGCAATACCACTCTATAACTTCTTCGACTGGTTCACCCACTAGTTCATAATGCTTTTCCCTAAAACAAAACGGTTCAAGGATTGTTCCACATCTTCTGCATCTACCCATCTTATCCAATTTATCTTCAGCCAAAGAAGACAAACATTGTGTCACCTTTCTATCAAGATGCAAATTGGATAAATACAAATAACAATCTGCTTCAAAATGCGGGTCATCCTCATACATCATGTGAACAGCATCAATAACTTCTTGCCGCATATCAGGAACGCTCATTTAACTCTACCTTCTTTAACCCTTTTTCGTTAATCACATAATTACCATTTACTGTTTCGATTACTACAATCGCCACTTTATCAATCTTGACAATCCCAACAACTTTACCAATAGTTCCATTACAAGGATAGGTTCTATAACGATATTTGCTTGCATATCTTTCAAGATTGTGTCTATCAAAAAAACGGTCAAGCTTTGTGAAAGATTCTGAATTATTGATTACTTTGACAGCATCTCCAACCTTAATAACATTATCTTGTTCTTTTTTCTTAAATGCTTCTTTGATGCCTTCGCTAAAAGAAAAATTATCTTCAGGATGACATCTTGCGACATATTTATTACCTTTGCTGTCAAGTAAAGTAATAACATTATCTTTAATAGTTAAGGTATATTCACCTTCCAGTTCCTTTGGAGCTTTGTTAATTTCTTTCGGTGCATCATATAGAGACTTAAATCTAATATTAAACATATCCGTCATATCGTTTAACACATCATTCTTCCAATCTTTGCTTGTAAAATACATATTATCTTCCTTTCTTTTATTCAAAATGCAACCCTCTTCATCGAGGCATTGATTTCAGACTGAGAACGCTTGATATATCTTCTTGTAGTGTTCAAACTTGCATGGCCCAAGGCTTCCTGAATGTTAATCAAAGATTCGCCTTGTGCGTGTTTAGTTGTTGCATAACCAGCTCTCAAAGAATGACACCCCATCTTTTCATAAAAGGGAAGGCCAGCTTTCTTTGCGATATTCTTGATTGTATTCGACAAGTTATTGTTCTGCAAAGGCTTACCGCCAAAGCTAAGAAACAGATTGTTGTATTCGCTATCAGGTCTAGTGGCAAGATACATATCAATAGCTTCTTTCGTTTCATCCACGATATAGATTCTACGAACTTTATTGCCTTTACCAACAATGGTTAACTCTCTATCATCTTCTCCAGACAGACTGGCATAATCTTCAAGTGTAATGTTTGCCAGTTCGCTAAAACGAACACCGGTGGTTGCAAACAAAAGAACAATCGCCTTGTCTCTAAATGTGGTAGCACAGTTTACCATACTACGCAACTGTTCAGTAGTAATATAGGGCTTCTGCTCAACATCACATTCTCTTACTTTAGTCTTTTCAAAAGATTCCGTTACATCATTTACAACTACACCAATCTTTTTCAAAAAGCTAAAATAATTCTTCACAGCAGAGATACGAATATTCTGACTGTTGGGCTTCAAACTGGTGAATGTATTTTTCCAGGAAATCAAATCCATATATTCAATTTCTTGTTCGGGCTTGTTGATGTATTTCAGAAACATATCAACATATCTTGTATAATTAGCAATGGTCAAGGGGGAACGAGACTGAGACTGAAGATAAGTAATATAGTTGGCGTTCATTTTCATGTCTCCTTTCTTTATCATGTGCTAATTATATCATATAAAAACAAATTTGTCAACAACTTTTTAAAGAAATTGGGGGCTCCGTAGAATCCCCAATTTTTGGCACTCTCGCAGTACCCATGCTGTAATCTTATGTTATCGTACATACCCTATTACAGAACCGGAACGCTTACGATACCCCATGTTTTACTTGCTTTCCACAACTCGTAAGGATGACCAGTAAGGCTCCTGCATTAGATTCCGCTAATGCTTTGATGGACTAGCCGTCCATGTCATTTGTCTCACCAGAGTTAGATTATAGTTATTGCCATAACCACATATCACAAGGAATCGAACCTTGCTCCCTTCGCAACCTGCCCTCGACAAGCGAAAAGGAATCGAACCTTTCTTATGGTATATAAAAGGCAAATCGCCTATCATATCATCAGCATATAGTCTGTTAGTTTAATTACTATATCCTATAAAATAGTATCTTTATCTTCAAATGATATCTTTTCTTTAATTTTCTATCTTGCTTTTTCCGGCGTTTCTGCTTCTACAATTACTTTCAAAGTTGTCTTTTCTCTTCGGCTGTTTTTTCTTTATGATAGCACAATGGCTCGAATTTGTCAAGATTTTTTTCTAAGTAAATTCGAGCCATTTGACAGAAAGGAAGTGTATCATAAAAATAGGAGGCGGGCCATGCTATAGAAAAGCATGGTTTTGGTATGGGGCTGATAGGCTCAACCCCTCAGAAGCCTCGCTCAGTATTAAGTATTTGATACCAGCGCATCCCAGATAGAGTGACACAAGGGATGCCTGGCCCATGTTTATTCTATCTATCCAACAGCACTACCGTTTTACTGTTGGCCTTAGCCGGGTTTTACTATACAGATGACGATAGCTTCTGCACAGACCAATTGGAATGGGGTTGATTGTGGTTCAGCCCCTTAAGACCATTTAGGTTTCAATACCATAAACATCAAACCAAGTTTGATGAGATTTTCTGTGTTTTTTAGGTTCTTTCTTGCGTTCTTTTATAAATTGCTTAATTTTTTCTTCTGGGAAAGAACGCAATAACATATTTATTGTGTTTGTTCCAAGTTGTAATATGTCTGCCCATTCACGACCAGTATGTTGTTCACCATCAACTTCAATAATTCTTGTAGTAGACTTAAATTTAGCATTGTTGCCGTTTGTAACCCATCGACAATTCATAGGAGAATAGTCTTTGTTTTCTTCTATTCTATCGAAAGTTAAATCATCCTGATAGCCATGAGACAAAGCCCACTCTTCAAAAGACAGAGGGTTATTTAACCATTCATCACAAATCTTTATACCTTTAGCACCATACCAACGGTAAGCTCTTTCTTTTGGGTTGTAACATCTTCTCCTCATTCCACTAAAAATATTGCCAATTCTTTTATTGCTCCACTGATAAAAAGTAATGTAATTTCCGGCCAAATCGGTATGGCGACAAAACATAGTATATTTAATTTGATGCATTTGCATATCAGTTTCCCAACCGCACTCTGAACACTTAATGTGAAACATTCTATGTCCATCATTTGACTTAAAGTCACATTCATACAACACATCATATATACCTTGACATGTTCCAACAATATTTTCTTGCTTCTTTTTAGATTTCATTTATATTCTCCCTTTAGAATTTTATTAAAGATATGGCTTAGTGAAAGGGCACTATTGTCTCAATAGTTAATCACTCTATTGCTACCCATATCTTTTATGGTCTCCCCGATGAGATGTGCGCCCACGATGTTTCTAATGTACTGGTTTTTGAGACCAGCCCGTCTCAACTAGCTGCGGCACGGGGAGATATAGTCTCACCTTTATTCATCCAACCTACTGGCACAGGTAGCGAGTATAAGGATTATAGAAGGAGCCACCTTCTGAAACAGAAAGGAAACAAAGGAAAACTCAAGCTCATGCGCTATCGGTTTCCATAATCAAACACAACCTACACGCTTTGGCCGGAAGCACCCTCCACATATCCACTTCTATCCTCGGCCATATTTGATTATTTGGTGCGCCCTGCTATCCTACTTTTACAGGGATATATAACCTCGTTCTCTTTCATTGATTATGGGTTAATCAACTTAGTGTGAGAGTTTTTATGGTCTCTCAACTTAAAGCTAAAACACGAGAACCCCAATAGGCGGTTTAGAGCGAGGAAGCAGAATCGAACTGCAAATCCTATATAACAGAGTTCCTAGGACTTTTATATGAACACGGCCATGTCCTCGCATATGTAAGGGTTAAGGATTCCCCATACCACACATCCCGCCTCTCTTGGTCTGTCGTTTTCGCAATTCCTGTTTCATACTCGCCACTGTACACATGACTTTTTTACTTTGAGAACTTAAAGCTACTTGACACTAGGGCTGGCGGTCATTTGCTCTCTGCCTCTACTGGTGGCTGGGGATTTAAGGTTACACCAGCCATTCAACCGTAGATGTCGCACTATCGTAGCAATCACGCTCATTGTTGTTCATCCTCGACTTTTTCGTTAGGAGCCTCTTGCATGAGTAGCTTGAGGTTATATTTGTATCACTACTCCAAAATTGGAAGCCTTTTTATAACATTGAGACATTCGTAATACAAAAGTTTGTCAACCATTTAACGCATTGGAACATTTTAGCTTAACGGACTAAAAATGAGTTCAAATATATGGAACACCGACAAGGCTTTAACCATCCTTCTAGTATAGACCCATCGAAACAAGTAGTAAAAAGAAATGGGTCTTTAGTATGATAGACTTTTTACTTTCTGCGAATTTAATCGCAGTCGATACATTCAGTTATCTACAAACTTAATTATAGTCTTACTCGTTCGTTAATTGCGGTCTATCATTGGTATAATAACGGCCTAAGCCGATACTATCAATTATTGTTCACAGCGTCCTTAATTCCTTTAGCAAACTTAAACTTGGGCACCATCTTAGCAGGAACTTCAAATTGCTCTCCGGTTTGAGGATTTCGACAAGTTCTTGCGGGTCTCTCTACAATAGTTACACGACCAATTTCAGGAATCGCAACTTCCTCGCCTCCAGTGATAGCGCCAGCAAGTGTTAGGCATACCATATCATAAATTTCAGCAGCATCCTTCTTTGTTAGCTCATAATCATCAGACAGTCTTTCCACAATGTCTTTCTTGAATAGCATACTTTTTCTCCTTTAATCTTTTTTGTTTTAGGCTTACGCCTTGGTGATGAGGGAAGGATTTGAACCTATCTATCTCCGTCTTATAAGGGCGGTGCCGATACCACATTGGCGTCCTCATCATTTCGCCCATCTTTATTTCATCCAACCTACTGGCACATGGTAATGGGTTTGAGGTAGCAAACAGAAAGGAACAGGTAAGTAGGCGTCCAGTCTCATGCAACCTTTAGCCCATATAAAACAATCTTATAGTTTACTGGACTTTAATCTACACACCCAGTTCCCATATCTTATGTTGCAAGCTAAATTACGATATGGGTATTATCACCTGTGTTTCAGTGCCCATCCACACAAGTCGATACATCCAAGGTTCGTTTTTCACGAACGAGCTATAAGATTGTTTTGGTTTGAGAGGAATAGCGAGTCACCTCTCTATACGCCACTTAGCTCATGCGCTTTGGATGGCACCAAACTAGCCATCATCAACTATGGATATCCACCATAGATTTAACCGTTTCTAGGTGGTCAGCCTAGCCACTTACAAGGAATCGAACCCTGTTTCTCCGTCTTGACGGACGGTATTTACCATTAAACTAAAGTGGATATAAAATTCAATACAGCCTACCCGCTTTGGCCTTCAGCCTGTTACCCTCCACAATCCTATACTCCTCGGATGTATTGAATTGTTTTGAATGGACTAGACAATCACCATTCTGTACGGGCTCTTGTCGCTTTACGCCATGAGCGTTCCCGCTTAGCCGTTAGGCAGTGCGATTACCGGAAGCCGAAGCAACACTCATCAGCACCATTATCTACCCTAACCGTTATAATATCCGCACGACTTCCCCAATAAACGCTTTGGCAGGATTGTTAGGATTTGAACCTAAATCTATGGTTTTGGAGACCATTATTCTACCAGTTGAAATACAACCCTGTATTACTTTTACATTATACCATAATTTTTATGATTTGTCAAGTATTTTTTTAAATTAACTTACTGACTACCAGCCTTGTGAATACCTTAAAGCCAATCATAACAACACTTTAACCATTACTCAAGGATTTTATCAATCTTTGTACTTTATCCTTTATACTTTAATCTTTGATTCAAATAAACTTTGTTCTTTAAGGTTTGAACTTTTATCTTTAACCTTTGAACTTTACAGACTTCTGTATAGTTTCATTAAGTTAGACGAATTACAAGTTCGTTCCTTGAAAATTTAATTTATTATAAAAATCAAATAAAAAGCAAGGTAATTTCTTTTATCAATAGCACGTTTGTAATTACCCAAAAACAAGCGAATGTTATGGTTTAAAGGTTTCGATAGCCAGCAAGTTTATTTAATTTACTTACTCAACCTCATAAGAGAACTCAATCTCAGTAATTGCATTAGATACGGATAGAGCTGCATCTACTTCTGCACTGAAATTAGCCACCTTCTTCTCAAGATTCTGTTGGATAGAAACAACACCAAAGGGGTCAACAAAATCATATGTATTGGCTTCCATATAAGCCTTACGAGTTGCTTCAGCTTCAGTTCCAGTTGCTTTTTCTTTAGAGCCATAAAGGCCAATTACATAATCATCAGCCTTCTTCTCAAGAGTGGCACCGTTATATTTATCAACGGTGTACAATCATCTTTTCGGTGTTCATAATTGTTTCCTCCATAAACTTTAAAATTTAATATCGGTTTTCTCCATTATGGAAGAGACACGAATCGAACCGACATAACATGATATTATTCATACAAATATTCATCATGCGTCTTATCACTTGTCTACTCTCCCATATCATACATACATTATACCACATTTTCTTTAATTCGTCAAGAATTTTTTTGAAGTATCTGAGAATCGAACTCAGGTTTCCTGTTTTTAAGCAAGGCGTACTTCCAATTATACTAATACTTCTTTCCAACAACAATCTATCTTTCCTGGCTCCCTGATATCTTATAGCCAAAATTCTTAGGTAGCTACTCCTAATAGGTATTGTTTCATAGGCGACTCTCTAACTCTATCCCCAAGAGATTACCGACCTCTCGTAGATTGGACAGCACGGTTATCTTACTGCCGCTGTTGTTGAAATATTTGCTGGCCTCGCTAGTCTACAGTTGCTCGATTACTCTCAACCCTTATGTTGAGCACCAGCTAACTTACATACACATTATACCACAGATTTGTTGATTTGTCAAGAACTTTTTATTCTACAAGCTCATATGTCTTTTCAAAAATATCGGGCTTACATGGATACTGTTCACTATTTACATCAGTAACAATATAATCGCCCACACTAGCTTTCATTTCACCTTCTAATGTATGAATAATTATTTCTTTATCTGTTTGATATGCTTCAATAACTATTGGTTTTTTACGATACTTCATACTTCTTACCTCCTAACACCTGCATTATACCATACTTTGGCGAGTTTGTCAAGGATTATTTTTAATTTCTTGTAACAAACCTCCTTAACTGATAATTGGATTATACCACAAAGAAGACAGATTTTCAACCATTAAATTTTAACTTTCTTCATCTTTCTACTTCCCCAACATTCATCAACCTTAAAATATTCACCACAAAATTTCTTCAAATACAATGCTCGCTTATCGCCATTAACATCAATCCAATGTTCTTCAATGATTGTCTTGTCTGCATATTGCATGATTTCTTTAACAGTATAAATTGGCTCAAGAGCAGAATAATGAACCCAATGTAATGAACCATCACTTAGCTTACACATACACAATTGCCAATCATCATCAGCAATAATAGAGCATTCAACAATTTCAGCATCATACGCTTTTACCACACCATATTTTTCAATATATACTGTACATTCTCTACCTTTTTCAATCCAAGGACATGGTAATTTAAAGTTCATTCTTGTCCACCCACTCCCAATATTTCCTAATCATTTTCTCAAAAGATAAGTCATTATAAAACCTCTTGTTATAATACCCTATCCCCTTAGCCAATTTCTTCCAGCTATTTACAATCTCAACTGCATTCCTTTCAGTCTTTGGAATCTTGGCAATAGGATAGAATGGTAAACGGATATAATTTTCCCTATCGTATGGGTGCTTCTTTCTATATCCTATCTTCTTGATCTCATATCTAGGCGTAGATGCCCATGTGGATGTGGCTTCTGCTTTAGCCTTGAAATTAGTCATAAATTCGTCCATGTCACTGTACCAACCCAATGTATACTCGCCATGATCACCGCTCCAAATTTTGCCATATACAGCATCAGGTTTGTCATGGAATTGTTTCCATTCATCCATAGCCTTCTTACTTGTACTATAATTATCATGCTCAAAGAAATTGCCATATCCATCCACATACCAAGTCGTACCGTTAATAGTACAGAACTTAACTAGCTTTGCATTACCCTTTAGCTTACCAATTTGGCGTTTGGTGAATCTGACAAAGCCATGTTCACCATCGTTTATTCCTTCAAAAAATTGCTCATAAAAAGATTGCGGGTCTGTGAGAACCTTTAAGAAGGGCTGTGTATAACTATGTTTATCATACCTTATATACTCGCCACCATCAAGCCAACCGTCTTTATCTTTGAACTGGTGATAAGCAATATATCCACAGCCATATGGGATTTTCCACCATGTAGCAGAAGCATCTTCAATCAAGCCCATAATCTTTTCAATATATTTGATAAAGGAATCGTCTTTGTATGGTTCAATAATTGCGTTTGGATATGCTTGTTTGGCAGTTTCAATGGAAGGATAATATAGATGTAGAATGTAACCATCATTTTGTTTAACTGTATAGCGGTTCATAAAATTCTCCATTCACTTTTAATACAATAAATTCCTACACTCATTTAAATCTCTCCTTAAAACGGGTCGTCTTCTATATCAATGTCACACATTTTAAAATTATTTCCTTCTTTCTCAGCAAGTTTTCTTTCTAATTCAGCAATTTTTCTATCCTTTATTGCTTCTCTTACCTTAGCTTCATCTCGCTCTTTCTCTGCTTTAAGCCGCCTATCTGATTTCATTACATTTCTTCTTCGATTGGCTTTGATTTGCTTGTAGTCTTTTTCAAATAAATCATAGAACCACTCTTTAGGAAAGTAGTAATTGTTCGATATACCTCTCATACCACTATCAATCTTAATGTAGCCAGCCTTCTCTAATTCGTCTAAAGCTCGTTTCACGGTTTTATCAGAGGCAACAATCTTGTTAGCGATTGTTTCAATACTAGGAAAACATTTATTGTTTGTACTGTTTCTGTGTTTGAGTAACACCATGTAAACTGCAAAATTAGTTTTCCCTCGGCCTTCAAACCCCGAAAGAATTTGAAACGCAACATCAGTTGCCATTGTAAAAGCTATGCTTGGAACTATTACTCCTTCAGTAATCCAAGTATCAGGTGCTACCTCTACTTCGATTTCCATTGCCTTGCTTTCGTTTTCTTCTCTCTTTATTGCTGTCTTTTTGTTCATGCTATCTTTGTCTTTCCTTTCTTAAATTGTTTTATATTACTACATTTATATTTCTACAAGAACAAGCTAGGTGTCAAATATGCACTTGTGCATTTTGCATCGTTGCTTATAGGTATTATTGTTATTATATTCTTGTAGTTGTATTTATGTAGTTATAGACTTAATGTAGTTAGTGGGACTTTTGAACACCATACTTTTATACAAAAATGTCCTTCTTAAATTGTTCAAAATGTCCCTCTTAAATGACATATCGACCCTTTATAAAATGAATTTGTTAAAAGCCTTTATTTACAAGGGTTTTTTGTAAGTCATTCTTCCCAAATGTCCCTCTTGATTTTCGTTTTCTTTTTTCTTATTTAGCTTCTCATATACAGGCTGACACTCATCATAATCAAATGCCCAAAAATACTTACCTGTCTTTGGGCTAATACCAGTACCACGACACATAATACCTTGGGTCATTAAGTAGTTAGCAAAATTAACAGAATAAATATATTTGTAATTCTTTCTATCAAGCATAATCTCAATCCTTTACTTTTGCTCTGTTTGTCTTTCTTCCAACTCTTTTACTTTGTTAGTCAATTCAAGTCGTTTTTGCAGTTCATCCATATATCCTCCTTTATAAATCATTACTTCTTCTTTAAGTCGTTTAATTTCTTCTTCATTGAAATCAATTTGTTGAATCAAATTATTATAATAAATATAATTAATAAGGATATAATTACCACCTATATCACAATTTGTACCCGTTCCCGCTTGAGTATTTGCATTCTCAATGTGCTCTAATTTTTCAATTTTCTTTTTTAGTTTAAAATTTTCATCAAACAAATTAATCCAATCTTTCTTATTAATCCACATACAATCATCTCCTTTAACTGCATTATCAAGTCAATAGCTTTTTCCAATTCCAATCATTTTTTCTTACATCGAAAGCATCACCACATTGAATGATATCAGGATAATTTTTCATGGCAACTTTAATTGGATTTGGGTCGGTTTCATAAGCCATATATTTCACATTGGTAAAGCCCAACTTATCTAGACAATACCGCCCAGTAGCAATGCCATCATACATAGACAGTACAACAAGTTCTTCATCTCTCGGTACATCTTTCAGTCCAAGACTAAGCAAATAAATCACAACTTCAGCCGTCCATCCATTGCCAATCGCCCTACTTCTTTGGTTATATGATATTTCAGATGTGTAATCTTTAGGCAAAGTTTGCAAGGCCTCTTGTTCATTGATGGTCAATTTGCGAATAAAATATTTCCCATCTTCAAAGTTACATGGGTAAATATTCCCTCCAAAATATAAGGCTCCATCATAAACCCAATAATAATCTTCCATGCCTTCAGGCGCAGGAACAAAAATTAAAGTGGCGCAGGAACTCGTAACCATACTGCCTGTTGAAAGTGTAGGTGATTTGCTTGTGATAATCGAAGCGTTATAGGCATTGAATTTTTGAGGCACATATCCATACTTATTTGCAATTTTAGAAAGCCCATTTTGTACAGTGGCGCTATGGCCTTCGTTTTTCAAGGGGTAGGTTGATTCTAAAATATCATCCAAATAGATATGCTTATCTTCAGGCAATTCACCTTTCCAATTAAATACATAAAATCTATTTCGATTTTGAGCAGACACAAGATTAGAATTGCATGGAAAGATTTCATATCCCAAAATAGAAGAAATAGATTTTTTGATTTCATTTGAAGCCGACATATTGTTTTCATAAAAGAAAAAATCTGGCTGAAATTTTTCTCTTGCTATTTCATAATTTTTAAATAATTCCCAGCCTTGGCCTTCGGCTTTTACTTCACGCCCAAACATTTTAATTTGGCTCCAATAAGTACATGGTGAACCGCCAATTAAAATTTTCTTCATGTTATCACCTTACCATGTAGAATAAAAACGATGACCGCCAATTTGAGTTATAAATCTCTGGGTGTTATGCCATCCACCACTAGAATATTTGGGTGCATAGAACCAAAGAATAAAATCATCTACGCACATTTCTCCATAATCAAATACACGACTTACTACTTCTTGAACTTCAGCCCAATCTTCAGGGCTTTTCGATTTCAAATTTGTTTTCCATCCTGAATATTTGTAGGCTGTTTTTACTTCAGAAGGCTGCGCTCCATTTCTCAAGCATCCGTTTAGAATACATTGTGCCACTGCCCATTTGCCTTCATAAGACTCATATCCAGCTTCGCCAGCTACAATATATTCCACTACTGTACGCTCATAATCTGTAAGATAAAAGTGGGCGCTTGTTCTTTTTTCATTTTCAATTTTAATTGCCATATTTGTATCAATTTGATTCTGGCATACAGGCATGATAGAATCAATCGCCACAATCCAAGCTACACCATTTTCTTCAATTTTATAAATCGAATTTTCTAACTGGTTATATTCATGTTGCTCTTGAAGCAATCTCAACCTTTCTTCCTCTTCAAGTTTATTGATTCTTTCTAAATCTTGTTTGATTAAATAAATAGAAATTCCGATTACAAAAATCCAGCACAGATACATCACAACCGTTTTCAAATTTCGTTTTTTCATTTCAAATTTCTTAGCCCCTTTCCAAATTTAAATTCCGCAGTTCGTGCGTATATAAATATTGTATCATACAATGTTGGCCTTGTCAATATTCGATTTGAATTTTGTGGGTGGTTTCAATTCTTGATTTGTAAATTTAGATTTGAATTTTCGATTTCAATTTTACAAATGGATTTTTGATTTCAATTCTGTGGATGATTCTGAATTAAGTAATTTGTTTAGATTTTATATTGAATTTTAGCTTAAATATTTAGATGCAAATTTATATTATATGCATCCAAAGTCTTGAAATTGATTGCAAAATCTTTGCTATCTGTTTAGTTTTGAATCAAATGCTGTTGGCTTTGGGCAATTTCTTGGAAGCACATTCAAAAGCACATTCGTTTGATTTCAAAAACGATTTGATTGTTAAATTTTTTGATAATCAAAATAATATAACATATTAAATTTCATCAATAAATTTATTTACATATTTATTTAATATATCATATCTATATATCAATTATTGAATTACTTTATTCATCAAGCTCGCCACACACTACCATATCATATTGTTCTATTATATTATATTTTATCTACATATTTAATTCAATTTCAAACGAATATCATCTGTTTATTAAATTATATATATTCATTTTCAATTTAAATTTTGATTTAAAATATAGATAATTCTTTTAATATATATGTACCAATACATACATCTATATATACATTCATACATATATCTATACATATATACATCTATATATACATATACTATTTTGCGGGGAAATTATTTTAGTTGCTTAATTTGTGTGGGAAAACAGGTGGTTGGAAAATCTTAATCGATCGACCTGACAAAATCTTCCACTGCTTCCAGACTTTGGGAAATTCTGTCGGGCCAGAAAACGCAAAAAGGCGCAAGGGGAATTTTCCCCTCACGCCTTGGATTATAGCAGATTCTTTCAAGTCTGTCAATCCTCTTTTTTATTCTCATCAATCCATTCTTGCGCCTCCTCTTCTGTGGGAAAATAGTGGGGTTCCCCCTTGTCGTCCCATACTGTTGTGCCGTTCTGCGTGATTTGAATTTTCATTTTTTGTTCCTCCTTTGTTTTGTGTTCTTGTTCTTTACGCTTATTATAATACATCATCCCACCCACAATGTCAAGAAAAATTTCAAAATTTCTTTTCATCATTTTATACAAATCCATCGCCTTTCTTTTGTACATATTGTCATACAGTTATCCTATACTAATTATTACTATTCTTTTCCATCCTTTTTTAAGGCCCTTTACAGCCCTTCCAGCGTTAGGAATGAAAGCATACGGCAGACGATACAAAGGTGTTTACAGGGCCGTCTCTGATTATTTTCCACTTGTTAACCATTTCCCCTAAACTTTTTCAAAATTCTTCAACCTTTCATAATCGACCTATAAAGTCCCTACAAGGCGATTTTATTTTACCTATGTGTTTATGTGTCCAGATAGCAAAACTGCGCTTGTGGGAGTGTATTATTTAAAAAATATATAGATATAAAGAAAGGCCAGGGCAAGCAATGCCCCAGCCTTTATGACTTTTTCTTCCTCTTTTTAGTCCTCCCAAATAATGACACCATCAGAGCATCTTGTGACCCACTCAGAATTGGCAAAATCCGCCATCTCTTCTTGTGTCAAATTGTCAAAGCAATCTGTATAATTTTTGATTGCTTTAATAATACCGTTTGTGGTTTTCGCCCTTGTGGGAATTTGCATCATCTTACTCCAGCTAGTGCAAGTTGTTTCTTTCATTGTTCTCATCTTTATTTACTCCTTTAACTTCAATTCAGTTTTAGCGAATGCTGAGGCTCAGTTGCGCATTATGTGGGCGGGAGTGCCAAGCGGAATTTCTCCCCTCTTATAGATATAGCTGCGCTTTACCTTCTCCGCTCTAGGATTCCTGTCAGCTCCAAAATTGGGGCTTCCTCAGCAATCGCTAAAATCATATTTATTTTTGTTTGTCAAGCATTTTTTTGAATTTCTTTTTTCAATTTCAATTTCTGATATATATGATATCACTTCCTTTTTAATTTGTCAAGCCCTATTTCAAAATAAATTTGTGATTTCCACATTTTGGGCAAGTTAAGGCCTCAGTATTTCCAGATTCTACCATGGAAATGATTTTGCCTTTTCTGTGATAGATAAATTCCTTCCCACATTCTGCGCATTTTACAACATATGTTTTGCGATTATTCAACACCACTTTTTGTGATTCGGTAGCGATTTTTGTAGCTTTGGGCGCACAGCCAACCTCAAAGCAACATTGTTTCCAAAATTCACCATGCCCAATATCATTTCGTTTTGTCAATCTTGTCGCCATAGCATGGGCATATTCATGCCGCACAGTGTCGAGAAAATCCGGTTCAGATTCATTCATTACAAAGGCGGCAATAGTGATGGATTCGTCTTTGATTTCTTCCGTGATGCGATGGAATTTAAATTTATACTGTCCTCTTGTGGAAGTGAAACGTCTAGAAACAAAAATGGGGATGGTATTTGCAATATTCATTCCTGTTTTTGCATCCAGTTTTTCAAATTCGTTTTTGATATCCGCAATTCTAAACATTATTTCAATCCCTTTCTGCTTAGTATGGCTTTATTATAGGCGATATCAAACTAAAATACAATTCCCTAGTCCCTTTCCGGAGTGGTCAAATATAGTGTAGCACCGTTTTCCGATCTTGTCAATAGGTTTTTTGAAAAAAATTTTTCTTTTATGGTTTAGTGTGGTGAAGGCAAAAAGAAAAGAGCAAAGGGAAAAGGCCATCTGGTTTTTCAGACAGCCTTTTTTAATCAACTAAAACTACCATTCACGCACATACAAGCGCCACGGGAGCGCACCTCCGGCCCAACGATACAGGCGATACCGGGCAAAAACGACAAGCAGATACAGGGCCGGGAGGATGCCACCGGCTGCAAGGATTGCCAGAAGTTGTAAACTAATCATGATGCGACCTTCTATGCGTCCAATTTTTCCCAATCGGGAACATAGATGGAAAAAATTTCATCCAAGTCTTTCCAAAACTTGCCAAAAACAGAAACTTCCAAATAGACATCCGGGCCGAAACCAGAAACATTTTCCAGCCTCCAGCGGGGAGACGGCTTGCGCTTTTCGGCCAGCAACGGAGTCCGGAGGGACTCCCATTCTTTGGTAGAAACTACCACTTTAAGCTTTCGTGTTCCAATAATTGCCATGATAAAACCTCCAAAAAAATATTTATGGTATGGGGCTGATAGGCTCAACCCCTCAGAAGCCTTTTGCTGTTATGCCTTGACATAAAAGCCGCCGATCAGATAAGCTACAGTATCGGCCTCAACCTCGTCCCATGTTTTTAGATAAGGCACATTCTGCATGGTAAATACGATAAACATGTTATCAAATCCTCCAAGTAAAACCTCCAAAAAATGTTATTTCTGCATCTTCCAAATTTTGTAATCTTCGGCAGTCATAATCTTATACCCGCCGCTAACCTTAACCACTACTTCTGCTCCAGTGGCCTCTTTTTTTGCGTGATAGCGGGAGATATACAAGCCGCCCCGGGAGTCCTGCCCAGTTTTATTCATTTTTTTTGCCTCCTGTTTTTTTGTTTTTTTGAACTGTCTATATAATACCAGGCACAAGGCCATTTTTCAATAGTCATTCTGTATAAAATTAAACTTGATTTTTTGTGCAATATGCTAACATTATAAATAATATAAAAATGTGCGTGCGATTATACTATATCTTTTTTATCTTGTCAAGTAAAAATTTCTCGGCTGTTTTTATGCAATATATACAAAGATTATTGCCATATTATACCAATGCCTATAAAAGGCCAAAAACGGCCCTGGAAAACGATTTTAGAACAAAGGCCAAATTATATGCCCTATGCCCTAAAGTCCATTTTTTATGCAATCTGCATTAAATTGCATCATACTATATTATATATTTTAGTTATTATTACTATAACATAAGCAAAACTATGCAAAGTATACAAAGATAGCGGGGAATATTGTTTAATATGTATATTGATATTTTAGTTTAGTAAAGATATGGCATGGATTGGCAAAGATTAAAAATGTTATAGGCGAGTATACAGAATTATATATCAGTTATATTTATTATAATGAATAATATTTGATTTATCTTGGTTATATATTTTATTATTGATTATATATTTTTGATGTTGGTTGTGTCTGGTATAGGTGATTGGGTGTGGTGTGTGGTGATAGATTAGGGGAATAGGTGAGGGAAAGGAAAATGGATGGAGTGAAATGGTAAGGAATTGGTGATGTTAATTTTAAGTATGTGATATCAGAATGATATCATTTTGATATTGTTTTGATGTGTGATTGAAACCATAACACCCCCCGTAACCTGCGAGGCCATTATAACCATATATTACCAGGCTTCTCGGGGTCTCCATCCCATTTTTCAAGTTGCTAAAAATTGCCATTTTACGGCCTATAATGCTATATTATATCATGAGTTTTGGAAATACCTGGTAAAATACCCGGGGGTTGGTTATGGCTAGCTGTTTTCTGATTGGAAGAAAATGTCATGGTAGCACCACCAATCACCACACGCCTAAACCCATCACATCTTTCACCGTCAACTTCACTAACCAATTCACCCCCCTCCCCTTATTCTCATTCTTCACCAGAATTAAAATTTACAAAAAATTTATAAAATATACTTGAAAAATTTACAATTTTATGATAAAATAATATAATATAAAATTTTTGGCTAACTCATCGCTTATTCTCTAGGACACGGAGATAATACGACGCTTTAGCCAAAAATTAAAAATATAGTTTAATTAAAAATATAGTTTAATTATTACTATCATATGGAGGGAGCAGCCAATGAAGAACCTGTTAGCCAAAAATAAAGGAGGATATTTATGGCAATAAATTATCTAACAGAGGAAAACATAACCAATTTGAAAACATTAATAGGACAAGAACTGAAGTACAAAAATTTGTGTGAATCAACAGGAGTTCCAGTTAAAAGCGGAGCTTCAAAGAGGGCACAAATTAAGGACTTACAAACTTATTGTTCTTTAACTATTCTTGAAAAGCCAACTCGATTTATTGTTGAAGAAGTATACGAAGAAGCGTTTAAAGTAATCAACGGCATTTCAACCAATAATAGATTTCAAGCCATGTTTGATGCCACTTTATATCACGCATTAATTAAGAATCATGGGCAACCGCTTTATGTATCTGGAATAGAATTAATCACTTTATTCCAAGAAGTTAATGAAAATTTCCCCATGACATTTGACAAGGAAGTAATGAAAAAATTAGGTAATGAATATCTCTATATGAACAGCATGACAGATATTGTTTATCGAGTGTTAAAACAGTGGACAGAACATAAATTAACTTCAATGGACGAGCGGGGCGTTATTAGGCTTGGGCGTGGATTTAGGGTATATAAAAAAGTACATGGCTCTAAAGGCGATTTTTATGTTAAATATGATGTGCCACAAACAACTAAAGACCATATAAATGAATTAGATCAGTTGTGTATGTCTATTTATAATAAAGTATATGAAAGGTGCTTCCCTTTTCTTCAAGAATCTTACATTCAAAAGAAATTGGAGAATAAAGAAAAAGTAAGTTATTTTATTCCTGAGTATAGATTGCGTCACTTTAACGAGGAACTTGATAAAGAAATATATATTGCAACTAATGGTGAATATTGCAGAATGAAAAGGGTTAAAGTTATTACACCACCAAAAGAAAGTTGGTTAAAAGAAAAATTAGCACAAATTTACAAAGAATATCCGACCCTCGATGAAATAACCAACGAAGTTTATAACAAGGTTTTGACTATTAAGCAATTAGATGATTTTACAGGAAACGAAAGAAAACTATATGCAAAAATGAATATAGATAAGAAGCCCGACTTCTTGTTTAAAGAAAAATTAAAAGAAATTGAAGAGAAGGAGAATCAAGATGTTTGATATTACAGAAGTGAATGAAAGAACGGCAAAAAGATATATAGAACACATCATGCAATTAGGATATAGGGCAAGTTATTTTGAAACTAAATATCAAAAAATAATTCACCCAGAACAGGATGATGTATTGGTGCATTATTTAAGAAAGGCCAAGGTAGTGTCTTGGTGTGAAGATAAGGATGTTGATATTAAACAGAATAGTGGTGTATATGCTTTAACATTTAATGATAAGACATTCTATGTTGACGAAACAGTAAAGACCTTTGCTACTAGACTATTACAACATAAAGAAGCATTGCAAAATAACTCTCATTACAATGGTAGGCTTCAAAAAGCATATAATGACTATATAAAGAAAACTGATAATAAAAACTTAGAGCCTAAAATTTATTTGTTGGAATACGGAATGTGTCACGAGGAATGCAAAGGTCATTTTAAACTTAGAAATATCATGAGAGAATACTTTTATCAAGAACTTGTTCTTAAAGCAGGAATGGGATTATACAATATGGAAGACACATTAAGGAAATTTTACACTAATTGGAGTTTTATTGATTTACATGGGATTTCATATGTGTTCAGTAGAATTTGTAAAAAGAATCCATATTATCCAAATGATTATGGTGTTGATGGTAGTTATGAAGATATCTCTTCGATGCAGAATTATTTTCATTGGCATATTCAACATTTTAAAGACACGCAAAATGCCGATAAAGAATTATACAAATTAATTTGTAATGCTTTATATAAGCAAGCAAATATATAAAAACAAAAGACCCAAGGACTTAAAATCCCTGGGTCTTGTTTTATTCTTTATTAGATTTATTATTCATTAGAATTAGGTACAAAATACTCAATAATTACTTCATCACGAATAACCATTCCAGTCGAAACTAAAACGTCAGTTGTATCCCCAAAATTCCAAGCAGTTGCATGCATAGTTGCATAGTTTTCTCCTATCCCAATAGATATCTTTGAAATAACAAGGGATTTCTCGTCAGTGTTGACAATAACCTTGCCCAATATTGTTCCACCCATCCAAAAAGCTGGAGGAGGAAGCAATATCCCAGTTATGTTCGTTATATTATTACTATATTTAAATGAATTGGGGGCTACATTATTTATTTCGGAGAAACCAAAGTTGGTATTTGCCGTTAATTTAACAAAAGTTCCACCTTCGACAACCATATGCCATTCACTATAGTTTTCTTTTTTCTGGGCAAGTTCCCATTTACCTCCACTTGGCTCAGGGATTGCTTGAATCGCTTCGTACACAGCGTTACTTGTAACAGCATTCATATTGCCTTGTTGTACTGAGTCAACAGGCTGAGGAATTCGCGGCTTTTGGCCAAGGATAGCGCCTACTGCCATTATTCAGCACCTCCTTGGCGGTTATTATTTAAGTTAGAGCTTTTGCCCCCCCCCCAGTGGAAGGGTAACTTTGTAAAATTTTGTTCATGTTATATCTCCTTTGATTGATTTAAGGCCGTGGCCTCTTTATTTATTTTTCATCCTTGCTTCCTTCATTCTTTCAGCCATCGCTTGCTTTTGCTCTTCAGTAAAATTTCTTTTAGTGGGTGGCTTGACGAAACGAAACCAATTACTTGGCACATGGGCTAAAATTGACCCATCTTCATTCTCTTTAATAATATCAACCTGTTCAGGATATTTTGCAGAAAATTCTTTTAGTTGATTGATAAATTTTCTTTCAGCGGTAAATATAGTACAATATTCTTCGCCTTGTATTCTTTCTACTGATGTTTCGTTCATTTAAGTTTCTCCTTCTTGCCTTTAGTATTATCCGATTCTTTCATAAGCCCATCCTTCACTTGTAGTATAATATATATTTTTAATACCCAAAGTTTTAGCAAAGCCCATACAAGCAGGACAGGGCCTTGCATTTCCAGTTGTTCTATCTTTCTTTTCCCTGTAAATAAACATATGCACTTTTCCAAAATCAATATCCATATGTTTGAGTCTAAGCATGGCAGAAAATTCTGCATGAAGGGAAGATTTAGTAAATTTTACATCAACATCATATCCACGAAGGCGATTGTATTCTTCTTGCAATGGATTTGTTTTGTTTTCAACATTCCATCCGACACTTAACACTTTGTTTTTATAAATTATGACACTGCCAAGTCTGGCTCGTTTGTTGTCGCTATATTGGCTTGCGTTTTTAGCAAGATTAAAATAATGGTTGATTCTTGTTTCAGTCAATCGGGGCAACGAGCCAGACGGCATTAGTATCAATTCCTTTCAGCCAAGATAAGTCAATTATATCATAATATAGGTAATTTGTCAAGTGTTTTCTTTTTCGGTTTCCATTTCAATAACTGTCATGATGCAATAATTGCTTAAGTCAAGTAGAGTATCTTGAATAGATTCGTCCTTTACTTTGCGTTCTTCTTCTGGCTTAGTGGCGAGAGATACAAGGCGATTATACTTGTCGCTGATACGAGTCAGGGCTGAGATGATACCTAGTTTTTGGTAGGTTTCGCCAAAAGAGTCGCCATAATCATGACCCTTAGAATCATAGAGTTGATTAAGAGATTTAACAATTTCAAGATGACGATTTACTTTTTGTTCTCTAGTCATAAAAACACCTCAATTATAACTTTGATATTCTTCTGTTTCAGTATCTTTCCATCCAAATGCTCTATCATATGCTTTAATATCTTGCCAATATTCTTGTAGAGCAAAAATTTCTTCTTTTTTTGTCGGATGACGAACAAACTCAAGTTGGCATTCGTTTACCCAACTCCATCCATAAGGTCTTTGACTGCTAGACCAACATCCTTTATATTCCCATTCGCCCTTGGAGTTATAACATTGTGGATTTAGATGTTTTGGGATGATAATAGAATAATCAAGTAAATTTTTAGCCCATTCTAAAAAATTCCCATTATTATCATACCATGCTGAAACAGTTCCGCAACGTTGCCAATAGCTGCCGGTGATTTGCACTAAAAGTTCATATCCTTTTACTTTTTCGCTTTTAATAGGTGGATACCGCATTTCATTATTAGCAGGAACAATTCGACAAATATCGCCAATTTGATAAGTCTGTCTTTTATCGTAGGGTAGTTTATGGTTCATATTCATCCTCACTTTCTTCATTTACAAAATGTACATCACAACCAAATTCTTCTTTAAGCACCTTAATTGCTTCTTGTGGTGTGATATAGAAAAATTCTTTATGCTTATTTTCTTTGTTTACTCGTTTATTATCAAAGTATTCATGGATTTTTGTTTCAAGTTCAAAAGCATTATCACTAAATACAAGGCCATAGCATTTGAATGGGAATGGGACACTGGCGCTTGAAAGTTCGCTAAGGCGAACTAGTGGATTCAAACGCCTAGTTACGCCAAGCTTACAACAATCTGGCATGGCTTCAGTAGCAGTAATATATAAATACCCGGCTTTACTATTACAGATTCGATAGTCTACATCTGCTTCACGCTTGTCAATTTCCTTCAGCTTGGCTTCAAATTCTTGGCGTTCTTGTTCATTAAGCGCCTTTGCGAGAGATTGTTCATACATACGGCGTTGCTTTTGAAGTTCAAGTTTTGCCTTTTCGGCTTCAGCCAATAATTTTTCTTGCTCTCTTAGTTTGCGACGCTCTTCCTTGATTCTTTCTTTTTCTTTTACTTTAGCAATCTTTTCATCAAGTTCAAGATACAGCAATTCAATACACAAGTCCAAATATTTTTGATTGATAGAAACCCCCATCAAAGAAGATTTTTTGTTAATAGTTTGAAATTTATTCCTAATCAATTCTTCGGTTTTTGCAATATTGCTTGATGTTGCCACTTTCTTTTTGTTATTGTAGTAGGTATTAAATCCAATTAACAAATTTTCGCAAAAAGTTTTCTGGAATTGGCGACCTTTCGATTCAGAACCATCAATACGATATACTCTTGTCGTGATTATTGCAAGATTATCGCCAAGTAATTTGGCAATAGATTGTTGCACATTATCTTTCTTGAAGGTAATATTATCCAATAGCCTAAATCTTGGTTCATATGGCATATTCAAATCTTGCATTGTGATAATGCCTTCTGCGATTCCAATTTCTTCTTGATATTCTTTTAGTTTTGTTTCTAAAGCAGATAAATTGTCTTGAATTTTGCTCAATTTTTGAAGTTTAGATTCAATTTGAGAATTTATACCTTCCAGTTGTTTGGATTGATTCTCGATTGAATTTTCAATTAAATTGATTTGTTCTTCAAGTTTGTTTTTTCGTTGTCGAAGAATTTTGTTGAACATTGAATCACTTCCTTTTCATGTATGGCAATTATACCACACTTTTTGGAAGAAGTCAAGAGGTGTTTTTGTTTTTTTATTTTCATTTGGCACAAAGTTTCTTTCTTTCCCCACACCCCTATCTATTTTCAAATATATTATTATTTTATAATATTATAATATAAATAAATATATATACAAAAATATATTATAATATATAAATATATAATATATTATACTTGACAAATTGAGTAAAATATGTTATAATATTAATTAATAATTCTTTATTATTTGATTATTTTTCTTTTGGTTCTTTTCTTTTTGTTATAAAATTACATATTGATAAATTCTGTAAAATGTGGTATAATGTATACATTATCAAGAAAGGAGATGAAATGATGATTTGGTTTGAAATGAGCTATAATAAACTAGATAAATTATTTTCTTTTGAAATCGAAGATGAAGAAGAAGTTTATATAGAAGAGGAAGATGAGTAATGGATTTGACATACAAACAATTTATTGATAATATATTGCAAACTCGTGGTAGATTTGATTGCGGAGAAGAATATCATGAACGTCATCACATATTGCCGAAGTGTATGGGCGGTACAAATGATGAAGAAAATTTGATTGATTTGTTCGCAAGAGAGCATTATATAGCACATAAATTACTTGCTTTAGAAAATCCGCACAATGAAAAGTTAAATTATGCTTTTTGGTGTATGAGTCATTTGTCTGATAAGAACCAAGAAAGATATGTTGTAACTTCTGAAGAGTATGAACAAGCTAGAATTATTTTTTCAAGTTTAAGGAAAAATGCTAAGGTTTCTGAAGAAACAAGACGAAAGATGTCAAAAGCACATTCAGGAGAAAATAATTCTTTCTTTGGTAAAAAGCACTCAGATGAAGCAAGAAAGAAAATAAAAGAGGCAAGAGCAAAATAAGTGATGGTTAAGGGGAAAAAGAGGTCTAAAGAATCTAGGGAGAGAATGTCAAAAGCGCAAAAAGGTAGACAAACCAACGAGAATCATCCACGAGCAAGAAAAGTATTTTGCGATGGAATGGTCTTTGGATGCATAAAATTTTGTGCAAATTATTATGATATAAATATTAATACTTTAAGCGCTTGGCTTCGTGGCATAAATCCTATGCCAGAAGAATTTAAAAAGAAAGGATTAAAGTATTGTCAGGAGAGTTGATAAATAATGCCACTAGACAAACAGTGCTATATTTTTTCCATTGGAACAGACAGTTTCTATGATGAAAAAGAATCGTATATTCATGATAGAATGACAAAGTTATATAAATTATTATGGAAAGGCAAACCTAAAAACAATAGAAAAACAAAGGCGAAATCAAAACAAAAAGAAATTCCTGAATGGAAAAGAAAGTCAGTAAATCGAATTTTGAAAAAAGAAAAAAATAAATTGATTTCTTTACTAGAAGAAAAAACTGGAACTGATATTATTCGCCAATTAAAAGTGAAAGATTTAACTGATAAAAATATTATTTCTTTATTTGAAAGCGACTTGACTCGTTGCAGCAATATTAAAACAGGCGAACTTTCAACTAAATTGTTTCAAGTTGAATTTTATTTTTATCAAGTTATGGAGAATTTGATTAAGAACGGATTTGATTATAATGGTGAACATTATGTTTACTTTTCTTCTTCTGCCGGGTCTATCCGCAAGCACCGTGGGTTTTTTATTGAAGAAAAGTTATATAATCAAATTAGACCGACCTTGACTTGTGGATTGACTTTAGATAGAATCAATGAATTCGGTGGATGTGTAGCCAATAAGTGGCTGGCTTATCTTGCGCTCAGTAGCTCTGCAACAGAGATTTGGAAAGATTTTGAGATTGACAAAGCTATTGTTTGTGATGATTATGAAATTCAAGTCTTTGGCGATATGGATTATATTGATGCTTCTGATTATTCGGTAACAAGAAAATATACAAGTGTTGGCATTCCAATGAATGATGGTGTTGGTATGATGATTAGTGGCCCAACTCGCGTTATTCGAGGCCCTTTCATCAAGGGATTGATGACGCAATTTGATTTTCATAAGTTCTTGAAAGAAAAGTGTAATAAAGAACAATGGATTGTTTCAGATATTTATGGAACGCAACACAATATTATTGAAGAAGATATACAGTATATCTTAACTAAAAGTCAATTTAAGATGGCGAAATATTTTACCGACTGGAATGAGTATAAACGAAATTTCAAGAAATACGGATGCACAATGGGTTGGTGTAATATGGAACAGCCATATGTGCCAAAAGCCAGAATTAATTATCAAATGCTTAATAGTTTGCATGATATGACAGACGATGAAATCAAGAGATTGCTTGGAAAGACGATAGAAGAAATTGAAACAATAGGTCAAGATTATCAAACTACAATGAGATTACTTGGAGCAACCGAATACAACAACAATCTAAGCTGGTTTCAAGAAGCATTGATGATTTACCCTGAATTATTTCGTGACCCATATTGTCGGGATATTTTGCGTGATACAAAGAAGAGTTTGGTCAAGCAAGCAAAAGGGGGCCGCCTTAGAGTCAACGGATACTACAGACTTGCTTCTCCAGACCTATATGCTTATTGTGAAAGATTGTTTCTTGGCATTGAGAATCCAAAAGGATTACTGGCGAACGGCGAAGTTAGTATCAAACAATTTAAACACGGTGAAGAAGTTGACTGTTTAAGAAGTCCACACTTGTATTTTGAGCATTGCTTGAGAACTAATAATCGTTCAGAAGAAGTTGCCAAGTGGTTTACAACAGAATGTATTTATACAAGTTGTAACGATTTAATAAGTCGGGTATTAGCCTTGGATTGGGACGGCGATATTCTTCTTGTTACCAATGATAAAACAATCAAGAAGGTTGTAAAAAGAAACCAAACTGATTATGTACCTTTGCTTTTTGATATGAGAAAGGCAGAGCCAGTACAAATCAATGGCGATACGATTTATCAAGGGTTAATAGCCGCTTTTAAATATGGCAAAATAGGGAAATATAGCAATGATTGCACTAAGATTTGGGGAAAAGGTCAAATAAATAAAAATAGTTTGAAAGCGTTGAAATTATTGGTAGCTGAAAGCAACTGGTCTATTGATGCAGCTAAATGTTTATATATGCCTGAAAGACCTCAAAAAGCAAAAGAATTAATTGCTGAGTCAACTAAAGGGAAACTACCCAACTTTTTCATCTACGCCAAAGACAAAGAATCTCATCAAGTAGAAGCGCCAAATGATTCAACAATGAATAGAATTGCCGCTTCTATTCCGGATTCAAAGATTAGATTCTCAAAATCTATCAGCAAATTCGATTATCGCATGTTGATGAATCTTGATTATGGCTTCAGTATATCATCTGACAGCAAAATTATCAAGTCTTATGATTATTGGAACGCAAGAGTGAATGAATTTGAAGAAGATAAGGCTATAAAGAACCAAGATATGTATAAATACAAGAATTTAAGAAAGAAGGTTTTAGAAGAATCTGGCGAAGACATTGAATATATTGTAAATACTTTGGTTGCTTATCTTTACACTGTGCGCAAAACTTCGGCTAAGAAAGGGCTTTGGGATTCTTTTGGGGATATTATTCTTGAAAATTTAAAAAAGAATTTGGAAGGCAAAGGAAGGATTTGTCAAGTTTGTGGTAAGCGTTTTGTTCAAAAAAGAGCAACTCAAAATTATTGTTCAACAGAATGCTATGATAAGGCAAAAAATCAAAGAGAAATTGAAAGATTTTGTCACAAAAAACAGTGACTGAAGCCTTATGAATACCGGCTTTTCTAAGATATTTCAATATTTAATTTTGAAACAAATAGGGAAGAATTTGATTGAGGGAGAAAAATGAAAAAAACAAAAAAACCTAAATTTACAGAAACTGAAATTATTAAAGAAATTGCAATTAGAACAGGATTGCCAATCAACGCCGTTTTTCAAGTTGTGAATATTTACCATGATATTATCATGGATTGTGTCAATAATGGGGTTGAAGCAGATATGGGCGATTTGGGCGTGATGGGATGGAATTTAAAGCCTCCACGCAAGGGTGTTGTATATTATGATATATACACTAGAAAGCCACTACCACCTAAAGATGTGCCTGGATTTTGGTTCCCAAAATTTGTTCCGAAAAGAAAGTGGAGGCTTGATTTAAGGAAGATGACCGAATTTTGGAAAGAGGATAAAAAAGGAGAAAACGAAGAAGATGCCGTACACAAACAGTGATAAAAATACTGAAAAAGAATTTTATATTGAACTGGCACGATTATTGGATGTGACTGTACCAACTGCCAAGCGGTATTTTGTTGATGGTGTTTATGAGGCGATTGTCCGATTGGCATGGGCAAGGGGTAAATGCACAATTCCACATTTTGGAACAATCACTTTGGTAAATGAGCCTGAATATTTTCAGACCCAAATTGATGAAAAGGGTGAAGAAGTAATTTACAAAGTACCAGCAAGAGATAAGCCAGTATTTACGCCACATGACACTTTCATTAACGATGTAAATTTTATGGGAGTAACAAAAGCATATCGAAAGCGTGTTAAAAAAAATCAACTTACTGGTATGGACTATCGAAGACAACAACGAGCGACAGAACTTGGCGAATTTGGTTCAAAATCTCAAGAAAGACTTGAAAAAGCAAAAGAAGATTTTCAAGAAAAATTAAAGCAGAAGAAGGAGGCAAAAGCCAATGCAAGCGATGAAACGAATGGAGAATGAATCTTATTTGGCTTTTGCCAAAAGAGCAACTGAAGCACTACAAGATGGATTGATTGACTATGATGAATGGGGCGAAACTGTTCTAGGTGAGAATATTTATAGTCAAGAAAATACTCGCCGTTGCGCTAAGTTCTTTAGTCAATTTATTCAAAATCTAGAAAATGATGAAATTGAAGCGATTGATGATAAAGATAAGGTTGCTGAAATCAAGAAGGCAATGGAAGAGCTTACTAAAGAACGCAAGAAACTACAAACAGTAAATAGCGAAGCACAAGAGTATTACAGAACAATTGGTAGGAATGAACTTTTTAATGAAAAAATTGTAGAAGCTATTGGTAAGCTAAAACCAATTGAAATTAAGAAAATTCCTATTACCTATCCCCTTGAAACTACTGGGCTTTTACTTTTGGCTGACCAGCACTACGACAACAACTTTGAACTTAAAGGGTTGTTTGGCGAGACAATCAACAAGTACGACAAGGATATTTTCAAGCAACGCATGGAGCGTCTGCTTGGCATGATGGAAAACGATAGGTTTGATTATGACAAACTTGTAATTGTTTCATGTGGCGACGCCCTTGAAGGTATGCTTAGAATGACTAGCCTTCAGAAACTTCGTGGAAATGTGATTGATGACGCTATTGAATTTGGAGAATACATGGCTAACTGGCTTTGTGCCGTTGAAAGGCGATTAGGCGTACCAGTCATGTTTAGTATTATTTCTGGCAATCATGATGTTGTTAGAAATTTAACTCAAAAGCCAGAATTTCCAGAGGAGACGCTTGCTAAAGTAATCCATAAAGTGATTGACTTGAGAATTAAGATATCCAAGTTGGAAGCAGGACTTAAAGAAGACTCAATTGAAGTTACTATTGAGCCTTATAGTGATGTATACTATACAACTATTCATGGTCAAAATATCATGGTGGCTCATGGCGAGAACAACTTGGAGGATTTAATTAACTACTATGAGAATTACTATGGTGTAGAAATTGACACTCTTTATGGAGCGCATCTTCACAAGAATGAATCAAGACCTGCTGGTATTGGCGAGACGGGAGATAGAGAACTTATTAGAGTCCCCTCTATTTGCGGAACCAATACATATGCAAAGAAAATTCTAAAACACAGTCGTGCTGGAGCTTATTTTGCACTATATAGTGATTCTGGTAAAGAGTTGAGCAAGGTTTATTATTTGAACTGATAAATTTGATATATTTAAATAAAAGCGGGACAGGAAGTAGCTACCTTGCTAAGTGCCCTTAACGCTTGGCTAACTGCTTTAATATTTATCTTATATAAAATATAGGAATTAACCAATCGCATATTACAAAATGTTGCAAAGGCAAACGAAATATTGCCAGTGGTTATCATTGGCAGTATATAAATAATTAAATTTATGAAAGGAGGCCACACTTTGTATCCAACTGTTGGCAAAATTCCAACTAAAGAATAGAAAGGATGGCGATCAGGCCAAGGCCCAAAGAGGTACAGCTATATCTATGGTAAGTGGCCTAAAGCCAAACTGCCATACAATTTAATAATGGATTTGAAAGGGTAGGGATTGTCTCTACCCTTTCAAGCTAAGGAGAATAAAAATGAATAGAATGATTGAATTATATTGCCCAAACTGTCAAACAAGCAAGTCGTTTTCTAATTTTCATAACCATATTTTAGTTGGCAAGAAATTTTTGCCATATTGCAAGTCTTGTTGTAGCAAGAAATTGAAAGAATATATTGTAAAAACAAAAGACGAAGGCGCTGGCTTGTGGTGCTTATTAGCTGAACTGGGAATACCTTTCTTAAAAGAAGTATGGGAGCCAACTAAGAAAATTGTTTTAGTTTCTACTAATGCCGGAAGAAAACCGGATTTGTTTTTGACTTATGTTAAGACAGTAAAAGAGCTGGGGCTTGTTTTGGAAGGTTTCTGGCAAAGTGATATGATGCTTGATGATTTCATTGATATTAGCAATGATGAAGAAAGTGAAGAAGTTAAGATTGATTGGGAAGAACAAATTAGAGTTTGGGGAAAGTTTGTTAATTCCGATGGAGAATTAGATGAAGAATCTTACAACTACTTAAATTTTACTTTCGAAGATTATACCAAAGATTTGATTGAGATGGACGCTAATTTAATTCGCCGCTATCGTGATTTGTCCAAGGCAGAGTTAGGAAAAAGAGAAGCTGACGAGAGTGGCGATATTCAAAAAATTGCTAAAGCTCAGGATATTTTAAACAAGCAGCTGGCTTTGCTTAACTTAAATGAATTTAAAAGCCGCAATAAAACCGATGAGCAACTTGCTTTTGAGAAAAGAGTAGCTATGATAGAGTATACCAAGCCTTCTGAATGTGAAGATTTAAAAAAGTATTTAGATGCAGTTGGGTATGAAAAAGAAAAAGGGCTAATGATGAGAAGTATAAGAAATGCCATTGCAGGGACTAGGGATTATCCTGATATTCCCAAGGAGGAAATAGGATGAAGGCTCGTATGGGTGGAATTAAACGAGCAAAAATGGCTGAAAAAATGTTGGGTGTTAATAGCTATGCAGAGGTTTTAGAAAGAGAACAAGAAGAAAATGTAATAGAATGGTGTACATTATACCGTAAAAATTGGGACATATATGCTGAATTGCATTTGGGATTAAAATTAAAGCCATATCAAAGGGTCGCTTTGCATGAAATAGGTGTGTCAGATACTTATTTTTGGAGAGCTGGCCGTGGCGGCGCAAAAAGCTTTGTAACTGCAACTGCTGCAATATGCAAGTTAATGTTGTATCCAAATTGTTGGATAGTCGTTACTGCTTCAACAGTAGACCAAGCGAATGCAATAGTAGAAGATAAAATAGAAAATGAGTTAATAAAGAAACTGTCACCTTATTTGCTTTATTATTATGAGCAAGGATGGCTTGAAATCAAGAAGCCAGGTGATGGTTATATTGTCAAAAATCTATTAAATAATTCTATTTTGAGAGTTTTAGCGCCTGTTGAATCTAGTAGAAGAAGTCGTTCTAATTTTACAATTTATGATGAAGCCGCAGTCATGAAGAAGAGTAGTATAGACCAAATTTTTGAAGGTATGCTTTATCCTAGACAGCCTGTATATTTAAGCAATCCTAAATATAGCAACAATCCAAGATGGCTAGAAGAATCCAAATCTATATATTTAACTTCTTCTAAGTATAAGTATCAATGGTGGTATAAAACATGGAAAGATTGTGTAACTGGTTACTATAATGATAAAAAATCAAAATATAATGTATTTGCTACGGATTTCTTTGATAATATCGAAAATGGATTGAAAACATGGGGTGATTATCGAAGAGCTGTTCGCACAATGAATGAATTTGATTATCGCATGGAGCTGTTAAATGAGGCTATTGGTGAATCAGAAGATGCTTTCTTTTCATTTAAAAACTTTAAAGAAAACCAAGTAATCGAAAAATGCTTCAGGCCACCAAATTTAATGCAATTATATACCCAACAAGATTTAGGGAACAAATCGAAAGAAAAAAATGAAGTTCGTTTAATTATTTCTGATTTTGCTTTCGCCAATACAACTTCTCGTGAAAAAAATGACAATACAATGATACTGTTCATGTCTTTACATTGGAAGAAAAATCGGTTTGAAAGACATATAGATTATTTAGAAGGTTTCCCTGCAAGCGATTCATTGGGTGCCGCTGATAGAATAAGAAGTCTTATCTATGATTACAATGCTGATTATTATATTTTGGATGAACTTAAGTCCCCTTTTATAGCAATATGAAAGGAAAAACACATTTAATTGCTGAAACGCTCCAAAGACCAATATACTACAACATAAGGATGAAACAAGCCTAAGTGTGAAAGTTACGAAAGTAGAAAAAAATATTGGTATGGTGTATGGTTAAATCCTAAACACTATTTAACGGGAAATCAGCAGCCAAGCCCCGAACAGGGGAAGGTTCAACGGCCATCCCGAAAGGGAGTAGACTACAAGCGATTGGTAGTCGAAATGGTGTGCATCCTTAAAGGATGAAGATATGGTCTGAACTTATATGAAAATATAAGAAGGAGAGGAGTAGCGTCCTTTTATAATTACTTTTTAATTAAATTATATGTGGCTTTGGACAAAGAAAATAGAACTTGTAAAGGTTATCATTTTAAAAGATTAGTATAATTCCGAAACAATTTGTTAAGGAATGGTGGCGAAGCATTGTTTAATTATATGACAATTCCAAAAGAGAATGAGCAAAGAGGAAACTATTGGGATGTTCATGGACTAGGTTTGTCCTCAAAATACCAAATTGTTCCTTCTGGAAAATTAGAAGACCTTCGTTCTCGTGTGGTTGATAAAACGCCGATTCAGTGTATGATTCCAGTTACTGCTACTGCTGATACAAACTCAATTATGTGGGCTTCTTTAAAAAAGCAACTAGAATGTAACAATATAAAGTTTTTAATTAGCACTCAAGATAGACAAAATTTACTTGAAAATACAGGTGAATATTTTGATTTGACTAGCGAAGAATTGGCAAATGAATTGTTACCTTATGGTCAAGTGGATTTATTGATTCAAGAAGCAGTCAATCTAAAAGCAGAATTTAGAAACGATAAGATTAAACTAACAGAGCCTCGCTCGGGAACAAAAGACCGTGTAATTGTATTGTCTTATGGGAACTATATTGCTGATTTGATTGAAAATGAATGGAATAAACAGAATCAAACTCAAGAATATGATATATCAGATATTCAGTTAGTATTTTAGAAAGGAGGTAGAAAATGCCAGAAAAACTATTAGAAAGAAGTCAAGTTGAAGAAGTAATTCAATTCGCACAAGATTTATGGGCAATAGAAAAATATGGATACTATTCTCCATGGACTCAAAATCAGCTTTTAAACAATCTTAACAACAATCCTAAAACACCCACTTATAAAAGCATTGTAGAAGCATTATCTTCATATAAGCAAAATTCAGACAATTTACAAGATTATATGGAGTTTATGCAAAAGTTTGATATGATTTTTGCTAGAACTCTAATGTCTTATGTGAATATGCTGTCTTTTGACTTAACCATTACTTGCAAGAATGCTTTTACTAAAGAAGATTATCAATCAAAAGAATATCAGGATGATAAAAAGAAAATTTATAAATTCCTTGATGCTTTTGACTATAAAGCTGAATTTAGGAAAATGCTACAAGAAATGTTAAGGCATGAAGTTGTATATACTTGGTTTAGAAAGACTAAATGGGGCAACAAGGGTATGAAATGTGCTTTACAAATGATGCCACAGAATAGATGTTTATTGACCGGGTACTGGGAAAAAGGTTTATTATACGATTCATATTTAGAGTCGGCATATATAGTAATATGTATGAAAAATAACTAATTGAATTGCTGGAAAGTCCTGAAAGCTATATTGGCTACAACATAAGAATGAAATAAGTCTAAGTGTGAACGCTTGAAAACAATATGGATTGGGTAATCAGCAGCCAAGCCCCGAACAGGGGAAGGTTCAACGACTATCCCGTAAGGGAGTACACCGCAAGTGATTGGCGGTGGAAGTGGTTAGTATCCTTATTAAAGGATAAAGATATAGTCTATTCTCTTGTGAAAGCAAGAGGGGTTCTGTACCCGATAATAAAGTAGCGTTTATTATTAAATAAAAAAGTTTGATATGAATTATTTTCTTCAACCTGGAGTAGACATTGATGGCTTTGACCCTGCTTTCAAAAAATATTATAATAATGTTTTTGGTGAAAATGTAACACCTTGGAATTATGTACCTACAAATCCATTATCATCTCATGATGGAACATTCGCATTGTGGACGCAAACTTCACCTGAAGACGGAGCCTTCGCATTCAAATTCGACATGAGTAATTTTAATACAACGCCATTTCTTGCTCCATTCTTAAAAAATGCTGTTAGAAATGATGAGATTGCAATGCTTCAATATAATAAAGACATTGCTTCTGCATATGGTATTTTGGCTGGTGAAATTAAAACATTTGATAACGCCGGTTCAGGTACAGTAGCCAATCAATTTACTATTGACCCAAAAATAGTAAGTATACTTATGAGCAAGGTAAAGCAAGGTTTACAAGGCGTTGGAAACGAAGCAAACACCAAAGCTGTTGCTATGCCTGTTGAAAATATTAAATGGTTCCAGTACAAAGATGAAAATCCAGATATGTATGGGACACAACTTTCTGCTTCTGCCGGTGCTGGTTCAGGTATTGGTCGAATTATTTATTCAAGTGATAGAATGAGCAATGCAGAAATTGAAGCTGGAATTATTGACCAATATAATACTGTTAAGCAAGTATACAGCCAATTTAATAACTTTATGGATTTCTTTGCTAATAAGTTGACTCGTCATTATAAATTTTCATTTACTTTTGATGGGTGTTCTTATCCATTTGAAAGAGAAAAAAGGTTTGAGAAACTTGTAACCATTGCAGATAGGGGTTTGGTGCTAGGCCCCTCGGCTTGGGCTAGTGCCATGGGATACAAACCCCAAGAATTTGAAAGATTGCTTGAAGAAAGTAAATTCAATGGTTGGATTGATAATTTATCTCAGCTTATGATGAATATTAACACGACCAAACAAGAAAGTCAAGGCGGAAGGCCACAAAAATCTACTGGCGAATTGACAGATTCAGGCGAGTCAAGCCGGGATGGAATAAATGGATTATAAAGAAGGTGAAAAAATGATTGTTTCGGAATCTACACAAAAAGCATTGATTGAAATTATTGGTCAGTGCTTCAGAGAAAATAGATATTTGGATAGACTTGTTTCTATTCTTGGTGTAAAATTTGCTTATAATAACACAGCTGATTTGATTCATCATGGCATTGCTCATTATTTTCCTATTTTATCAGATGAAATTGGTGAAAAATGTCTTGAACGATATAATATTCCTGTTTATTATGAAGCCACCCCTTCTGGTGGTCAAGATTATTCTTCAGTTAATGAAATTATCAAAGACCTTGAAGGAAGAATGATTGATTTCCAAAGCGCACTAATGGGTGTTTGCAAAATTGCTCAAGATAATAACGATATCCATGTTTATGTAGATATGCTTGATATGCTTGAAGATTTTAATAAAATTGTAGAGCAAGCAATTCTATTAAGTGATAAAATTGATATATATGGTACAAATCCCAGCATGGACGCACACATTAAAGAGCATTTTTGGATTTTAGGTAAGGAAGATTAAAATATGGTACGTTTAGGCACACCTGATAATATTCAAGATTTTTTTATGACAGATGATAATGAAGTCATTTTCCGTCTTCATCAAGCAGGACATCAACCTGTATGGAAAGATTATGATTGCGTCTTTTTTAAAAAATCTAATAAACTTATTAAATTACTTAAAAAGCTAGATATTGACATTCAAGATTAACTTATTGAAGGCTTTTATATATAAGGAGAATTGTTATGAGTGAATTTCAAGCCATTAAAAATCCTGCTGAAGCAAGACATTTGCTTAAATTAGGCAATCCTATTGTAGATATTGCGCCTAAGAAAGAATATGGAAAAGAAAATGAAACTGTATTCTTTTTTAAGGTAACTGATAAGTTATATCAGGATTTAAGTTGGAAAAAGTGAAAGGAAGATTGAGTGAAAATGAGTGAAAAAATTTGGGTAGTTTATTGTCATATTAATAAATTCAACAATAAAAAATATGTTGGAATTACTGGTAAACCTGTCAATGTTCGCTGGAAAAATGGAAATGGTTATAAATCAAGTCCTCATTTCTATTCTGCAATTAAGAAATATGGCTGGAATAATTTTGAGCATAAAATATTGTTTAATAATTTAACCAGAATGGAAGCAGAGCAAAAAGAAAAAGAACTTATAGCTAAATGGAATTTAAAAGATAGAAATTTTGGCTATAATATGACAGATGGCGGTGAAGGGACTTGCGGTTATAAACCAACCGAAGAGCAATTACGGAAAATGTCAGAAAGATTCAAAGGAGAAAATCATCCTTTCTATGGGAAAAAGATGCCCAAAGAATTTTGTTTGGCGATTAGTCGTGGTAGAAAAAGAATAAAATTTAGCGAAGAACATAAAGAAAATTTAAGAAAATCTCGTTTAGGTCGCACCCTTTCTGAAGAACAAAAGAACAAAATTAAAGATTCTTCTCCATTAAAAAGAAAGATTATTTGTTTAGAAACCTTAGAAACTTTTGACAGTATAAGTGATGCCTCGTTTAAATTTGGGAAAGATGCCGGACATATTAGCGAATGTTGTTTAGGAAAAAGAAAAACATGGAATAAACTACATTGGATGTATTATGAAAAATACTTGAAAGGAGGTGAGAATGGTTGCGAAAAGAAGTAAAGTTCGAAAATGATAGCGAATTAAAAGATTTTCAAGAGTATGATGAAAATAAATTAGCTATTGCTAAAATTTGTGTTTTATCAACTGCGCCCAACTCTCACCAATTAAATATTAGTGAAGAAGTTCTAAGACGAGATATTGGCACAATTCGTGGCAACTTTCTTGTTGCAGATATTATGTTTGGAGATGCGACTACGCATACTCCAAATGAGGTTCCGGTCGGTTATTTTCTCCCAAATGAAGATATTGAGTTTGAAGAAGTTGAAAAAGATGGAATGAAAATTGTTAAAGCATGGGCATATGCTGTTCTTTCTAAAAGATATGCAAATGCCGCTTATAATTTATTTGTTCAAGATAATCATCGAGCAACTTCTATTGAAATGACTGTTGAAACACCAGAAGACGATGAACATGAAGTTTTAAGTTTTAATGCCTTTGGTTCTACGATCTTGGGAAAGACTGTGGCTCCAAGTTGCAAAGATGCTGAAATAAGCCTTGTTAGATTTGCAGAAGAAGCCAATACTTTCTTTGATAAAAAAAGAGAATCTATTAATAGTCTTAAACAATTTGTAGAAGAAAGAAAGAAAAAAATGGTTGAACAAGAAAAGTATGTATCTCATCCTATTGATACTTCTAAAGAAGCTGTATATGAAGGTGAATGGAATGGGCAAAAAGCCAAGCAAGATCTTGTAAAAGAAAAGAATTTTAAAACTCTTGCACCTGAAGTTTGTATGAAACTTGAATCTGGCTGGGAAGACAGAGAAGTTATTAAACTTGGTTATCCTGTTATGATGCTTCATGATGGGAAATGGGTTTATTCAACTAAAGGTCTTTCTTCTGCTTTAGGATATGCTAGAAAAGAAAATGAAACTGCTGTTGTAAATAAAGTTGAAAAAATATATAAGAATCTTGGGTTAGACCAAGATGGAAAGGAGAAAGGTACCAAAATGGCTGAGAAAAATGCTAATTTTGAAATTGAAGGCCGAAAGGCTTGGGGAGAGGTTATTAAAAAAGTCCAAGACCATGAAGGTAAAGGTGCCTATGTAGACAGTATTGAAGATAATCATATTATTTATACAAAAGATAATGTGCGTTATCGTGTTGAAGCTGATATCAAAGTAGATAAAGATGACAAGTCTGTCGATGCAGATATCAAGTGGGGTACTGTAAAGAAGGATGCCGACCAAAAAATGTCTGATGACTATAATTGCAATGATGAACATAATCATAGCGATGATGGCGAGAACGGACTCGTAATGTCTGTTGATGAAATGAAGGCAAAAATGGCTAAAATGAAGTCTGAAATTGAAAACCGTGATAATATCATCATGGAGAAAGACAAGAAGATGGGTGAAATGGAAAAGGAGCTTTCTGAACTTCGTGAATTTAAGAAAACTTGCATGGAGAAAGAAAAGGCTACTTCCGTTGACGCTATTATGAATGAAGTAAAAGAATACATGGAAGATGAGCAATTCAAGAACCTAAGAGACGAAGGGCTTGCTTGCGAATTTTCTCAAATTGATGCTTGGTCTAACAAAGTCAAAGCATTTTGCTTTGAAAAAGGCAGAAAAAACACAAAGACTAATTCTACTATTATGACTTTTTCTGCAAATTTTGATTATAGCAATAAAAAGAAACCCAAGTCTGTTTGGGAAACACTATAAAATTATAAAGGAGATATAAAAATATGCCTAATACTCACGCTGTTGTAAATCTAATGCACTGTGCCGCTTGGGATGTGGATGCCTATAATATTGCTGGCATTTGTGCTTCTGATGTAGATAACGGTACACTACTATCTGTTGATAATATCACTACTAGCACCAAAACTGCCGCTGGAAATGTGACTGGTTTCCAATATACTGTAACGGTGCCTAGTGCTAATGCTACCGGTCTATGGATTGCAAAAACTCCTGTGCCTGGTACTTTTACCGGCCTAGATGCTCATGTGTATTCTGACCCTCGTTATTTCTATAATGAAGCTGGTCAGCCCATTTCTCTAGCTTATCTAGTTCCTGGCGTTGATGTTATCGAAGTAACTGCTGCGGCTTTCCAAGCTGAAAATGCACCTTCCGACCAGCCTACCTATACTTATGCTACCGTAAATACTTCTGGTGAGCTTGTGATTGCTAATGCGGCTGGCAATGGCACTACTTTTGCCCTACTCGGCACTCACTACATTGATTGCGGTCAGGATATTGTAACTTCTTATGTACTAAAGTGCATCAAGAACTAAGAAAAATATAGTATTGTAGTAAAGGAGATATAAAATATGCCTAAAGTTTCTAATGAAATTGTAACTTTCTGTGCAGGTAATGAAAAGACAACCAATTTCATTACTGCCTTCCAAGATTATTATGTACATACTCGTGAAATTAGAGATGGTATTAAGCTATTCTCTTATGACACTAATGTTTCTTATGATGAAAAGAGCAAGAAAATTTCTGACGCTTTCTTTGCAGAGGTAGAATCTCGTTCTGGCATTAAGCGCACTGCTGAAAATGCTCAGTCTTGGGCTTCCAATCCTAATGTCCAATGGGCGGCTATGGCTCTTGTAGACGTTACTATCAACTCTGTTCTACCCCTAACCATCAACCCCTCTATTGGTCTGTTTACCGACCTACGCTTTGTTTCTTATGGTGACATTGTGCATTATAAGGTTAAGCCTCGTACTCTATATACTGTAAGTCAGGGAGCCCACGGGGAACGCACCACTCATCGTCAACTAAAGGCTTCTGGCGACCTGATTGTAACCCCCAAGGAACATATTGTTACCGTATATTCTGATATGTTCAGTGTTCTAGCTGGTAAGCAAGACCTTGGCGAGTTCGTGCGCCTAGTTGTTATTTCTATGGAAACTGAAATGACTAAGGATGCCATGAATGCTCTAAACATTGGTATGGCTCAAGGCACTTATCCTGGTGCTCTTTCCGTCCAAGGTGCTTTCTCTACTCAACAGCTACTAACTCTATGTGAAACTGTTCAAGCCTACAACTATGGCGCAAAGCCTGTAATTATGGGTACTGCTACCGCTCTGGCTCAGGTAGTTCCTGATAGCTCTATCGGTGCTCGTATCAATGTTGATGGTATGGGTGGGTCCATTGGTATTCTGAAAGATTACTATGGCTACACCCTAATGCAACTTCCTCAAATCGCTGCTGGTGATTACACCAATTTCAGCCTAACCATGGAGCCTAATAGCATTTATGTTGTTAGCCCTGCTATGGATAGACTGGTTAAGGGTGTGGTCAGTAGCACTCTAACGAATTCTAATCAGTTCTATGATAACGCTGATATTACTCAGAACTATACCATGCGTAAGGACTGGGATTTTGTATTCGCTTCTGCCGCTTTTGGTGGTAAGTACGAAATTCAAGCTTAATTGAGATAGTATATTTCGGTGGCGTTGCTTTATAGTAGCGCCACCAATTAGAGTAAAGGAGAAAATATGGCTTATAATAAAAAAGTTACTAAAAAAGAAGACGCTGAAATTGAACTAAAGCAAGAACCTGCAAAAGAAGTAAAATCAAACGAACTTATTCAGGAAGAGACGGTTAATGTATCTAAAACTGAATTTGAGCAAATGAAGGCGCAAATGCAGATGATGATGCAAATGCTGTCAATGAGTAATTCAAATAGCAAGCCTGAAGAGAAGAAACAAGATAGATATATTACTTTTGTAAATATGACGAAAGGGCGATATGTTCTAAAAGGCAATTCTTTCTATACTATTGAGAATCAATTTGAACATCGAAAGTTCATTGAAAAAGAAGCCAGAATTATTGTGAACAATATGCCTAATTCAATCAAAGAAGGTAAAGTTTATATTCTTGATGCAGACTTTGTTAAGGAATGCGATTTGGATGGCGTTTATGAAACTTTGCTTAATGACAAAGAAATGATTGAACTTCTTAACAGAGAGCCAAGTTATGTTGCTGAGGTTTATAAGAATGCTTGCCCTGGGCAGAAGCGTATTATTGTTGATATGCTAGAAAACAAAAAACTAAACAATGAAAAAATTGATGCTAATATTCTAATGGAAATTGGCAAACTTTCTGGTAAAGATTTAATCAATATTGAGCCTATTGATATGGAATAGGAGGGGTGATTATGCCGACCCCGTTTGATACAATCATTGATTTGGCTTTAACGCTTATTGATGATTATGCGCTGATTAACTTATATAATCAAAAACAGCAAAAATTCTTTGCAGTTTGTGATAGTTATTTGATTGCGGCTATACCAAATTTTACTAGATGCAAACAAAGTTTAAGTTATGATGCAACTTTGAGACAATTTGATAATGAATTAACTGATTTAGAGATTAGTATTTTGGCTGATTATTGGATTCTAGCTTGGTTTAAAAAGCAAACACAAGACAGCAAGAAATTCAATGCCTTACTTCAATCTTCAGGCTCTTTCAAGTCTCACAGCGCCGCCCAAAACTTAAAAGAAAAAAATACTTATTTGAATGGTCTTAGAGAAAAGGTCAGCCAAAAAGTAACTGATTATCAAGCACAAGATATTGAAAGTCTTTCTTTTTAAGGAGGAAGACTATGACAAAAGAAAAAAAGATTAACTGTATTTTTTTAATTCTTGTGCAATTTGAGCAATTACAAAAAAACGAAGATGGAATTACAGAAGACAGTTATAAGAATTATCTCGATAGATTGAATGTATGGTATTTAGGTCAAGGTAATGAAGAAATTGGGTATATCATTGAAGGCTTGAAGAAGCTAGGTAAGCAAGCGACCCATGATACTGTTAAGCGTTCTGTATTCCATATTATTTCAATTTTAGATAAGGAGGTGCAATAGTGTCTTTACCATATTTTGAAAATGCAGTCGATAGCGGATATTTAAAAAACCCAAATGATTATTTTCGCAGTTTGCAACAAGCCGCTATAACGGGTTCATTTGATTGTACTTCCGCAAAATATACTGTGCAAGAGCAAGATGCTATTGGTGCTTCTACTTATCATAATATAGAAGTGTGGCTTGATTATATTGTTGGTACAACTTCAAGCGGGGTGAAACAAGGTATTGATTTCACGCAACTGATGTTTGAAAATATTGACCATGAAACATATCAAGGGCTGTATTATATTTTCGATGACAACTATCATATCTCTTATTTTTATAATAAATATGATGGTTTAGAAAGAGCGATTGCGGTTCGGAGATGTAATAATGACATGAAAATTGTAGACCCAGAAAATGGTGCAATTTTTGCTATCCCTTGTGTTATTGATTATGATATGACTTCACCAAGTCAACAAATTTCCAGTTATATTATTACACCAAATAACCATGCAGTTGTTATGGTACAAGGAAACGAAGATACATTGCGGCTATTTAAATTGAATACAAGGTATATGTTCAATGGTCGCCCATTCAAACTGTTGGCTTATCAAAACGCTTTAAATGAAAATTTATCCAATCAAAAGCCGACATTGCTTTACTTGGAATTGTATTTGGATGAATTACACGATAAGGACGATATTGCTAATAATTTAGCATATAATGGCGAATTTAACTATTCAATTAGTATAGATTCTGATAACATGAAACTTCAAAAAGGCGCAAATGGCAAGTTAACAGCAACAGTAACTGTAAACGGTGAAGAAGGAAGTTCTGATGTGGTTTGGAATAGCTCTGACCCAACTTGTGTTATTATTTCAGAAGATGGGCAATATAGTGTCATTGGGAATACAGGGACAAGTGCTGTTATTACTGCTGTATTGAAAGGGAATACTCAAGTAAGCGCTAACATTACGATTGAAGTTGTAGATTCAGAATTAGTACAGTCAAAGATTATTCTATCCCCAGCTTTTGACAAAATTCGCCAGTACGAAACTTTAACTTTTAATGTCGAAGTTTTATATGGTTCAGAAGTTTTGGCTAATGTGGATGAGGTCAAGGTTAGTTTGGATGGAAATGAAGAAGTTCTTACCAATCAATATCTTACCATAGCTAGTGATAATGGTCAATGGCAAATTACTGGCAACAATATTACAGGCGAAAATAATATCCAAACATTATATGTTACAGTGAGCAATGCCAAACCGGAAATCAATACAGCTGGTCAATTTAATATAAATGTTGTAAGTATGTTCGGATAGGAGGCGATTGTGATGTATAATTCCATGTCAATGCTACCAAATATTCCATATAATATTTTGACCTATCTGGCTAAAGAAGAACAGATACTTTGGAAATTATTGGCTTATAACAGCTATGATGCTTTGTCCAAGCCAGATTTAACATTTTCTGAGAAGATGGATTTGATTTGGAAGGAAGGGCCACAAGAACCTTATAGCGTATTTATGACAAATATTATTGATGATGCAATTCCTGAATCTAAATCAATCTTGAAAATTTACAACTATTACATTCATGCAAAAGATTTGTATTTGGCACCTACTGTTTATGCTTTTGATATTCTATATGGGCCAAAGATGTCCTTAGTAGAATATAACGGTATTCCTGTTTCAAGGGCCGATTTGTTTGTAAACAGGATTTTAACATTGCTGAACGGTGTTGAAGTTGGCGGTGTAGGCAAGCTAGTTTTCTTTGACGATATGTCGAGATATGATTTAGGGCGAACTGTAATTGGCAACTCTAAAACTTTTACAGGATACCAACTATTTCTAAGTGTGAATGTTGGCGACACTGGAAGGGATGAAGGTTGTGTCTATTAACGTTGATTTTTTAAAACGAGCTTATTTTGTTTTTGATGAATCCGTCCCTTATACTTTAAAGGATAAAAATAAAATATTTATCAAGCCTATTATGCTAAAAGATAGCGAAATTTTTTCGGCTAGTATAGATATTTTAAGAATAGATAAAAATTCTTCGCCTTCTATTGAAGTTATCCAAATGCCATATTTACAATTTATTTGTGATTGCTTAATGAATGAAGAGAAAACAGGTGAATGGAATAAACAGAAATTTATAAATATTATGTCCATGTGTTTGGGTTTAAATAATATATATATGTATAAAGATGAAAAAAATCGGCCAATTTTGGTAGATAAAGAAAAAAACATTGCGATTTCTTGTAAAGATTTTGATGATATAAAGGATATAATTCTTTATCAAAATTTTATTCATTATGATAATACATATATTTCGCCTGATTTCCAAAAAATCATGGATGAAACTTATGAACTAAAGACAAAAAATCTTGAGTTTCCGAATTTGGAAAGAAAAATGGCAATCATAACTATTAGGACAGGGCTTACAAAGAAAGAACAAATGGAGATGACTTTAAGAAGCCATGATTTGTTGTTTGAAGAAGTGGAAAATGAAATAGAGTTTGTTTCTGTTTATCCTATTGCTTGGTATGTTGGTAAGCAGAATGAAGTAAATCATTGGATTCATAAGAAGAAGTCTAACAAATTTGAAGAATATGTTACTGATGTAGATAAATATGCTCATTCAATGGGCAGTGATAAAAATGCCATTAAATCTTCTAACACTAGTTTAGGAGAATTTTATGAGCAACAAATTAAGAATTTTAATAATTAAGGAGGAAAATATATGGGTCAACACTTTTTAGCTGGCGTTGGCAGAGCACTTATTTTTAGAAATAATGCTCTAATTGGCGTGGTAAAATAAGCCATGCACATTTTGTGAAAAGTGTGTACTTTGGGTTAAATGCTGGCAATCCCTAAAGCTCATATACCTAAACAGTAGTTGGAAACGACAAGCTGAATGGTTACGAAAGTAGAAAAAAGTTATGAGATGACTATATGGTTAAATCCTAAGTAGTTAAACAATGGGTCTTCAGCAACGAAAGTCCTAAACGGTTACACCGCATGGAAAACGCTCAACGACTATCTCTTTGCGAGAGAGTAGGAGCAAGTGCTCCAAAAAATCCAACTTCTTAAAAATTCTATTGTCAATAAATAAAATAAAAAAGAAAGGGGGCAAGGTAATGTTATTAACTAAGAATGTTGATATTCAACTAACGGTTCGTAATATGAACTATTATAAAGAAAAAGGGTATGAAATTCCTATGAAATATAGTGACAAGTCAAAAAAGTACATACTAGATTCTTCTAAAAAGATTACTGTAAAAGTGGAAGATTTACCTGATTTTTCTCATGCCAAAATAACTTATAAATGTGATAAGTGCGGAGAAATATTTGAAATTGTATATTCTGATTGGAAAAGACGAAAGCATCAAGAATTAGGCGATTTCTGTAAAAAATGTACCATTAAAGCAAAATTACCATATATAATGCAAGAAAAATATGGGTATTCTAATGCGGCGAATGTACCTTCTATAATTGAAAAGAAGAAAGAAACAAATCTAAAGAAATATGGAACTGAGTGGGCAATTAGTTCTGAACAAGTTAAAAAGAAAATTATTGAGACATTTGAAAGCAAGTATCAAGTAAAAAATCCTATGCAAAATAAAATAATTAAACAAAAAGCAATGGATACAAATATTACAAGATACGGTGGAAAAAGTTCAATGTGTGATAAAAATGTTATGGAGAAGTCGATTGAAACTTGTTTGAAAAAATATGGAGTAAAGAATGCTTATCAATCCAAAGAAGTACAAGCAAAAGCTAGAAAAACTTTGTATAAGAACAATAGTACCCCAAGTTCTAAAGTTGAACAAAATATGTGCAATATTCTAAAAGATTTGTTTGGCGAAGATAATTGTACTCCTTGCTTTCCTGAAGGTAATTTTTCTTTAGATTGTTTAGTAAAAATTGAAAATGAAAAAATTGATGTCGAATATGATGGATTGTATTGGCACAAAGACAGAGGACAAATTGACGCCGCAAGAAATGCTGTTTTAATGAATTTAGGATATCGTATTTTGAGAATTAAAGGAAACAATAAAGATACGATGCCAACTAAAGAACAAATAAAAGAAGCTATTGATTATTTGATTAAAGATAATCATCATTTAGTATTTATTGACATGAACAAATAAGAAGAACATATAGTCTTATCTCATGTGAAAACATGAGCAGTTCTTAAAAGAACGGCATGAAATTAACGACTTCATGTGAAAATTATGCAAAAACACTAACAAATTCAACCTTTGATTTTAGTATCACTGGTGAGGATATTCGTGGCGGCTCTGCCAATGCTCTATGGGGCAAATATTTCCATGACAGCAATTTACAAGTTACACTTGAAGATGCAATGTTCAATCTTGAGTATATTGCTGCTTCTCTTGGTGTGAATGTACAGTCTGGTGGTATTTCTGTAATGGAAGAGGAACTAACTGCAAATGCTGGACAAACTGTTACACTATCTCAAAAGCCTATTGCCTTCGATGGTACTATGATTGGTTGGTATAAAAAGCCTACTGATAGCGACTGGACTATTGGTACTGTATCTACTCAACCTACTAATACCATGTCTATTCCTAAAAGTTCTCAAAATGAGGTATATTGCGTTAAGTATTTTTATAACAATGAAAATGCAAAGAGCATCACAATTAAAACACAATATGTGCCTAGTGAACTTCATGTAGTTATCCTTAACGACTTGTTTAGTGGTGATATTAACAATATTTCTAGCGCAACTCGTTATGGTAGACTAATCACTGATATTCCTCGCCTACAAATGGATGGATCTCAGAATCTGGCTCTAACCGCAACTGGTGCCGCCACTGTGTCTCTGACTGGTTCTGCGCTGGCTGTATCCACTACTGATAGTTGTGAGGAAGACCCCTATTACGGCACAATGACTCAAGAAATTTATGGCGAAGTATGGCAAGATGAAGTTGTAAGTCTTGCACTAGAAAATCCTGACATCGACCTTGGTGCTGATGGTAGTGAAACTCTAATTGTTCGTGCTGTGTTCGGTGGTAACATGGCCTCACAAAGAAAGGATAACAGCAACTTTACCTTTGCTGTTGAAACAACTCCTACTCCTGCCACTGGCGTGACTGTTGGCGAAAAGACTGGTGTTGTTACTGCAGCTTCTGCTACTAATGGCACTGCATTGGTGTCCGTAGCACTTACTGATTATCCTAATGTACCTCCCGCTTATGCGCTGGTAACCATTAAAGTTGATTAAACTAAATAGGGGCTTCGGCCCCTATTTTTTTATTATTGAAAGAGGTGAGAATATTGTGTGAATTTGTAAATAATAATATTTGTACCCTTACAAACAATGTATGTCCTTATATGTCGTTTTGTAATAGGTTGCATTGTTGGAAGCCTTCGCCATATATGCCAAAAGATTGCAAGATAAAGAAAAATGCCGAAATACCTAAAGGATATTATAAAGTTTGTTATGTAAAAAGAAATAAACTTTATGTGTCTATTGATGGTTATGTTGAAATTTTTGATAATCCTTTCAACGAAGTACCAACTTATGTTAAAGTTGTCAAAAAGAAGAACGGCGAAAAAGTTATCAAGAAATAATTTTTAGATTAAAGGAGAAAATATAATGAGCACAACATTTCTAAAAGAATTTGATGTAGAAGTAAATCAATATTTGACTTATGCACAAATTGTTCAAATTTCACAAGCTGTGTCCCAATTTACTAACTGGGCTGAACGCCAACAAAATATTGATATTTTGGTACTATTTCATGCTACTAATATGGGTAAAGAAAGAATTGAAAGCATGACACACGATGAAATGCTGACAAGTGGCCTGTTGGAAGCAGTGAAGAATAATGTTGTAAATTATTATCAAATTAAAGATTGTATTGATTATACAGATTCTATTCAACGAGCATTGAGCCAGATTGCGAAGAGATTGCCTGAAATTACAAACAACCTAAAAAGCCTGAGTGTGAAGAATGTCGATTTCAGCAAAAAATGAATCAGCTTTAAGAGCGGTGTTAATGCCGAAAATTAAAGAAGCTGTGGATTTATTTGTTCAAAGAATATGGAATGAAAATCGTGAACTTGTTAGAGTTTTAGTGTATGAAGCATATGACCCAGTTGACTATAATCGAACAGGTGATTTTAAAGAGGCTTGGGAAACCGAAACTAAAATGAACGGATTCAGTGGCAAGGTAGAAGGCTTGTTTACTTTTGCGCCAGATAAATTAACTCCTGGTGATAATACCCCAGGAAGCCCAAGATATGGTCAGCACGTGTCTGCTATTGATGGATTCTTGATGACAACATATTTAGCAGATGTAATTTATCAAGGATTAGCTGGCCCCGCCTTTGGTAATGGCGTTCGTGATGGTGCTTGGGCAAAAAAAAGAGATGTATGGCAAGAATTGAATAAGCGTGTAGGCGCAGTAAGAATGAAAAAAATGTTAACTGAATGCTTTGAACAAGTTGGATTAAATGTAAAACAATATGGTGCTTCATGGGAGAAAATAGTATGGTAGTTATGGGCATTGATGGTTCAACCAGTAGCTCTGGTTGGGCTATTTTTGAAACTGAAGGAAGCAAAAAATTAGATTCTGGTAGAATCCAACCAAAAGATGAAGATTGGCGAAATAGGATTGGGAAAGAATGGGAAATGTTCAATCAAATTTTTGAAAAATATCATCCAGAAAAAATTTATATGGAAGATGTGCCCATGAAAGATGGTAAGCCAACGATTTTAAAACTTGGTGCTGTTCAAGGTATGGTAATTTGTTTAGCGGCACAATATGGTGCTGAAATTAAATTTTTATTGCCTTCTGAGTGGCGGTCAGGTTTAGGATTATATGATGGAACAAGGCAAGGCACTCATAGAGAGGTTTTGAAAAAGAAGGCTGTTGAGACAGCCAATAAACTTTTTGGACTTAATCTGCTATGGGTGAAAGAGAAAAGCAAAAAGAATGAAGATGACGAAGCAGAAGCATTGCTTATTGCTTATAGTCAAATCAAAGCAAGAAAATTTGGTAGGCCAAAATCACAATAAAGGAGTGTGAGATATGGCAAAAACAAGAAGTAACTATTCAATTTTAGTTGATGTAGAACTTGATACTTCTAGCATCCAAAAGCAATTAGACAAAAGTGCTAAAGTTCAGTTAAATACAACCGATGCTATCAAGAGTTTGCTTGGATTGGATAGTGCTATGGAAGATACAAGTCTAACCTTCCAAGCGGCTAATGAAGTGTTTAGCACAACCAAAGATATACTGATGTCTATGGTTGGACAAGTATACGAACTTGATAGTGCAATTATTGAATTTCAAAAAGTTTCTGACTTAACAGGCGATTCCCTAGATAATTATATACAGAAACTAAATGATATGGGTGATTCTGTAGGACGAACGGGGAAACCAAAGAGTAAGGCCCCGGATGATGGGATAGTAAACCAGCATCAACATTCTCTCGAAATCCAGTACAGCCTAAGAGCCTATTCAACTACAATGGTGGCTTGAGATTATAGCGCCATGAACGTGGGAAACTGTCAACAATGAATAGGATGGAATATGGTGGAAACACCTAAGTTCTTTTACAATGGCGGTTTGGTTGCGAAGTCCTGATGAGGGATGTGTCAACAGACTATGCGGGAGACCCCACTTAAACATGGGTGAAGAAATAGTCGGGTTTTGTATGAAAGTACAAATGTAATATTGACATTGTTATAAAATTATGATATAATGTAAACAAATTGAAAGGAGGTAGTTTTATGCTACTATTTTTTATTTGTTATATTATTTTCGCTTTCTTTGTGTGCCTAATAGCTGGGCCAGCGGCATTGCTTGCGTTAGCAATTTTATCGGCTTTTGTTTATGAGTTTGCTAGAGAATGGAATCAAATGAAAACATCGCAAGGGAGACAGCAAATTCACAAAGAAATTCAAAGAGAAAAGAAAATTGAGAAATATTGGGGAACAATAGATTATTGGGAAGATAAATAATGTCAATATAAAATAATCGTCTGAAATGGTTGAAGCAACTACTTAGGAATTAGGTAGAACATATAGTGATATATGTGTAGAATGGGGCGAATTGCTGGAAACTCCTGAGAGTCTTGCACACCAAAGTGTAACAGAGGCAAGGATTGGACAATCAGCATCCAAGCTCTTATTGATTTAAGAGAAGGTTCAACGACTACGATTGTAATAATATCGGTAGGCTTCAAGTGAAGTCGAAGCGCCCTACATCTTGTATAAAGATGAAGATATAGTCTAAACTTAATACGAAAGTTTTAAGAGGTGTAAAATGTTAAGGGAAAGAACTAAACAAGAAATTATTGATTGGTGTAAAAAACATGATGTTGATTGCATAAATATTCGCAGTTTTAGGCAAAAAGGAAAGTCTCAAATTAAAGTTACAATCCGATGCAAAGAATGTGGGGAAAGAAGCGATATTCTTAAAGGAAATTTGATGTCGCAAAAATTCCCTGGATTATGTACGAGTTGTGCCCATAAGAAAAGCCAAGAATATAGGCGTTTACAAGTTCAAGATTTGGTAAACAAATTCGAATCAGCTGGCTACAAAGTTTTAACACCAATAGACAAAATAAAACCAATAGGTCAAAATAGATTATATAACAAAACCAAAGTTATGGTTGAAAATAAATTTGGACAAACTTTTGTTATTGATTATAATAATTTTTCTAATAGAATAGGATATTACAAAAAATTAAACTCAGACAAAGGATATTCTGCTGAAGGTGTAAGGAAGAAGAGCTGTTATGAAAAATTAGTGTCTAATTTTTTAGAAGAACAGAATATTCCTTACAAAAGAGAATTTAAGTTTACAGATTGTAAAAAGAAAAAGATATTACCATTTGACTTTTGTTTGTGGTACGATTCGTCAAATAGAATTTTAATTGAAGTAGATGGGGAGCTACATTATAAACAAAGTTCTCGTTTAAATGAAGTTAAATCAAATGATGAATACAAAACAAGATATTGCAAATATAAAAATATTCCATTATTAAGAATTCCTTATTGGGAATTTAATGAAAACGAAAATTATAAAAAATCAATAATTTCTTTTATACACCAACAACAGTAACGATGTTGTTTAATATTTGGAATTCCGCAAAAACAGTTTCAATGATGAAGATTCTGCTCAATTAGCCCAAGTGGCGACAATGTTTCAAAACGTCTCAGATGAAGCCATATCAGCTAGTGATAGCGCAAGTTTCATCATTGCTCAAATGGTGGCATTTGGAATTGAAGCTGAAAATTCTTCGCATATTATAGATAATATTAACGAGGTTTAATTTTGTAGACCTCTTTAAACAGGGTGAATTGCTGGAAACCTAAGTCGAAAGATATGGTAATCAGCAACCAAGATTGTATTGAAATATACAATAAGGCTCAACGACCATCGAAAGCAGTCAAAATTTATTCTTGATAAATGTAACTATTTGTGATATAATAGAATAAGATGGGAAAACCATACGAAGCGAGTAGAGTACGCAGAAATGCTATCTGTGGAAGCGCCCTGCACTAAATTAAAGTGATGATATGGTCTATTCCTATTAGAAATGATAGGTGAAGCTCTATACAATAAAACAATAAGGTGATATTATAAACAAAGAAAAGAAATGGTGTGTTTATGAACACATATTCCCAAATGAGAAAAGATATATAGGAATTACTTGCAAACGCCCAAACGCAAGATGGGACAAAGGTAGAGGATATAAGAGCAGAAATTCTCCAATGTATAATGCTATTTTAAAATATGGTTGGGAAAACATAGAGCATAACATTTTGTTTGAAAATTTAACCCAAGAAGAAGCTCAAGAAAAAGAGAAAGAACTTATAGCACAATATAAAACTAATATTCGTCGATATGGAGATGACTTTGGTTATAATTTAACCGATGGAGGAGAAGGAACATTGGGACATTTTGTTCCAGAGTCACTCAAACAGAAGAGTAAAGATAGACTATTAGGAAAAACTGGGAAAGATTGTCCAAACTCTCGCCCTGTTATTTGTGATGGAACAGAATATGAGAGTTTAACAGACTTTAAAGAGAAGAATGAAAATCCAAAAGGTGATGTAGGTTCTTGGTTAAAAGGAATAGTTGGTATGCCAAAATATTGGTACGATAAAAAATTATATTATAAAGATTTGGGATTTGAAGTAGTAAAATTGTCTAAATTTTCTGAAAAAAGAAATAGAAAAGTAGCTGTTGGAGATATAATTTTTAATAATTTAGAAGAATGTGGGGAATATTTAGGGGTTACAGCTTCTAGCGTTTCTCTTTATCTAAATAATAAAGAAACTCCACCACAAAAAATTATAAATTCTAATCTTAGATATGAAGATGAAGATTTTCATATATTTAAAGAAAGCACTCCAGGCTTTCCTGGAAGAAAAATAAAATATGAATGTGAAGGCATAACTTTTGAAAGTCAGAAAAAATTGGCGGAATATCTTGGAGTAAAACCAGGTACTTTAAATGCTTGGCTTAAAGGAAAGAATCCAATGCCAGAATATATTATCAATAAAAATATAAATTGTATAGAGTAAATTCAAACTAAAAGTAGCGATTTTAGTTCTAATAACAAGTCAAATAACTTTGCAGTATCATCTGGACAATTAGCTAATAGTCTAGGCATTGTTTCTTCTACTGCTTCTGCTATGGGGAATAGCATGGAAGAAACACTTGGCATAATTTATCATTAGGTCAAGTAAAACAGGGTGAATTGCGGGAAACTCCTTAGAGATTTATTTACCAAATTGTGCTAGGAATAACATAATGGCCTAACTAATCATTAGGGTATGGTAACAAGAATAAATATTGGACAATCCGCAACCAAGATTCCAAAAAAAGGAATAAGGCTCACAGACCATCCCAAAGCGGAGTAGAGATAGAGTTATCTCGAAGTGCCCTGCTTTTAAATAAAAGAAGATATGGTCGAATCTTGCGAGAAATCGTAAGCAGTATTAAATTACTGGCAAAGTCTAGCGAACTTTGTTAATATTATGTGATGACAGCTATTACCGAGCAAACGAGGAATTCAAGCAAAGCCGCACGTGGCCTTAACACAATCTTTAACAACTTAGCTCAAGTTTTAGATGATTCTTCTTCAAATGGTAAGAAAATTGCTACTATTTTTGAAGACCTTGGAGTGTCAATGTATGACATGGATGGTCAGTTATTAAGTAGCTATGAATTGCTAACCAATCTAAATGAAAAATGGGACGGGTTAGATACAAATACAAAGAATTATATTGCTTCTACGATTGCGGGTGAAATGATGCCCCTTCAAGGCGAATATGCGGGAACCTACTTAGAGCTTTATATACTAAACTATAATAGGAATATTATAGTGGCATGACCAACTATCATGGTATGGTAATAAGTATAAAGATTGGGGAATCCGCAGGGAATAGTCCAGAACGGACTTGCCCTCAACGACTATTCAATTAGCTGGGTAATCAAGCCAGCAACAGAAGTACGGCCCAAGTCAAGGGTGGGTGAGAATCCCTTAAATGGAAGTGCCTTGACGATATTTTATATCGAAGATATAGTCTGAACTTCATGGGAAAGCCATGAGAAAGAAAGTTTTATTATTATGGGAGAAAATAATGGATTATTTTGAAGATAGTGAAGGTTATAGATATGAAGAAGAGAAACAATCTAAATCTTCTGGAAAAGCACTAGAATATTTTAAATGGAATAAAAACAATCCATATAAAGCATATAATATGCGATTGCTAGCAAGCAGAAAGCAGAAAAACTGTACCATAGTCTCCACCGATGAAGATTTAATTAACTCTGCTAAAGTAAAGATTAAATTTATTTGTCCAATATGTGGAAGTATCTTTGAAAAGAAATGGTGCCATTGGATAGCACAAGAAGAAGATAAGCATTTTTGTAGCGATTGTTCAACAAAGATACGAGCGGCAAATGCTACTTATGATTATCATAAATTATTAAATCTTTATGAGAACAAGGGATTAAAACTTTTATCCTCCTATGAAGATTATTTGAAAAAAGGGCAAAGTTATGCCAGATTATGTTGTATGGATAAAGAGGGTTATAAATATGCAATCAATTTAAGCTCTCTAAGAAACCTTAAAACTTTAGAAAGAAAATTTGTTAAAAGCAATCCATATTCTATTGAGAACCTACAAAAATTTTGTGATGAAAATAATATTCAATTAACTATTATAAAATGGATAGAAAAAGAAAAAAGAAATAAGATATTAGTTAAATGTAAATGTGGGAATTATTTTGAAACAGAGCCATATAAAATAACTTCATTTATTCAATATAGGTGTAGTATTTGTTCTCATAAAGAGTCTTCCTATGAGGAAAGAGTTAGAATATGGCTTGAAAACAATGATATTAAATTTATTAAAGAATATGGATTCACTGATTGTAAAGACAAAAGAATTTTACCTTTTGATTTTAAATGCAATTTCAATAATAAAATTTTCTTGATAGAAGTAGATGGTAGCCAACATTATTACAAGCAAAATTGGTTTAACAATATTTCTTTAGAAGAAAGAAAAAGAAAAGATGGAATTAAAAACAATTTTTGTAAGAAAAATGGGTATATTTTAATTCGAATACCTTTTTGGGATTTTAACAATAATAAGTATATAGAGAAATTAAATAAAACTTTCTTTGGGCAATGTGACGAACTGCCTTAACATACTGACAAATCAACTTAACAACTTCTTAGCGTAAAATTTGCGCTAATAAAACCCATTGAATTGCTGGAAGTTCCTTAGAGCCAATTTACTACAGCATAGCTATGAAATAAGAGCAAGTGCGAATGTTAAAAACAAATTGGATTGGATAATCAGCAGGGAAGTCTCGAATAGAGAAACCTTCAACGACTAAGAAACCATAAGTATGGTTCAGCGGTGGGGCTTGTGCAAACAAGTGTGATATAGTCTATACTATATGGAAACATATAGACGGGGAACCGTGTTTAGATTAACGACCTAAATGTAACAAAATAGTAATGAACAATTTTGACCATGCAATAGAAGCAACTGAAACCGCTTTAAATTCTGCTGGTTCTGCGGCAAACGAAAATGCAAAATATATGGAAAGCCTTAACAAAATGGGGCTTATAAAACAAGTTTAATTGCGGGAACTTCCTTAGAGCTTTATATACTAATTTATCATGGCAACATAGATAAAGGCAATGAGCAATTTCAAAGGTATAGTAAAAAGTATAAAGATTGGATAATCCGCAGCCAAGCATCCTATATGGATGAAGGTTCATCGACCATCCTTTATGGAGTAGAGAGAAGTGCTAGCTCTCGAAAAGGCTTGCATTTATAAAAATAAATGAAGATATGGTCAGTTCTCGTCTCAAAAGAGAGAGTTATAAATGTTTGTATAAAATTTATATAGAAGAGGTGAAAAATGAGAACAATCAACGATACTTACAAAGAAAAATTACAAACATTTATAAGCTAAAGATTAGCACTCTTTAGTAAACAAAAAGCGAAGCTAAAACGAATCAAGTTAAGGCAACCTTCCAAGAATTGGCGAACAATATTATTGATTCTGAACTTGTTAAATCTGTACTTGATTTAGCTAACGGTTTTTTACAACTAGCCAACACAGATATGGGACAATTTGTAACCCAAATTGGATTACTTACTGGTCTGCTTTGGGGTGGCACAAGTTTAATCAGAGCCATGAAACTTTTACCAACAATGTTCAGTGCATTTGCGACTTCTGCTAATGTTGCTTCCGGTGCTGTTACTGCACTAGGTATTGCAAGCAAGTCAGCGTTCCCCTTGCTTCTAGGGTTGAGTGCTGCGATTGTAGGAGTATACAATGCTTATAAATGGATAAAAAAAGGATGGGATGAAGCACACCCAAGTCTTGAAGAATTAAATCAAGATTTAGAGCAAAATAATGCTAGATTAGAGGAATTAAGTAAAATTCCAATGTCTAACAGAACTTCTGCAATCAATGAAGAGATTACTGCATTAAAGGAAGAAAATGCTGAACTTGAGAAGAATATTGGACTAGCAAAGCAAAAAGCCGCAGAGACGGAATTTGAAGATATTGTCCAAGGTGATAAGTATACAACGCAGAAAACAGGATACCGTGTATATAGTAAAGATTTAGATATGGTAGGCAATTCTGTCGAAGAAGTAACTCGTCAACTTGAAATGATGGACGGAGTATCAGAAGATATTATTGATAAAGCGGCTGATATCAATAAAGAATTTGAAGAAACTGGCGGTATTCTTGACTCTTCTATTCAAAATAAATTTGATAATTTAATAGAAGCATTGGATGCAGAAGGACTAGAAGTAGAAGAAATTGCTACTGGGTATAATGATTTTGATACTTCTATAACTCAACTAGTAGATAGATATGACGAATTAGCATATAAGGTCAAAAATAATATTGACATGACCGCTGATGAACGAGTAGAGTTTACTGATTTACAAGGTACATTAACAGAGCTTTACAACGATTTAGATGCGGCTAAAGAAGCTCATGTTGAATTAGATGGTGCTCAAAACAAAGTTCACTATAGAATCGAGCAACTAATCCCTGGATTTGAAGACTTATCTTTCAAAGTTTGGAATCTAAATGGCGAAGTTAATGCTGCTGAATATTATCTTGGTGTACTATCAACAGGGATGGGTGTAAACAAAACCCAAGTAGATATTCTTTCTTCTGCATATCCAACTTTAACAAGCTACATTCAAGAAAACAATGGAATGTACTATCTTAACATTGAGGCACTTGATAATGCTGCTAAAGCTGGCGATGTATGGGCGCAAAGATTAGTCGGCCAACAAAAACAAGCAACAGAAGCTGCTATTAAATATGGCAATATGCGTCTTGACGCCATGGTTCAAGAGGCAAAAGCGGCGGGAAAACAATATGGTTATGAATCTGATGAATATAAAGAAGCCAAGGCAATAGCCGACCAGCAATTAAATGAAATTCACGATGCTCAAATAGCATTGAATAGACTTAAAGCTGGGCTTAGTTCATTCTCGTATGTCCCAACCGGTGGGGGTTATGTTCCAAACAAAGAAAAACTTGATGATGATAAAAAATCTTCTTCTGGTGGCTCAAAAGTCGCCAAAGAAGAGAATAATATCCTCGAAAAAAGAAAAGAATTATATCAAGACCAGCTAGATATAATGGAACATCAACTGTTCCTCATGGAAAAGCAAGGTAGGTCTGACAAAGACCGCATTGCTTACATGAAACAAATTCAAGCATATCTGAATGAGCAAGCTAATTGGTATAGACAACAAGGCGAGACAGAAAATAGCGAGTATATTCGTGATTTACAAGAGCAATGGTGGAAATATTATGACCAAATCAAAGACCTTCAAAGAGAAGCATTTGACGAAAGATTAGAAGAGTCAGAAAATTATATTGACAAGCGTAACGATTTAGAAGATTGGGGCGCTGACAATGAAATCAAGGCTTGGAATCGTGTAGTCAAATGGATGGATGAATGGTACAAGAATGGTCTGATAGACTACGAATATTATCTTAAAAAACGAACCGAAGCCGCCAAAAATGCCGCAAAAGCCGAGAAAAAAGCATGGGAAGAAGCCCAAGACGCTACAATTTCATGGATAGAAGATGAAATCGATAAGCTAGAATCTTTGTTTGATGCGGTAGCTAATAAAGCTCAAAAAGAAATTGATGCTCTTGAAGAACAAAAAGATGCTATTGATAAAAAATATCAAGAACAGATTGATGCACTTGAAGAGGTCAATGAAGAACTTGAAAATCAGATTGCTTTGGAAGAAGCTCTGGATGAATTGGCTAGAGCAAGACAAAGCAAGGTCATGGTTTATAAAGATGGGCGATTCCAATATATTCAAGATATTGATAAAGTATCTGAAGCGCAAGCTACTGTTGACAAACTTCAAAGAGAAGAGCAACTACGCCAAGAAATTAAAAATCTTGAAAATCAAAGAGATAAAGAAAAAGCAGTCCTTGATGAAAAAATTAAATATTGGCAAGATTATGTTGATAAATTTGGCAATTTCGTTGATGATTATTTAAAAAAGCAAAAACTTAGCGTGAGTCTTGAAGGCAAAAATTGGGAACTAAGCCTAAAGAATTTTAAAGATTATGTTCGTGAATATGAAGAACTTCAAAGGCGACTACAAGCCGCCCAAAAAGCACAGTTTGGTGTCCAAAGCAAGCCAAGTGGCGCTGATTGGAGCAAAATGTGGTGGGATGTGGAAAACAACCCCAATTTAAGCGAAGCCGAAAAAGATAAATTGCAGGGCTGGATTCACGACCAGAAGAAGCAAGAAATGGCTGGCACTGGGGCTATATATAACCCTAGTACTGGTACATGGAGCGGCGGAAACGGCATTTCGTCTTCCATTGAAGCTCCTCCGCCTTCTTCTAGTGGGTCTAGCTCTTCTAGCGGAATTGGCGCAGGATTAGGAGCAATAGCCGGTGCGATGAGCGGACTATTCGGTGGCTCTCATGCCAACGGCACAGTGTCTGCTCCTGGCGGTATATCTCTTGTGGGTGAAAAAGGCGCTGAAATGCGTGTACTGAACCCTGGTGATGGCATTATCCCTGCGAGACAGACGGCCAATCTATGGAACTGGGGGAACATTGCTCCTATGGACTTTATGAATCAAGCAAAGAAAGATAGCGGAACGAATGTATATATTGACAAATTCAATCCTAACTTACCCAATGTTAAGGATGGGCAAGATTTTGTTAATTATTTGACAAGACATTTTGTTCCAATGGTAGTACAAGCACAACATTAAATAATTAGGAGGGAGTGGTAATCATTCCCTCCTTTTATAAAGGAGATGATAAATATTAGCGGTGAACCAAATATTAACAAACAAGCCGTAGACGAGATTATCCGTGGTATGACTTATATGGTGAATGAAATTGTTAAGCAAAATTCGACAAGAGTATATGATGGTTTAATTATTTCCAATAATAACGACGGCCGATGGAATGTACAATATAATGGCGAAGTTCACCCAGTTAAACCATATGGCTCAATTTCTCCACAAGTAGGCACTATGGTCAAAGTATTTATCCCTCAAGGAAATCAAGCATTGTCTTGGTTTATTTAAGGAGGTGAAGTTGCATGGCTTTAACACGCCCTACTTTATTATCACAAGTTGCATTTGATGCAACACAAGAACAAAATTTTGCATTTACTGTATCTGGGGCTTCCGCTCAAATTGTAGCCAACCAGCTTATTATTAGGAATCAAAAAACAAATGATATTGTTTATCAAGAGAAACAAGAGACATTCAATCTTGTTCATGTCGTCAATGCTGGCGAATTAACAAACGGAACATATTACAGCGCAACTGTGAGTGTATTTGATGCACAGGGTAATCAATCGCCTGAATCCATTCCCATTCAGTTTTGGTGCTATACAACCCCTATCATTACCTTTACCAATTTACCTTCAGGCAATATTGTAACCAATGCTTCATTTACATTCAACTTTACTTATGTTCAAAATGAAAATGAACCATTGAATAGCTATACGGTAAATTTATATAATGCTTCTCAAACATTGATATCTACTTCTGGTACAATATATGTCGATACTGAAACGCTACCATATAACGGAAGCTATATGTTCACTGGCTTTGATAACAACACGGTATATTATGTTGAAGTTGTGGGTATTACTTTGGAAGGCACAACAGTAAGCACAGATTTACAACAATTTAATGTTGAATATAAACGACCTGATGTATTTACCTTGCTTCAACTTGTGAACAACTGTGATGAAGGGTATATTACCATTACATCCAAGATTGTATTGATTGAAGGCTCAAGCAATCCCGACCCACCTATATATATTGATAATAAAGAGGTGGATTTGACTGGCGACGGGTCTTATGTAGAATGGACAAAAGGATATACAATATCAGGCGATATGCTGACTAGGATATGGCTCAGGAATCCAAACCCATATAGTCAGATTCTACAATTTAGCAATACCGACGGGCAGACAATTACATTGAAATTCATGCTAGGATACGAAAATGTTGAAGCAACAGATATGAAATCTTATATTGAAGTTTATGTAAATTCTGCATTAGAAAATCAAGCAAATTATTATGTATTTAGTAACTATGTTACGCCACTTGCTAATACAGAATATTATACCATATATTTAAAGCGTGTCAACAATATTTATCAAATTGAATTATTGACTTAGAAAGGATGGTGAATAGGATATGTTTCAATTTATAGGGTATAGTTTTTTTAGCGACCAAAATGCCTTGAATCAAGCGCCTGGAAATGTTGATAATATCACAAGCACAAGAATTTCCAATGCTATATTTGACCACTTCAATGTTACACAGGATACGAGTATCCAACCTGGCACGGATTTACCTGGGCCTTGGGACTATGATACAGTCATAGATGCAGATTTCAATGGCGACTTAAATGCTGGCAATGTTGACTTTATGGTTAAAGAAATTTCGGCTATCAAAATCAAAAGAAGAATACAAGGCACATTCGATTGGATTACATTGGCGACCATTCCTATTGATAGTATAGAAGATTTGACCTTTGTGTTCAATGATTATTTAAATGTATATGGAACGCAATACGATTACGCCTTCGTGCCCATTTTCGGCACTAATGTAGAAGGTGAATATATGATTAATACTATCCTTTCACAATTCAATGGCGTGTTTATTGGTGATTCTGAGACGATATATAAATTCTTCTATGATGTACAGTATGGTACAAATGCAAGAACCCAACAAATCGGCACTTTTCAGCCTTTAGGTAGGCAATTCCCTATTGTTGTGGCAAATGGTGAACTTAGCTATGATACGGGTACTGTATCTGGTACTATATTGAACGATGATTTTGACAAAACTGGACAACTAGATTACACAGCCATAGTTCAAAAGAAGAATCAAATCAAGGATTATCTAACAAACAAGAAAGCCAAGATATTGAAGGATTGGCGTGGTAATGCTTGGCTGTGCATGGTGATTGACAATCCTCAAGTTACATATAAAACTGGGTCTGGCCTTGGCATTCCTTACGCACAATTTAATTGGGTAGAAATTGGTAAACTTACCAATCAACAAGATTTGTACAATAATGGCTTAGTGAAAGAGGTAAATTAACATGAACATTACTTCTGGGCAATTCGCCACAGCGCTACAAAATATTCAAAGTCGATACATTAAAATTGAATTGTTAAATTACCAATTTCAAACAGTAGATAGCTTGGAAGGAATATGTACCAGTGGTAGTATATCTATTGATGCAAATGCGGATATTAGGCGTACAGGTAGCATCACATTGGTTATCAAGGATGGTACATTTCAAGTAGAATCCAAATCACAGATTTGGCTAGACAAATATGTCCGTGTTTGGGTTGGCATTGCTTCATTACGAACTGGCGAAATTGAATATGTGAACTGCGGTCTGTTCATTATTGATGCGCCTACATATAAATATGATGCTTCAACAAATACGCTCACCCTTAGCTTACTAGATTTGATGGCAAAATTAACCGGTATGAGAAACGGTTATCTTCCTGGCGTTCCTGTTGTATTATCCGCTGGCGAGAATATTCGACAAGCAATAATTGATACCTTGGCATTGGGCGGATTTACTAAGTATGTGGTTGAAGAAGCCCCAAGCCCTGGCACTATACCCAATGATTTGGAATTTAGTCAAGGCGCAACTGTATATGATTTGCTTGCTGGGCTTAGGGATATTTACCCGGGGTATGAAATTTTCTTCGATGTGAATGGTGTATTTTATTACAAGCCAATTCCTACCGGAGATAATGAGCCAATCCTTGTTGATGATACCACATGGCAGAATGTTGTGGTGAGTGAGCAAGTCGTTGTGGATTTCCAAAATGTCAAGAATGTAATTGAGGTGTATGGGCGAACACATGACCCTGCCCATTTTTCGACCAAAACAACGGTATCTTCCACTGGTGCTATCAACCTAACCATAGCAGATGTGAGCGCATATAAAGAAGGTATGATATATGGATTTACATTGACCGACAATCCTGGTTATACATCGCCTACATTGCAAATCAATAGTTTGACAACATATCCTATCCTTATGTCTGATGGCAAGACCCCTGCTAAGATAGTGGCTGAATCTGGCGAAATTTATTTTTGTGTGGAGTTCAAGGGCACATACTGGAATTGGCTTGGGCATTTGCAAGCATATGGCTATGCAGAAGATGATAACCCACAAAGTCCATTTTATATCAATAGCACAGTAGGCAAGATTAGGTTGCCTTTGTTTGATGGCGAATATGCAAATTGTCTTAGTGATGATTTAGCCCAGCAAAGAGCGAAAAGAGAGTTATTTTTACATACCAACATGAATAATAGCGTGACATTATCTTGTGTCCCCGTTTATTGGATGGATGTCAACATCTTATGCACACATAAATTAGCAACACAAGACACTATATATCCATATATCATTAAATCAATAAATTTAGGATTAGCTTCTAATGATAACATGACCGTTAATATGATACGATATTATCCAAATTAATAGCAGGTGATTAATATAAACAAAAAATATATTGTATATAAACATACAAACAAAATCAATGGAAAAATATATATTGGTATTACAAGTCAAAAGCCAAACAAAAGATGGCAAAATGGTTATGGATATAAAGATAATCAACATTTCTTTAGAGCTATTCAAAAATATGGTTGGAATAATTTTGAACATGAAATTATATATAAAGATTTAGAAGAAGAAATAGCTACAAATAAAGAGCAAGAATTAATTAAGTTATATAATTCAAATAATTCTAATTTTGGTTATAATAAAGACAATGGTGGCAAAACAAACAAATTAACCGAAGAATCTATTGAAAAAATTCGTCAATGGCATATTGGAAGAAAACTTTCAGAAGAAACAAAAAGAAAAATATCTGAAAGTCATAAAGGTATTTCTTCAGGAGAAAATAATCCCATGTATGGGAAGCATCATACGAAAGAAGCTAAACAAAAAATGTCAGACTTTGCGAAATCTCGTGTAGGATGGAAGCATACAGAAAAAACAAAGAAAAAAATAGGAGAAGGAAATAAAGGAAAAACTCTTTCAGAAGAAGCACGAAAGAAAATATCTAAAGCTAATACTGGTAAGAAGTGGACAGAAGAACAAAAATTAAAGTTAAAGCACAGGAATTCAATACCTGTTGTACAATTAACAATAGAAGGTAATTTTGTAAATATTTATATTTCAGCCGCAGAAGCTTCAAGACAATTAGGCATCGCTGCACCTCTAATTACTAACTGTTGCAGAAAGAAGCATAAACAAACCTATGGATTTATGTGGTTATATGCAGACGAAGCAATGATTTTTTTAAAAAGGAGTTGAATATATGAGTACAACTTACCCAGACCTTTCATTGACGGTCTTTCCTGATGGCGGAATCGACTCGTTTACTACATGGCTCAATGTAACTGCCCAAGATGGCCCCCTTATTCAACAATACATTACAGCCATGAATGCGGGGAATCAAGCACAAGCAAATCAAATCTTGACCCAAATTTCTTCTGGGTCACAAAAAATTATCAAAGCAACAGACTTGAACAAACTAACCCAAGCAATTCTCGCCGTGGAGCGGTTTTATAGCGTCGATATCAGACCTTATGTGCAAAACAAACAAGAAGAATGGCTCAATATCATCAATCAATTTAGCTATGTTGGCGCATGGTCAAACGATACTGCCTATGTCCAAAACAATATCGTAAGCTACATTGTAAGTGGCGTTACCTTACTATTCATCGCCACATCAAATCCACCCACTGGTACTGTACCAACCAATACACAATATTGGCGACCCCTTAGCGTGCAAGGCACGGCTGGTGAATCTGGCCCTGGTCTATCTTATCGTCAAGAATGGAATTCAAGTACGCCATATTCTGTCAACGATTGTGTAACATACAGTGGTGCTGTATGGATGGCATTGCAAGCTAACAAAAATATTATCCCTGGGCAAAATGAATCTTATTGGAAGAATATTATTAGCTTTGGCACTGTTGCTTATCCTATTCAAGATACTGAGCCAACAGATCAAGCTGCTGGTGGGCTATGGTTCAATACACAAGACAATCCGACCAATTATGTATATCTTGAGCCATTGAACAATCCTGCTGGTGCAGGGGAAATTGTGAACGGATACGAAGCATATAACGACAATGGAAAGTTGGTGACTGGAACGGCTAATTACTTGCCTATTACTGGTGGCACAATGAAGGGTAATATTAATATGGGGACATTTGGAATAACTGGAGTCGGAGTTATTCAAAGTACTACAATAGAATTAACAGATGGTACAATGACAAATTCCCCACGCAATAGTACAGATTTGACAAATAAGCAATATGTTGATAATTCTATTTCAGATTATTGGTCTATTGGCAATATAGATATTAGACCTTATGCAGTGGTAATGCAAGATAATAAAAATCATTTAACTCATTCTTCTGGTATAGTTTCCAGTAGTAGTGGAACTTATTATATGAATCATTCTTTTATGTTGGACGTAAGAGCACCTGGCTCAGAAAATTTAGGTACTACAAATCCTACTTATGTTTATAATTGGATTTATTTTTATATTAAAGATGTAAATATTACAACTTTAAGCGATGCTGGTTATAATATTACTCCGGACGATGCAACAGGTTGGATTGGTAATGGAAGTATTGGTGATGCTGGGCAATCTGGTAAAATTTCTGTATCTAATGAAGAAGGATATTCTTTAATAACATTAAAAATTTTAACATTAGGTGCTTGGGGGGCAAGAAATATAATTAACATTCATTTTGAGTTTAATAGTAGCATTTAAAAATTATATTTTAATTCCAAAAGGAGGTGATTCCTTATGCCAAACCCCAATACAATTCCTTGGCTTCACTACCAAGATATCCAAATCCCCGATTATAACCTCCAACAACTATTCATGCAATATTATAAGCAAGGGCAATATCAAGAAGCATTGAGCTTATTGGCTGGCAATTCGGAACAGCTACGAGGCAAGGCATTCATTGCTTCTACAATCAACACCATCGTTTCTGGCTTGCTGACCCTTGAGAATTATTACAACACAGGTGTGACGGTATTCTTGTCCAATCTAGCCACCCAATATCAACAGATGGTTAATAATCTAAAGAGGGCTGGTAACTGGAACGCCACATTGCAATATACGCCATATAATTTTGTTCGGTACAATGATGAAGTTTATATGTGCATTAAGCAACCGCCTATTGGCACTTTGCCTACTGATGATACATATTGGCTATATTTGAATATCCGAGGGATTGGTGGCGACCCTGGTATTGATGTTGTCATGCGGTACGATTGGAATGGCACAGACACATATAACATTAACGACCTTGTTGTATATAACGATACATGGTGGGTTGCTTTGCAACAGAACACGAATGTTGTCCCTGGCGAAGATGCCAATGTATGGCTTGAATTTGTTTATATTTCCAAGACGGAAATTTATGTAAATATTAACCCACCTAGTTCGCCTTCTAACAATACGGTATGGTTCAAGCCACAAACTGACCCATCTGTTGCCACCACGACTACACCCATCATTGGGCAATTTTATAGGTATGTAGAGCAAACGCAAGCATGGGATGAAATGTACCCAAATGTGCTGTTCCAAATGCTAGCTGGGTCGAGTAAGTTTGTTCCTGTGACCAAGGTGCTGACGGTGAATACGAGCCAAGGCAAATGGGGCGACCGCAATTGGATGTATAGAAATATCGCCTTTTCAGATGCGACTTATGTTGATGTGTTACCTGTTCTTGGCATGAGTTCAGCCCAGCAAGCGGTATATGATAGCTTCTATAGTATCTCAGTGAATAGTGGGTTTATCAGATTGGAGACAACGATATACGAGCCATCACCTGATTTAGATTTTAATTTAGATTTACGGATTATCATAAGAAAGATAGGAGGGTAGATATGGCGACAAATTTTAGATTGGCATATACCAATGGCATTGAATATATTGACTTGTTCCCCAAGACTTCAGCTACGGCGATTGCTGATGCGCAGAATATATACAATATTAAGGAAGTTGATGTGACAATTCCTGTACCTACAAGCCCCACATTAACACAAATGATTGCATTGTCTACCACTCCTGCCATGGTTGTGGCACCATTTAGGGTCGTGTTCCACCCATGGAACGAAGAAGAAGACCAGAGTTATGCCACAATTAATCAAATCGAAGTACGGGATAACCAGCTTGTGGTTACTAGACTTGGCGATATGCCTACTGTGGATATTTCGGTGACGCTGATTTTCTTTGAAGCAGGAGGTGAAATTGATGCCAATTAATCAAGGTTTTACAATGTCATACAAGGGGCAGAATGGATATATTCCCTTGTATCCTACCACAGTGACTGACCAAGTGTTGGGCTGGGAAATGGGGGCTTTATATGGGCCAATCCAAGTTACCTTGAGCGCAAGTGGATGGAGAAATAATCAACAAACCGTGACTGTTGAAGGGGTTGAACCAACCGACATCATCTATGTCAACAATGTACTGACAGGTGATGAAGCAAGTATGAGGGCGCAATTTGAAGCCTATGGTGGACTAAACCCCATTGGTGTAAACAGCTTAACTAATGCGGTACAATTTACAGCTATTACCACGCCAACTGTTGATTTGACGGTACAGCTGATGTGGACACGATAAGATAAAGGAGAAGATATATATGATGAATATTATTATTATGAACCTAGAGAAGATTGGCTTTGGTATGCTTATGTTTATGGGGGCTTATCTAGCCAATATGGGTCTTGGCGCATGGCGCAATGTCAAGATTGATGGTGCTAGTTTCGATTGGAAGAAGATTGCCCAAAGTGCTGTCAAGTTTGTGGTACTTATGGCGAGTATGGGGCTTATGAGCATCGTGGCTAGCGCCATTCCTGCTTATGCCACATTTATCGGCATTGAGATTGGAGCAGAAGTAATGGAGACGATTGATGCTATGGTTATCGTTGGTGCTTTTATGACTGCTACTATCCGATACATTGGCGATGCCATTACTAAAGTCAAAGACCTGCTTGCTTAATTAAATAAAGAAAGTAAGGTGAAAGTATGCAGTTGACGATTATTGGTACAGAGGTAAATATTATTGGCTCCAATATTGTTGGCTTTGCACAAAATAATTTAGTTGATTCTATTTCAGCTACGGTAGATACACCTGAAGGATATACCAACTTCACCCTTAAAATTTACATGAACGACCCACAGCAGTACAATGCAATTCCGTTCATCCGTGAAGGCAATTTGGTATATACGGTGCTTACAAGTGATATGATTCCTGTTGGTGGTAGATATACAGGGCAGTTTGAAATGTCCCAAGGCATAATGGTTATGCAGACAGAGTTGTTTGATTTTTGGGTGGAGAATAGCGTAAATCTAAATGATGCTTATACACCTATTCCTTCCACCTTTAGCCAATTGGCTACCAATGTGGCATTGATGCAACAACATCCACCTTATCCTGGTGATGCTGGATATTGGATGGTATGGAATTTGGCTGATGGCAAATATGAGCAATCTATTTATCCATTGCCACCTGTTACACAAGGCCCTGCTGGGCCATATTTTACCCCTGCTGTTGATACTGAAGGAAATTTATCATGGACGAACAATGGCGACTTAGATAATCCCCCTACTGTTAATATTAAAGGGCCACAGGGTATTCAAGGCCCAAAAGGTGATACAGGTGAACAAGGCCCAAAGGGTGAGCCTGGAATTGGATTGCCAGCAGTAACAGAAGTTGATGATGGTAAGGTGGCGTATGTTGAGAATGGAGTTTGGGTAGCCAAACTATTAAGTGAAATTCAAGGAGGGTAACATATGGTAGAGAAATGTATTCTAGACCCCCAAAGAGATTGCATAGGTTTAGCTGAAGCAATGCTATTGAAGAAAAGAATTGAAGACCTAGAAGAAGCACAAACAAAGTCTAGCAAGTTTAGAGAGGATTTTTATAATTGGCAGAAGGAACAAATTGTATTCCAAACGCAAACCGTTGAGCAGATTAAAGCTATGAGTGCGAAATCTGATACGACAAACGCTAAAATAGACAAGGTAATTAAATGGCAAGAAGACCAGCAACAGAAGCCGACAAAAAGATGGGAATCTATTGTTGATAAGGTTCTCATGTTATTTGTGGGCGCTGTTGCGGCATATATTTTTACCAAAATTGGTCTATAATAGGAGGCGATTGAATGATTACATTAGGCAGAGCGGCTTATCAAGACAACCCTAGAAATACAGAATTTTATGGACTAAGCACGGACAATAAGAATGATATTCCTGGCGGCATGGAGAACATTCCAAATGGTAGCACGCTATTTTTAATGGATACATCGGAAGTATATATGTGGGATAAAACGAATCAGCAATGGCGAAAAATTTAAAAGGAAGGAAGTGATTATATGGGATTTGACGCTGTAACTTATGCTATGGCTAAAAGCTATACGAATAGCGTGATTGATAGTGGCGGTGGTGGTGTTGTGCCAAATATTACTATGACTGCCGTTCAGCTTGAATCTGGTGAACAGCCTACTGTTGTCAAGGGTGGCACTAATGTAAATCCTACATTTGAGTTGGGGATTCCTCTAGGCGAACAAGGCCCTAGAGGAATCCAAGGGCCAAAAGGCGAACCTGGTATTCAAGGGCCTCAAGGACTACAGGGTGAACAAGGGCCACAGGGGCCAGCTGGTGCTAATGGTGCTGATGGTGCTACTGGCCCTCAAGGGCCACAGGGAGAACAGGGTGTACAAGGTGAGCCTGGGCTTGGTGTTCCTCCTGGTGGTGCTACTGGTCAAGTTTTGGCGAAAGCAAGTAATGCAAACTATGATACAATATGGGTCGACCAAACTGGTGGGGGTGGAGGTGGCGTTGTTACATTAGAATCTATTGAAATTACAATCCCTCCTTCAAAGACTCAATACAATGCTGGTGATATTTTTGATAATACAGGCATGGTAGTTACTGCAAACTATACCTTTGGATTAAACCAAGTTGTTACTGGATATACATTTTCACCTAGTGGTGCTTTGACCGGTGATATTACTGAAATCACAATCAATTACAGTGATGGTGGTGTTATCAGAAGCGCAACCTATCCCATCACTGTTACAAGGAATACCGCAACATTAACCATTGACCCCACTATAATTTCACTTGATGCTGATACACAAACAGCAACTGCTCAAGTAAGCTATAATGGTGATGCTGAACTTAGTATTGTTAATAGTGACCCCGAGATTGTAAGTGCTAATTTAAGTGGCGCAACATTGACTGTAAATAGTTTGGCAACACATCACAAAATACTGAGCATTACAGTAAATGCACCTGAAACCGGATATTATACTGCGGCCAGTGCAGTGTTAGTAGTAAAAAATTATGTAACTGTTGAAATTTATGGCGCAGAATGGGATGGTACAGCTAATCCTGTTTGGAGTAGAACTGATGGTGCTGAATTGTTTTCTAACCCAAACCCTGCTGTAAACAATGGTGTAGGCTCTAGCCCATTTGACAATATCATGCCTTGGTCTGGTATGACTAGAGTTAGTGACCCTGTTGCTGGCGAACTAGTTGCTATTCCAAAATATTGGTATAAATGGACACGCTCTGGTACTTCTATGAAACTTCAAATTGCAAATTCTGTGCAAGAAGGATTTTATGTTTCTCCTGCCCATGCAGACAGAGGGGACGGGCAAGGTGAGCGTGATGTAGTATATGTTGGAAGATATCATTGCGGAAGTGATTACAAAAGCACAACTGGAGTTTTACCTATTGAGAATATTACTCGTTCAACAGCTAGAACAAATATTCATAATTTAGGAGAAGATATATGGCAATATGATTTTGCTATGTATTGGACAATAGCTATGCTATATTTGGTAGAATTTGCGAATTGGAACAGTCAGGCAGTAATTGGATATGGATGTAGCGCTAATAAAGCTATATTTAATATGGGTGAAACCGATGACATGACATATCACACTGGAACAAATGCCGTTACAAGAGAAACATATGGATGCTGTCAATATCGACATATTGAAGAGCTATGGGACAATGTTTATGATTGGCGTGATGGAATTTATTTCTCTGGAAACATAATTTACTGTATTAAGAATCCTTCTCAGTTTAGTGACTCTAGTAATGGAATGAATATTGGAAATCGTCTGACAACTGGCGGAATTACAACTGAATGGACTGACAACCCCATTATCAGTGGTTTTGAATTTGCAATTTTCCCTAAAAGTTCTATTCCTGCAGGCTCAGGAGCTGATCAAACTTATATTTGTGACTACTGCTCGGTAAATTTGTCGGAAGGACAAACATTGACTGGGGGAGGAACAGAAGCACATGTACAAAATTTTGGTTTGTTTTCTTTGAATAGTTCAAGAAATTCTAGCTTTGTTGACAGAGGATACGGTTGTCGCCTTATGAAACTCCCTAACAATACATAAGGAGGTGCATCTATGGAATATATTTTTGGTACAAGTACAAGAAATGGTTGCCTTCAAGAGAATCTAAAAATAATCGCTAATGAACAAACCAACCTAATGGGATATATAAATATTATCCGTGAATATGGTGATGGTAGTAAGATTGAAGACAGATGCCACATTGTTGAAAAATATGCAAGTAAGCAAGTAGATAATTTGTTCTATGACTGGTATATTATTGATGAACATTATCGCAATATAGATAACAGCAACAAAGTCAAAAAAGAAATTGACAAGGTATCTGCCAACCTTGATTATATTTCTATGATGAGCGGGATTGATATTCCAATGAAAGAAGAAGGTGTAAATAATGAATGAACACAGCCCAAAATTTAAATTGGTAAGCAATTATTATCAAGATGGTTTATGGAATGAAGCAATGGTAAAAAATGCTGTTGGTAGATGGGTTACGGAAGAAGAAGCCAAGGAAATCCTAGGAAAGGGCGATGCAAATGGCAACTGAAAGAATCCCTTGTGGCGGATTTTTTGTTGATACCTCAACACTGCAATTTCAAGGTAAGGTATTAAAGGCGGTTGGCGGACAAGGTGGCGCTTACTTGCCTTTAAGTGGCGGTACTATGGAGGCTAATGCTGTTATTGAGGGTGCTGAAGAATTGCGGATGACAGTTGGCGATGATACTACTGCTGGCATTGTTGGTGTTACAAATCAAGGGGTAACACTGGCTCGCACTAAAGACGGTGCAAGTGCAAGCATTAAAGTAATTGATAATGCTGTTAAGATTGATGGCGGTAACAGTTCTATTACTATCAATGGAATTGGCATCAACATGGGCGGCACTGCTATTACTGGATTAAATAGTTTGAGTGGCAATAGTGGTGAAATTGCTATTGAAAATCAAGTAGATATGAATAATCATAAAATTACTACTATGACCGACCCTACCAACCCTCAAGATGCAGCCACTAAAAAATATGTTGATGAACACAGTGTGTTAGGCGCAGATGGGAAAATTGATAGTGACCTTGATATGAATGAGCATGGCATTATCAACGCACATAAAATTAGTACTGATGGCCCTGCCCCTTTATTTTTGGGGTCTACAATCGAAGCTACTGGCACGACAGCCCCTCGGCTGACTGGTGTGAACGATGGCACTGCTGCTTTTGTGAAGGCTGACACGCAAGCGGAATATGTATCTGTGAGTGTTGGTACGCCTACTGCCGAATCTCATGCCACGCCTAAATCTTATGTTGACGGCAAAACCCAAGCAATCCAAGCTAGTGCTATACTCAAATCTGGTGGCAAGATGATTGGCAAGTTGAAGCTAGGCGTTGAGCCAAGTGAAGATGATGATGCTGTTACAAAGAAATATGCAGATGCTATTTTACCTGCATTTACTGAAGCTGATAACGGTAAGGTATTAGGTATTGTTAATGGTGTTTTAGCTTGGGTAGACAAGGCTTGATAGAAAGGAGAATGATATATGGCTAAATATTGTGGCGGAATCGCCCTAGATAAAAAATCTTTGAAAATTATTAAGGGCGTTATTTGTGATGTAAATGCTTCTACTGTTGATGTAAGCAAGGCTATCACCACTTGCGGTCAGCTTTGGGATGGTGACTTGTTCACTGTTGTTGAGGCTGGAGATAGTAAAGTAGTCACTCTACATAACAGTGAAGGTAATGACGTTGGTGAAGCTGTTACTGCCAAGGGTAATTGTGGCGTTGGTCTTGATGGTCGTTTCTTTAAGCTAAATAAGGGTGTCGTGAGCCTACAAGATGGGTTTCTACTGACCGTTAATGCAACCCCTGATACTGCAAGTATCAAGGTTGTAGACGCTGATTCCGTTGAAGTGACCCCTGTTGATGGCAAGACCAATGTGTTCCTTTTGAGTGGTCTTGGCGACCAATATGGCGTTAATGTGGAAAAAGAAGGCTATACTGGCAAACACTTGACTATTACTAACGATAAAGACCAGACTGTTAATGTTGAATTAGTTGAAAATCCTCAAGGCTAATATAGCCAATATAATTATAGGGAACTTAGATAGACGATAAATCTATTTAAGTTCCCTATTTTTTTTACTTTTTACTTGTCAGCCAATTATTTTGTACCAGTAGAACCAAAGCCTTCACGGTCAATAGAATCAAGTTCTTCTACTTCGTTAAAGGTAACTGGTTCCATTTTTTTCATAATTCGGAACTGGCAGATACGGTCATGGGGTTTGATTGTGGTGTCACGGGTGAAATAGCATGGCATTTTCCATACATCATTGGTGCCAGAGAACGAGTTGTCCACTACGCCGACGCTATTACACTGAATGATTCCCCAGTGTTTAAAGGTAGATGAGCGAGGTGCAATGTGTGCTTCATAGCCTTCAGGTAGCTTCATTGATACACCCAAGTCAACCAAAGCAAAATCACCAGCCTTGAATGTGCCACTTATGCTTGCTCTTAGGTCAATCCAATCAGATTTGCCTTCAATAAACTCCAACTTGGGCATTGTTGGGTCGTGGTAGATGATTTGAATTTGATTCATTGGTTACTCCTTGTCTGCATCGACGGTAATGCTACACTTGATTAGGTTATCTTTCTCTTCAAAGATATGGTCTAGGATAGCATGGGCTTCAGCGATTACAGCTTGGGTGGCTTCAGGGTTATTTAGTTCTTGTAGGTCACGGGCTGTTAGGTCAATTTTGATTTTCATTTAATTTTCCTCCTTCAGATAACATGGATTAAATTCAGTGCATAATCCATTACGATATTTACAAAGTGGTACAAGATATTCTCTAAATTCTGGGTTGATTTCAACCACTTTATCACAAATTTCTTGCATTATTTTTCTTGTTTCTTCGCTTGCTTGATTACATAAACGCTTATGTGCCATGAATATCAGTTCTTGTGCGTTAATAGACATAATATGAGATACTATTTCTCCTTGTGACGCTGTTGTACGGTCGTACTTGTTTTGTCTATCGTTTCGCTGTGATTGTACATAGTGATTAACACCAATATGATGGCGGGTAAAATGCACGGAAATCCAATAGGGAATGGTCATTTTAATACCAAACCATAACTCTCTAAGAGGACTATGCTCAGAAGCAATCAATTTCTTTTTCCATCCCTCCGTGGGAAGGTTTACAGCTTTCTTGCCCACGGTATTTAATGCGCAAGTCTTACACCATGCCCAATCTTTTTCGGTTGGGTGCTTTAAGATTTTAACATTTTCAATCTTAGTCATCAATAGTCCTCTTCAACAGCCATACGAACAAAAACGCAAATTTCTTCATGGTCAATGTCGTACATTGTATACATCACTTTGTACGGTTCAGCGTCATAGAAAATAAAATCACCTTTTTGGGGCGGTGTGGAGAATGAACCACCGTTGCATAGGAACTGCTCACTGCCCCACTTACCAAGATAATATTTAATCATTGTTTATTCCTCCACTTTAAGATAAACTTTGCTGTTTTGGTCAATAACTTTGAGTTCTACGCCACCAACATTATATTCTTTGTTGTTGATGGCGTAGAACAATTTATTACTTGTCAAGACCAGACAGGAAGGTTAAGAGTTGTTGTGCTGTTATTCGACTGTTACCACCTTGTTTTGCTTTAGAGATTCTTGGACATCAATAATTCGTTGATTGGATGAACCAACCCAGTGTGCGAACGGCGATTTTTGTTCTTCAACAAACTTCCCATCAACAAGAACATCAACATTGCTTAGGTATGTCTTGTTTAATTCTTCATATTTGTACCCGGTGTAAATCCACACGGACTTGTGCATTGTGCCATGGATATATTCACATAAGTTGTGAATTTTATCACGGTTGCAAGGGTGCAAAGGGTCGCCACCAGTAAAGGTCACTCCAGAGCACCAGTCTTGAGAAAGAATGTCAAGAATTTGGTTAGTTTGTTTGATGCTCCATTCATCACCATTGTTTTTGTCCCATGTTTCAGGATTAAAGCACCCATCACATTTATGCTCACAGCCAGTTACCCACACAACACAACGCAAGCCATCGCCATTGTTCATATTACAGTTATCAATTTTTAGATAATTCATCTGTATACCTCACATTGATTTTCTGTCTTTGAACTCGGCGAGTTTGTGGTCGGCGTACATTGTACGGCCTTTAACCTTGGAATAACCAAGATAGCCATTCATACGCTCAATTCTGGTAATGTTTTGACTACCGCATTTTGGACATTGGTCTTTATCAATGAAAGAAGCACCACAATCTTCACAGTAGTCAAGTTGTAGGTTGATACCTTCATAGAAGCCCATATCCATTGCTCTGCGAATTAGTGTTTTCATGGCTTCAAAGTTGTAATCTGTTGTATATCTGCAATATTGAATATTACCACCATTGCACAAATGGAACATAGGGTATTCAATGTCTTGTTTTTGGATAGGCGAGATTTCTTCCCAAACACCACAATGGAAAGAATTAGATGTATATGGACGGTCGCTTACGCCTTTGATAATGCCATATTTTTTGCGGAACTGCTCAATTTGTAGACCGCATAGCGTCTCAGCCGGGGTCAAGAGATAATATGTTTCCATATATTTTAATATCTCTTGCAACATATCTTCAACTTTGCTAAAGTTGCTATCCGTTTCGGTTATGTGCCTATCTCATAACCTACTCTACTCAGTTATTCAATATTAAGTAGCTTTCCTTAATATTTATCTTTTCGATGTCCTCTACACGCTTATTGTTCTTTATAATACTCAAAATGATAACCGCCAACAGTACGATGACCATAACGATGTTGGCATACATGACAAATATGAGAATAATCATTTAAACCTAACATTCTCGCAGCTTCTGCAGCACTATGGTAAACAACATTGTTTTCCAAACAGATAACTGGTCTTTGATTTCCTTTAAATATCACCTGTGAACGATGTATATTTTGTTCCTGAACAGTAGCATATTCTAAATTGGAAATGTGGTTGTTTTCTTTATTACCGTCTTTATGATTTATGGTTAAATTACTCTCTCCTAAATACGCAGAAGCAACCAGTCTATGAACGCCAACAGTTTTTCTTTCTCCGTTAATCCAGACATGACATTTTAGCCAACCTCTTTTATTTTTTGTTATAGATGTAAATTTATTCAATTTTTTATCATAAATTTTTCCATCTTCTGTCGCATAATATCTATCATCTGTATTTGGAATTGGTTTCATAACACTCCTCCTTTCTTGACTTTGTTATAAAGAACAAATAAGGCACGGTATTGCCATATCCCATAAGGACTTAGGTTCTCTTACCACCTTAGTCTTTCGACTTAGTTGACCGTTAGCACATATGAAATGTACACCCCTTGGCAGGGTTAGATAGTTTTAATACGGCTACTCTTTAACCGTACAGGGCATACAGAATATTATCTTCAACTTTATATTTGTCTGCATAGCTGTTGATAAATTTTAAGACTTCGATGGCAAATGTATTATCTTCTACAATAGATTTGCCATTGTATAGAACGCTTGCTTCATTTAGTGCAGTGATACCAAAGCTCATGGTCATAGGACGCAAGAAATCCTCACCAATTTCATCGTCTGGGTCAAAGTGACCATTAAGGAAACCGCCTTGACAGAAAGCAAGTGGATTAGTACCAGCTTTTTTGTGAGAAAGGTAAGTGAATGTGCGTTTGTGAATAGCACGGCACATATCAAGATAATAAGTTAAAACTTCATAGAAATCTTTATTTTCTTGTTTTGCTTTCGCCATAATCATGGGGAAATGCAGGGAGATTGCTCCGAGATTACAACGTCCTTCATAAATGGGCCTATCTTCTTCATCTGCGGGGAACATACCACCTCGTTCGTACCAAGGGGATAAGTTTGCTCGACACAAGGGAATTTCTTCCCTTAGACTATATCATAATTGTTTGGTCAATTCTTCGTGCTTCCACAACAAGAATTTCACTTGTTATGTACTCTACTCAGTTACTCTCTGATACAACCCAAATTACATATCAGATACCTTTTCGATAGTCGTTGAACTTAATATTATTCATAACGAATATTATTTTAGCACAGCGATTATTCTGTATAAACAGACCTTCCCTGTTAGCAGAAATATTAACAAGCCATTTCCTGCTTGAAACCAAATGCTATTTCCACACCCTATATTTATAGGTTCACGAAGTTTTACATGGGCTGTGTTGTCATTCTTAACCCATTCTACTAATGGTTACACCATATTTTTTATAAATACTTGGCCCATAGCCATCACCTGTGCAACTGATAAAGTCTGGGTACATTGCTTTGCTACTACACTCAACAGCTTCGTTAAATAGCCATTCAAGTTTGCCGTTTTTGCCATGTAGGTTTTCATCATAAAAGAAGCTAAGTTTGGGAAACAAGACGGGATGCTTGAATCCTTGCTTGCCTTGCCCATCCTTTCTTACTTTCATGCAAACGGAAGATAGCATTGACTCAAATCTATCAGTGCCTAAGCCAAAAGAAACAGCAGAAAAAGGGTAATCGCCACGACTGGAAGCAACACTATTAAATTTCATTTCCCAACCTTGGAATCCTTGTTCTGCTTCACGAACGACTTTGTTAAAAGCATATGTGTCTGCCGCTTGCTCAAATTCTTTGCTGTCTATATTACCTTGCCAATCATTTACGATTGTGAAATAATCTTGATAATATTTCTCATAACTCTTCTGAGCATAAGGAGCAAGTAGCTTATCAATTTCGCTGATTGTATAACCACCATATTGCGATGCCGCCATATTCATTGCAACATCGGCTACAAGGTCAAAAGCTACATCAAGACTATGTGGTTCTTCATAATCAAGATTACCCATAGTAAAACCACCAGTGAGAATTGACTTCATATCAGCAAGGCAACAATTTACGCTGTCAAGTCTGCTACCACGGTCATGAATATAAATATATCCTTCGCTCATCGCCTTTTCTTCTTCGATTGTAAGGAAGAATTTTTTATATAATTCGCTGTTCAATTCGTTATAGACAACAGCTTTCTGCGTTGTCACAAGGGCACTATCGGCATTTGCATTGCTTCTGTCGCCAATAAAACTCAACGACAGCTTTTTGTTATATACTTTATCAAGCATAGCCGCAAATGCGCTTTTATTGTCACGGTATTCACGATAAGATTTTGCAACAGTGGAATTTACCGCATCTAAGGCAACTTCTACCATATTGTGAATGGTATTAACAGGAATAGGGGTTTCATTGTATTGTAATTTGCCCCTTACGGTTGATACAACCTTATCTTCATCATTCTTGCTTAATGGTACACATACTCGTTCTGCACTTTTTTGAATGGCTTTGCGTATCTTGTTTCCATCAAAATTTACAACTGCGCCATTCTTTTTTAGCACTTTAGTCATCAATATCACTCCTTCTTTTTTCTTCTTTCCTTAACGGAAAGGATATATATTATACCATTACATTGTCATTGTTCTACTGTCATATAATTCCTCCTTTGTATTTTCTTCATTATGGAGTAAATATATATTATACAAGATTTTTATGAATAAATCAAGTATATTTTGTAAACAATTTATGAACATATCTCTTGCTCAAATTCGATTCCTTCACAAATAGCACCACAAGCATTAGGCGTAACTTTGTAATTGAATGCTTCACCAAATTGCGTCCTGTATGTCCTTAGAATATCTTCGATTGTTTCATATCCTGTTTCATATCGCTTCTTCATTTTGTTGGCAAGATTGATTAAATTCTCAACATCAATTTCATCTGATAGTTCGATTTCATGGAAGTGCGTTACACTTTCGGATACCATAATCTTCATTTGTTTGTTTGCCTCCTTATATTGGTTATATTGCCTTAATAAGCTAAGTGTATTGTATCATGTTTGGAATGAATTGTCAAGGTTTATTTGATGCTAATTTCTTTAGCAATATTTTGCAAGTTACCAAACAATCCAGGTAGAGAATGAATAGCACACTTATTATCTTCTTAAATTTCTTCCATTTAATCACTCAATTTAATAATCATATCCTTCAAATTAGTGTCTCTAAGCATCGTTTCTTCAATCGCCATACCTTCTTCAATTATTTGACTATTGCCAATAACCCACAATTCTTGTTGGGTACGAGTAAACGATACATACTCAATATTACGATTAGTCATCCGCTTATGAATTTGGTCGAACAAAACAATTACGGCCTTAGCTTGATTACCTTGGCTTGCATGGATAGTTACGGCATAGCCAAGTAATAAATTAGAAATAGATACGCCTTTGAATAACCCAATGCCCTCTTCAAACTCAATAGCGAGGCAATCATACCCATCTTCTTTATAATGTTCTCGAATTACGCCAATAGAACCATTAGCTACAAAAAATTCATCTGCTGTTTCTACAAGCCGCCCAATTTCTTCATCATATTCAAGAATTGGAACATGATAATTATTCTTTTTATTGATTACTCTGTCGCCAATTTTGAATCGAATAGTTGTACTACCATGTTTGACAGAAACATCGGTAAAATCATTTGGATTGTATTTTGCTTGGATTGCTTTGTTAATAGTATAAGTTCCTTTGTTAGTTTTATTATATGGAGTTAAGACAAGAATATCATTTTTAGAATATCCTTCCCTTAATGCTTCACCGTATGTTTTTACAACTTGTGTAACTGAATCTTCTTCTGCTTCAATGAAATGATAATCTGAATAATTATTCTTGAAATTAGAAGAATTGCCTTGTCTTGTGTCTGTTGCCACCGTAATCAGCCCACTTGAATTATAACGGAAAATCTTGGTTAGATTTACATTAGTTACAAGTCCTGTACTTAAAATATCATGCACTACATTTCCAGGTGAAATTGAAGGTAACTGGCTTGGGTCACAAATAAAGATAATTTTAGTGGATTCTGAAATTGATTTTAGTAATTTCGCAAGCAAGCCAACCCCTAGCATTGAGGATTCTTCAAGGATTAAGAAATCACCACACTGCATTTCTTTTGCCAGAAACATATGAATAGTATAAGCATCTCGTCCAGTTGCTTTGGCTAACACCTTAGCGGCTGTACCTGTGGGGCATAGCATTGTATAACTATACCCATTTCCTTCAAGCATACGAATAACAGCTTTCATACTGCTACTTTTGCCACCACCAGCAGGAGCGGTTAAGAAAACAACGCTATTATCTTGAATTTTAGTTAGCATTTGACTTTGCTCTTCGGTTAATGCAAAACCATCTACTGTAGTATATTGTTCCCAATTCATAGGAGTTGGGATTGGATTGTGTAGACGATTGACGATATGTTGAGCAATTAATAGCTCATCTTGATAGGTACTTTCGATACTAACATACTTTGTATCTTCATCATAATGAATGATTTTACTATCCTTAACGGCCTCGGCCATATGATGTTTAGCTTCTGGCATCAACTTTTTAGCTTCGCTTGCCATAATATTGGCATTGAGCCGTGTGTCTCCAAGTAATTCATTTTCTTTCAAAATTTCAAGACAGCCATATTCACATCGTTCTTTGCTGTCGATAAATTTAGGATGAAATTTGGCTACGAGTTGGTCAGCTTTATTAAAAGAATATCCAACCAAATCGATATAGACATGATATGGGTTTGTAGACAAGGCGTTCTTTAATTCGTCAGGTGTATCAAAATGCGTTTGTAGTTCTCGAATATCTTCGCCTGATACAATACCATTGTCAAAAGCTGTGGGATAGAACAGAATCGCCTTACAGTCGGCTTGGACTTTGGATATATATAAGGGTAGTCGCTTCTTTCCAACATTGTAAATTTTTTTGCAATCAATGGTATCTTCTTTGCCATTGAGCACAAGAGATACAAAATTAGGATAAGCATCGTTTACATATTTGGCTTGTTTGCTGTCCATCAAACGGCTTAAAATCTCAAGTTCATATCTTGGGTCAACCACAATACCGCCTTCACCAAAGTCAACGCCTTCATAGGCCAACATGATATAGCTTGCTTCATATTTGCTTTTATTATCTGGCGTAATGATGATATTGGCTTCTTGATTGAGTTGAATGTTGTCGAGGTTCGAACCAGAAATTGTGAAGTTACCGTATTTGTTTAGTTTGATTTCTGGATTCCCATCAACAGGAATGCATGAAATAATACGATGGTGCGTGATGAAATCACGGAACAGTTCTTTGGTCGGCATACATTTGATTTTAATTGGAATCACCGCCTAATTTTTGATTAAACATAGATGTCAAAGGACATTTGCCTACTAAATATTTTACGGAATATAATTCATTTTCATCAATGAAATTATATACATCTTGTAATTCTTTCTCATTTTGTAATTCTTTCTCATTATTGCATAATTTACTATTTTCATTTCCCTGTCTATCTAGCTACATCACAATACGCTTCATAAAAAAACAAACCCTCCTATCTTTGGTATGTCAATTATACCATGAGATAGAAGGGCTGTCAATAGAAAAATTAAATGTTTACAAAATATTCATAATTTATTCTTCATCCTCCTCATATCCATACCGATTGCTCTTAACAACAATCTCTCCTGTTTCATTATCAATAGATTCAATTTTCTTTACTTTCTTACGATACACCGAACTCTTGTAAGCCTTAATCTTAAAGTCGCTTTCGCCATATCTATATCCAGTAAGAATCAGCCCTTGGCCTCGCTTAAACCAACTTGGGTCAACTACAGTTTTACCCCCTTTGCCATCAGGAATGCTAATCTGTTGTTTATACCATGAGTAGCTATTCGCATCGAACTTACATTGCACAACATTATTGTTAATATCCAATATGGTGAGCAAGTGGTTATTATCATTCTTGTCAATTACAATAGCAGCGATTTGAGCAAGTTCATATTGTTTCCATTCACGATTGCCCATCTTCTTATTGATGAATCTTGGTTCTTCAGGCAGTTCATCAAATGGCACAATGTCATACCGCTCAGTATCAAGTTTGGCAAGCTCATGCTCATGTGCGAAGAAACTACAAGTTTCGAATGACCAATGATTTGGGTCTTGATTAGGTATCATTTCCTCATACTTCGCCTTACACACGCACTTGTTATATTCCTTAATAAACTCTGGTCTATTGATATATTCCTTTAAAGCATCCATAACAGGCTTGAATAGTTTATCAAGACTTGTATCCACCACTAAAATCATATCGTCTTGATAAAAATAATCTTGATTTTCTACCAACTCATTTATATAATTCTTATTAAAATATTTTAATGCCTTGCTATCAAGCCAATATAGTTTTTTACTACGAAATTGGGGATGTTGTCCATATAAGAATTGTTTACTACAAACATATTTTTTAAAATGAATAGGACTTAGCATTGATTTTGGAATATTACACCCAATTTTGATGGCTTCATCTAAGTTAGCCATTGTTAAATTGGTTTTCATTGTATGAGAATAAAGAATATATTGCTTCATTACCTTAATACGATTAGGTTCAAATTCATCAAAACATCCAGATTTAATCAAAGTAACGAATTTGGAATTGGTGACAAGTGAACCTTTGTAGGCATTTTTTGCGTAGAAGTCTTTGAAAGAAGTATATGGGCGGTTGGAGAGGATTTGAGAAACAATATCGTTGTTGATGCCTGAAATAGCACCTAAACCGAATAGAATAGACTCGTCTTTTTCTCTTGGTGTAAAAGCTAGACCTGAGTTGTTGATGGATGGAGCTTTAACAACAATGCCATTGCTTTTAGCTTTGTAGATGGATTGTGCTATTTTCCCATAGTTAATAGCTACAGCACTGCCCTCACGTTCATCTTCAACCTGTGCTTGAGTTGTAATTACGGCGGTGTTCCAGTAGACTTTTGGGAACTTATAATAAAGATTTAGCTCTTGTAGACATTCAGTAGAGTATTCATGTGAATGGCTAAAGTCAAAGGCGTAAGACTTGGACATTTCAATTTGGACATTCCACAAATAATCAAGGAAAGCTTTGCTACGACCACAACTTGCGCCCTTACGATATAAGCGTTCTTCCGTTTCTTTTAATGCTTCAGCATTTTTCTTACTTATTGCTTTTCTTGCCTTATCCGCCTCTTTCAATGTAAACCCACATACTCGTCTATCCATAAGCACAGACATTGTAGTAGCTTGTGCAATCATAAGCCCGCTATAAGATTTTAATAATTCTTTTAGTATAACCTGTTCATTTTCAGGAATACCAAAATCCGTCATATCCTTATACCATTCATTAATATCCTTGCGGTAACGAACATATTTATCCATAGGCTGTTCGCCTTCAGACACAGCAAGTCGCATAAGCCCGTTTGCAAGAGTAAGTTCGGTAAGGTTTTGTGCGCCTATCTTTCTCAAAGCTTCTTTCCCCGCTCTAGTATCATACTGGAAGGCATTAACCATCGTAGGTAATAAATCCCACATCTTTTTATCGTTTTGTTCAAGTACATCATAACGCAAGTAATGGTTATAAGTCTTTCTCAATGAACCTTGCCATTCAATCTTTTTATTATCTAACAATAGGTTAAGACAGCTACGGATACAGCACAGAGCGTCGATAGATAATAAATCCAGCTTGAGTTGGCCGCAGTATTCTCCGTGGTGAAGGTCATATTGACAAATTACTGCCCCGTTGTTTGACATCATCATCGGCCCTGTATCAACAAAATCGCTTTTAAGCACATCCAAAGCTCCCGCATGAACACCGGACGAAATAATCAAGCCCTCAAAAGCCAAAGCCGTATCAAGCAAACCCGGATATTTATTTAGTTCGTTAGCAAAATTGGGAACTTTGGAATGACCTTTCTTTTCATTGCCATACAAACAATCGTTCAAAGAATAAATAGCACCACGCTTAACAGGAACTAAAGAGCGTAGATATCCAGCTACATCCATAGAAATGCCCATACCACGGCAAGCCCGTTCAATAGCTGTTCTGGCAGATAGTTTGCTCCATGTTACAACTTGGCATACACGGCGTTCACCAAAATAATTTTTAATAGCTTGAATAATTTTTTCTTTCTGAAAGCTCTCAATATCAATATCAATATCAAAAATACTATCAGACCGTGCCGTAGAACAAAAACGCCACCAAGGATAAAACTCAGTCAATTCTTCTCTTTGTGGGTCAATGCCTGTGATACCCAACAAAAAATTAGTAACATAGCATCCAGCTGAACCCCGTCCAATGCCTACAAGACTATCGCCTTCAGACCAGATTAAATCAATAACCTTTTGAACAACTGTAAAATAATCACACATACGCTGGTGGTCGAAAATATCACCAAGCCCTTTAACTTGTTCCATTTCGATATTGATTTGGCTTAAATATTTATCTAAGTCAATGTCGTGTGTAGCTTCGTGTTTGATTAACCCTTTTTCAACCTGATAATAATAGTATTGTTCATAAGGGTCAGCTGAATTGGCAAAATAATTAATATATTCATACTTAGGATAGTAATGTTTATATTTGTGAACAATATGAAATTGTGGCAAAGTAGGAAGAGCAGGAATTTGTGTGGTCTTTTTAAGAGTAAATGGTTGCACCCTATCGGCTATTTCATTTGTTGCTTGGAACATTGCGTCAATCTGTGTGTCATTGAAACAAACATGCAACGCTTCTCTTAATTCAGAAGGCGAAAACAAGTGTGCTGTCATATAAAAAGAATCAGCTTCTCTTGTATCGCCTCCATCTTTACTTGCAAGATAAGCTTTGTGAATCAGTCTGTCTTTAGCTTCAAGATAATGCGCATCCGTGGTTACAATGATTGGCACATTTAGTTCTTCATGAAGTTGCCACAGTGTTTTGTTTACAGCTATTTGTTCATCGTTGTTTTCAAGGCAAGGCTGACACTCGAGGAAGAAATTACCCTCGCCAAAAGTCTTAACACCCCAATCAATAAATTCCTTGGCTTTTTGTATGTCACCGTTAAGAATAAGATAAGGCAAATAGCCACCAAGGCAACTAGAAGAACCGACAATATGCCCTTGATTCTTTCCGATGATTTCCTCTATGTCACTATAAAATGTAGGTCTGCGCCTTAGACCACGATAAACATAACTCCTCAGCCAAGCCCTTGAAGAAAGCTCATATAACATATGAATACCCTCTTCATCGAGACAATTAAGTAAAAAGTGCCAATAATGTGGTCGTTTGTTTGGGTCGTTTTTTAGTTCATTTTCTTGTTCTGATAGCAAATAAATTTCGTTTGCAAAGATATGTTGAAAAGGTCGTTCAAGATTCATTTTATTGATAGCCTGTTCCATCTCAACGAACCCAGAACACCCTTCATGGTCACTAAGGCTCATGCCTCTTAGCCCATGTTCATAGCACCAATTCAAAGCGTCTTTGATATGAATAATAGAATCGGTAAAACCGAGTAGTGCAGAAGAATATTCGGAATGAACGTGCAACGATGTATAAGTATCAATCATTTTTATTTCACCTCTCTCAGTCTTTCCTTCGCAATCTTAAAATACCCTTCATCTAGCTCAATACCAATAAAATTTCTGTTAGTAT